ATATTAAATTTTTCCATTGTAGTTACATTCTGTTTCGTTACCAGTTTTACAATAAGCGGTAATCCTTCCGGAACAGCTGCAACAATAATAGTCAATGCAATTGAGAAATTAGTGGCAATCTTCTGGATATTTTCAAGAATACCTCCATTGAAATACTGCGACATACCACCTGCCTGCATAATTCCAGAAACTGTCATGATCACAAATGCTAATACTGCTGCAATTGTTCCCCATTTAGAAATAAAATCACACAAATTATCAAGAGCGATATCAAGTGCTGTTTTAGGTGCTTCAAGTGTCTGCATCTTTACAAGAGTATCACCATTTACTGTATTAACACCAACTTCCGTTACAATCATCTTACCTTCTCCAGACATTACAGTGGTGCCGGCAAATAAGCAGTTCTGATTTGTATATGCATCTGTTGATGTAGTTTTTACATGTTTATATCCATCAATCGGAGTCTTTTTGCATTCCTTTGATTCTCCATTAATAGCTGCATTGTTTACAGAAATTTTTCCTTCAACAATATATCCATCAGCGAAAATTTCCTGACCAGTTCTAATGATTACAATATCACCAACTACAAGATCATCTTTATTAATTGTCTGTAATTTTCCATCTCGAATTACATCACAGTATCTAAGAGATGTTTTTGCTTTTAATTCTGCCGCTGATTTCTGTACACCAAGACCTGTTTTAATTGCAATTCCTGTTACAATTGAAAGTACCACAAGAATCATAATTGGTTCAGAAATTTCTGCTACGCCAATAACTCCAAGAATTATCTGAAATACTGCAATCGCAATAAGAATCATTGTAATTGACTCTGTTAATGCTTCCTTTGCAAAATGATACCATTTCTTCATTTTAGGCTCGGGGAGCTTATTGCTCCCATATAAAGCCCTACTCTGAGAAACTTCTTTACTACTTAATCCGTTCATTTGTTTCTCTCCTTTATTTATCTTAAATGTTTCTGAAGTTCTTCTACAGACATATTTTCAAGTGCCTGATCCTGTTTCTTTTCAATAATAGCCATAATTTTCTGATTGTATTCTTTATTTTCTTTTTCGGTAAGTCTTGCAAGTGCTGCGTCCTGTTTGTATTTAACAATAAATTTCACAATAGCAATCTTATCTTCTACTTCTACATCTTCTGCAGATTTTACTTCAAGAAGACTTTCTTCTTCATTTGCCTTTTTCAGCTTGTTAAGCTGTTTGAATACAGAATCAAGTCCTGGAAGAGATAGATCCCAAAGATCTTCTACAGAAATCTGTCCCTTATAAGGAAATCTGTACTTATTCATAGCTGCCCTTTCAAATACGTTTGTTAATTCCATTTTTCTACTCCTTTTGATTAAATCATTATTTATTATTAAAGATTAAAATTTAATCTTCAATACCCTTTCAGTTGCACCTTTAACTTTAACAATCAGATCATTTCTCTTAGTTAGACTGAATCCAATACCAGAAAGCTGATCGTCTACATCTTTTACATGTGCCTTTGCACCAAGTGCTTCAAATACTTTTCTGTGCTGCTCTAGTTCCGGTTTAAGGAATTCATTGTAATATCCATTCGGCTCTTCCGGATTCACACAATCTTTAAGCATAAAGAACAAATGCTGATGTCCAATTCCCTTCTGCTCGTCCCAATAGTTTGGAGAATAGCATACAACAGATACAGGCATAAACTGGTTTGTTTTAACTTTCCATACCTCTTTACTTGTTATCACACTATTTCCATCGAGTTTATCAACAACCTTGAAGTTACCATTTTCATCCATAATAACTTCAGCAACATAAACGTTTCTACGTACCGGCTTATCATATTCATAAGAATGAACTTCACCATCTGCTTCAATCTCTGCTTTAAAGCCTTTAGATCCTCTTGAACAATACTGATTTACAAAGAATTTATATATACCAGGTTTCATTCTTGATTTTGTAGCATATGTAATGTTCTCTACTGCTACTCCATTTGATGCTTTACACTGTGAAAATGGTTCCATAATATCAATATCAAGCTGACCACCCATATCTGTCATTCTTGGTTTTTTATAAGTAGCATAATAAATTTCTGTTCCGTTTGGCTCAATACAATGTGCATCAAGATCTGAATTATCTCTTCCACCATCATTCCACTGAATAGAAAATCTAAGTACACCTGTTACAGATCCACCTGCAGCCTTTACATTTTCTCTAATATCAGAATCAGTAATATTACCTGTATAAGCCCAGGAGAATGAATTATTCCACTTGAACATTGATTTCGCTTCTTTATTTTCCGGAGCAATGAGTGATACCATGTTTTTCTCATGTTTGTTTTCTAAGAACACTTCGAGTTCTTTTGCTGTAGGAAGAACATTATTAATAAAGTCTCTTACACTAATTTCTTCTACCTTAGAGAACTTTTTCGGATTGATTGCAACATCTTTTTCCATCTCTCCAAATAGATCATCTGCACCAGAAATTCTCTTAGCAGCATCTTTATTAGAGAATAGAATATTATTTACTGTAATATCATCAAGGGTTGCAAATCTTCTCTGAAGAGAATCCATATAACCAAGTTCGGAAATTGTTTTCTTTGCATCCTCAAGCATCTTCTTAGTAAAGATTGCCTTTGGCCTCTTATAATTTGCAGGAGCTACAATCTGTTCGTATTTCTTTACTGCAGTATCAAGTTCCATTCCTTCAGACAGGTTAACAAGTAATGTTCCCATACTGTGATTTCTAATTCGACCAACTGTCATTCCAACGTCAATTGATTTTTCCCAGGTCCAAAGTTCTTTTTCTATATCTGTAAGTTTCTTATATTCTTTCTGATATTTCTTGAATTCCTGCAGAACTTCTTTCCATTCAGATCCTTTGTATAATGAATTCTGTCCAATCAATTCAAGAACTGTATCAACAGCTTCCGGATCAATTTCATCAATCGATCTTTTAAACACATTTCTTGTATCTCTAAATTTCCCTTTTTCTCCATCTAAAGTAGAACCATATCTTTCCTTATAAATACAAATTTCCGGAAGATCAATATAGAAATGATCATATTTATGCATTTCACCAGTTGGAAGCATTTCTCTGCTAATAGCGGTTCCAATTCTTTTTTCTTTTCTGAGATATACACCTTTAATTGCTTTCTCTCGAATATACTGATCGAGAGCTTTTGCTACTACAGAATAAACTTTATCATCAATATCCAATTCCCAGATTGTATGAAGTTTTCCATCTTTAATTACTACTGCATTACCAATATCACGAATAAAATGTTTACAACAGCTACAATCGTATTCTCTTCTCTTACGATAAATTTCATTTGTACCTTTCGGAAAAGAATCAAGATAAAGATTATTCATTTCCTCATAATCAAATTCAACTTCAAATACTCTTTTGACATCTTTTGTCATTTCTTCAAAATGATCTGTGATTGCTTTGTTAAATTCATTAAAATTCATTTTTAGCTCTCCTTTTTTGATTAAAACATTAATTATAATTAACTTTAATATTTTCTCTTTCTTTATTCTTTCCATTCTCAAATAAATTATTAAGAATTCTTGGTCTATATATTTTATCATCTACATTATCAATTTTATTTATAAGATGTCCTGATGATATTGATGTGCAGGTACTCGTTTTAAATATATTTATAACTTCCAGCTGTTTTTTTATTTCTCTCCTTTTATCACTAGCAACCTGTATCATTTTAGCAAGTTTATATCCCTCACATGCTGAAAATCTATGAAATTCTATATAATGAAGAATATCTGATATTTCAAGATCAACATTAGATAATTCAAGTTTCAACATTTCCTGCTGATCAAGTATAGATTTAAGTTTTGGTGCAAAAGAATTCAACTCATCTTTTATTTCTTGAAAATTAAATTCTTTTTTACATTCTACTTTTACTTCTGTTTTCTCTTGTAAATCAACACTGGTTTTATTTTCACTTAAAATTTTAGTTATATCTTCTGTTGTTAATAGATCAGGATTCGAAATATCTTTAACAACATGAATTTCAAAAGGACCATATTTTTGTATTACTTTAGGTAGCATCCTTATAATTTGACCTGGCCTAGTTGCATTCTGAAAAATCATCGCTTTGTCAAATTCATGTGTAATTGAAGATATATCTATATTTGTTGAACATAAAAATTTGGTATCTTTATGATTTGCAATGTAATATTGCTTTTTCTTCTTTTTCAATTTTTCAATTCCTTTTGATTAAAACTTTATTTGCATTTGATGATGTTACTATAGCACACATTTTTTCATATGTCAACATCTTTTTGATTAAAACATTATCTTAAATTAATATATTCTTCTTCGCTAATAATAGGGATACTTAATTCAGCAGCTTTTTTATTCTTACTGGATCCACTTGTCTTATCGTTTGTAATAAGATAATCTGTTGCCTTGGTTACTCCGGACACAACTTTACCTCCTTTTGCTTCAATATCAGCTACAAGAGCATCACGATTTGCAAATTTCTGTAATTTCCCTGTAATACAGAATTTCTTTCCTTCTAAAGATGTTGAAGTAGAAATGTTTTCTGTTTCTAAATTCATATCAGGAAATTTAAATAGTGATGCCATAGCACAAACATAATCATAATTTTCTTTAAAGTAGTTATGAATAGAATTATTTCTTTCTATACCTAATCCTTCAATGTGTGTAAAATCATAATTTTCTGCTGCATCCACTATGAATGTATTAATAGGTTTAAATAATTTCGCTTCTTTTGTTCTTATTTCTTCGTGTTTGGCAATATCCTTTGCAGCACGACTTCCGATCAGAGGAATATTCAATCCAACAATAAACTTTTCTAAAGTAGTATTTCGACTTTCTTCGATTGCTTTAAGGATATTATCTACTTTTTTAGACCCCATCTTTGGAAAATATGTAAGTTCTTTTCTCTTATCTTCCAGATGATACAAATCAATTGGAGAATGTACCATTCTTGTATGAATCATAAGAGATAATGTAGCTTCTGATAACCCTTTAATATCATGAGCCTTTTTCCCTACAAAAGCACATAATTCACCAAGTAACTTACCCTGGCACTGAGCATTCAAACACATTAATACTTCAGAATCATTTTCTTTAACAACTATAGTAGGTTCTCCACAATACGGACATTTCTGTGGAATACTTAATTTTGTACCGGTATTACTTCCCTTTGATAAATTCTCTTTAATTTGCGGTATTATCTGGTTGGCTTTATACACCATAATAGTATCTCCAACATGCATATTAAAGGATTTAAAAATACTTACATTATGAAGGCTCGCTCTGGACACTTCTGTTCCATCGATTTCTACCGGTTCAAACACTGCGGTTGGTGTAAGCTGTCCACTTTTTCCAATGGTCCATTCAACATCCTGCAGTGTAGTTTCGTATTCCTCATCATAAAATTTAAATGCAAATGAATGCCTTGGAAATTTATCAGTCACACCAAGAGATAAACCATAATCAATATCTTCATAAGTGATTACCATGCCATCGATAGGATAAGCTAATTGATTTGCATAATTCTGTAAAGCATTAATATGCTCTTTTACATCAGAACCTTTAATAACTATTGCACAAGGAACTATATCAAAACCAAGATTTCTTGCTCTTTGTAGTCTCTCAAAAAAACCATTCTCATCTTCCATGCCCACAGGAACTTTCCATAAGATAAATTTTAAATGTCTTCCTTTTGCAATTTCACTATTAAGCTGCCTTACAGATCCTGCAGCAAGATTTCGTGGATTCTTATATTTTTTATCCGGATCTTTGATTGTATTATTAATACTGTCAAAATCATTATATGTAATGATTGCTTCGCCTTCAACTTCAAGATGACCTGGATAATTAATATGTAATGGCACATTCTCAAATACTTTTACATTATGAGTAACAAGTTCTCCAACTGTAGCATTGCCTCTTGTTTCGGCTCGTACTAATTCTCCATTTTCATATGTAATTGCAATAGTTAATCCGTCCATCTTATTCATCAGCACACATTCATGATTTCCAATAAATTTAATTAATTCATTAACATCTTTAGTCTTATCCAAAGACATCATAAGATGACTATGCTTTACCTTTTGCAACTCACTTTTAACTTCATATCCAACATGCTGCGTTGGAGAATTACTTAATACTATTCCTGTTTCCTTTTCCAAGTCTAATAATTCATCATATAATTTATCAAACTCCTTATCTGAGATTAAACTTTCATTTGCATTGTAATATGCATCACAATACATGTTTAACATTCTTACTAATTCTTTAATTCTTATAGTCTTATTCATTTCTTTCTCCTTATTGATTAATTCATCACAGAATACCCAATGATACCACTAAATTATCAAACACAATATCAACTATTTCATTATCCAGCTCTTTATATGTATTAATACTTGCATTATTTAAATTTAACGAGCATTCTGTATAATCGGTGCTTATTTGTAATAAATTTCCGTTAATGATTTCAATTTCATCTGCATTTAAAATCATATGACTATTAAAATCATCATTCAAAGAAACTGATAGAGACATCTTTGTTTCTCCTTCAATTGCTTCCTCAAGAATTTTTTCAATTTTCTTTACACTTCCCATTTTATTCTCTCCTTTTGATTAAAACATTATATATATTTTAAACATATGGTGATCAAAAACAATCACCATATGTTTTTATAAATCTCTTGACAATAATTTTAGAACACATAAACTGATTTTCTATTCTTGCTATCCGTTCTGTCCTATCCGCACTTTTAGGAGAAGAAAAATACTCTTCTAAATCATCAATGCCTAATCTTTCCATATCGTCTTTAATAAACTGAATTTTTCCAGATTCAATTATATTCTTTATAGATAAATTTGGATCTACATCACGTAAATTATATGCAACACTTCTGTAAGCATTAGTAGAAAACCTTTCTATATCATTAGTATTTGATATACTTTTAATTATAGTTCCATTGTTATAAAGAGTATAATGTCTTAAACATCCGTTTACTTCCTTAAAATACTCATCTGCTTCAGAAGCGGAATATGCATAATTTATTAGCTCATTTGACACTTTTACTATACGTCCACTATAAAGCTTCATTGTATGATCTTTATAATCAATAGAATCTAATCCAGTTAATGCTATATCACAAAAATTAGGACCTCTTCCGAACTCAAATACACCTAAAATCATAAACTGATCTCTTGGATTTTGTAGTTCATTAACAATATCAAGTATGTCTTTGCGTGAAAGAATTTTAAGTTGTAATAATGCTTTATTTATGCATTCTTCAAGATTATATCTAGTCATTAATCCTGGAACATTCTGATTAATCTTTACTAAACCTTCTGATATAGCCCATTTAGTATATTGATTTAGCATTACATTTATAGTAGAAAGTGTATTAATATTTCTAAAATTTAACATTTTATACATATAAATTATTTCTTCAAATGTAAAATCATAGACATCCTTATTTAGCTTGATTTCAAAATTTTCAGTTTTGACAAATAGCCACGACTCATACATATTAACAGAACCGGATTCATTTTTTTCAAGGAATTTTAAATATCTTGACTTTTGCTGTTCGTTATACATATTTTAACTCCTTTCCATAGCCTTTTTTATAATTATATTTTGCGACCTTACTGTCATTCTTCCATAAAACATTGTTCTGTTAAAATCGTCTACATGATCTAATACATATTTTATTGTATCAACCATATCAGATTTATCTTTACCAGAATAATATTTAAATAATGTAATTATTATACAAATATCAGCATTTGTATATTTTCTTTTTAAAAATGACAAATCTGTTTCTGTTAATAAATTAAAATCTTCAATAAGCTCTTTAGTTACATTGATTACCTTGATTCTTTCATCTTTTTTATTACAATTGCTAATATATATAGCTTTAATAACATCCGCTAAAACACCAAAGTTAATCAGTCCATCATTACGGGATATCATTCCTCTGATATTTGAATCACTATTTGTATTGAGCCTATTAACTACTGTGTTCTGAGGCGAAGCATTATTATAAGAATCAGAATCCGTTTTTTTCATCTTAGTCTTCTGATCTTCCTGGAAAATAAATCTCTGTGCTTTATCAATATCAAAATTTGTAATTCGTAATTCCATTGGATAATCAAAATCAGAATCCTCAAGTTTCTCTTGGGCCATTGCCAAATATCTATGGTATCCGTCAATAATATCAAAAGCACTGATATCATTGATTACTAATTCATGATTTTTATTATCATAATAAAAATCTGCCTTTTCATCAGAAGGTGAAATATTTAATGTGATTGTATTTGGAATATATGTTCCTTCTTTAAAATCATCTTTAATAGCATTAACTGCATTTTTATTAACTTTAATTTGATAAAATGTATTTCCACGCCTAATTACTTTTTGCATAGTTCTCTGAGTATCAACATTATAGTTAATTAATGCAGCCATTCTCAATTTATTGATCATATCAGTATTAATTTTTCCAACCCATTGATCATCTTCAATTTGGCACATATCAAATGTTATTGGAAACTCAATAAGTTTTTCTTTTGAGAATTTTGTAACACTAAAGTTATCTATTTCTCTTTTCGTAAACCATTTTGGAAGTTTATCCATAGATGACATATACGTTTGTAAAGAATCAACCATAACATAAAGCTCAAATTCTGTTGCATGATCTAAAGAGAGTCTTCCAGAATAATAATCAGAAAAATCTTCACCTCTCATATTATATTTATTTTCAGCATATTTAATTAAAACCACAGGATTAACATTAGAAACAATGAGCTTATTAAATTCTCTTCTTAAATATTTCTCAACTATTGATCTTTCTACCAACATTTTAAATGTCACCTCTTTCTTATGATGGATTAATTATATACGTAATATTTTTAAAAGTCAAGAGAAATAACTATTTGATTAATTCATCAGCTTAATTTGATAAAAATAAATTATTAATTAATTGTCTTGATTTTTCTTCCATATTATTTTTTTCTCCTCTAATGTACAATGCTGTTGTTTCTGGATTAGAATGATTCATACATTGTTGCGTAAAATAAATATCTCTTGTTTTTTTATAAATATAAGTTCCATAAGTTGCTCTTAATTTATGCGGTGTTATTTTCTTTCCATGAATATCACAACTATATTTAATTACAATATTTGAAATTGCATGAGAGCTAATTCGTGTTTTTCTATTTGAAATAAATAATGCATCTAATTCCCTACCATCTAATAATTCCTCTCTTCTTTTTATCCATTGATTAATCCACGATAACGTATTATCTGATAACATTTTTTTATAAACTTTTTGCTCTTTATCAGTTACTATTAAACTTTTTTCATAAAAATCAATATCTTTTATATCTAATTTATATAATGCTGAGGCTCTAATTCCAGTATTTATAAATATCAATATAATAGACATGTCTCTTTCTAACCAATTAGGATCTGCTAATTTTTGTATTGTATTTAAATATATATTTACTTCTTTTTCATTTAAATATCCATTTTCTCTTTTTACAATTGTTTCTTGGGACTCAATATTTTTAGGTCTTTTTATTGTATTCATAATCGAATTTTGTATTTTAAATGTTGCTACTAAATAATTTTCAAAACTTTTTAATGCCTGATAAATATCAATTTTATATGATGATGAATATCTTTTTCCATTATTTGATACAGCATTAAACTTAGCTATATAATTTATAAAATCATTTCCATTCAATAATTCTACTGGTTTGCCGGTAACGTCAATAAACTTTTTTACATATGTTAAATAACTATATATAGTAGATAGCGAAGAACTACTTGACATAAAGTAATAATATCCTTGCAAATCTGAATTATTATTGATAATACCGTTTATTTTATTTTGATATATAACATCATAATCTTGAAGTCCAGTCATATTATTCTATCCCTTCTAAAATTTCTCTAGCGTTTTCTAACGTATCTTTAGCATCTGTAACTAATTCTGTGGATTCACTTAAAGCATCTATAGCAGCTTCAGATCTTTCTCCATTTGGCGAATATTGTAGTCCTTCAGGCATATTATCAAAAGCATCTTCTTCGTCTGACAATACATTTTCAATCTCATCATTAATTTCATCAATTTTATTAATAATACCTTTAATTTTTAATAATCTCTTTTTATTCATTGTATAACTCCTCACTATGATTTTCTTGCAAATAAATTATAAATGCTTGCTCCCGTTTCTTTAAAATTTCTGCATCCATATTCATTTTTTCGTTATTTATATAACACATAACAGCATATGCTATCCAAAGTCCAATAACATATAAAAAACTTACTATCATCGAGCCACCAGAAAATAAAAAGAAAATTGGCGTTAATACAATAAACCATAATATACTATTTTCATTTTCTCTACTATGAAATAAATAATAATGATAAGACCCTGGTTTTATTTGATTTTTAAATTCTTCATAATATTTTTCTTTAAGCTTTATCATTTTTTGATAATTAATTTCACTCATCTTCTTCATATTCCTCACGCACTAATTAATTCACCATCAAGTGTCTTATAAAACTGTTTATTATTAAATTCCTTAAATTTCTGTGTTTTTTTACATTTCGGACAATATAAATCTTTAATATGTCCTTTTTCTCTTCTATGTCCATGCCATCTCGGAATCGGCATTTCCGTACCGCACTCCGGGCAAACAAACGTTGAAATATTATACCAATCTCTTCTTCCTGCCATTGATTAATTCTCCTTTCATTAATCTTCTAAATCATAAATTGTATTTTTCCATTTTACATCATTAACCTTTAAAAGGTCATATAATTCATCAAACACTTTATCAATAGGTATTTACAACATCTTCCGGCACCCAGATTCGTTCTATGGGTTCGTTCATATATTCGTTCATATTTTTCCTTTCGAAATGTCTGTTTTAACTTTTTCAATTCTAATAATTTCGTCAGATATTTTTTCGTACATTTATACCTCACTTTAAAATCAAAAATATTTCCAATTATTTCCAATATTTCGTGGAAATGAACTTCGTAACAATATTCAACGCATTTATTACTTCGACTGGTGTGCTTCTTAATTCCTTTTCAGAATCAAGAAATCCAAGAACTAATGCTGCTATCTGTTTTCTTATCCACTTCATTTTTATTTTCCTTTTTCAAAAATTAAATTCAATTTACAATCTCACAATATTATCCATAAATTTCTTCCATAGTATTCTCTTCTTATATAAGAAATATCATTTACACAAATTCTATCATAAACTCTCATCATTATCTCCAATTTAATTTATTGAAAACAATTTTTCAGTTACCTACATATTCTCAACACATTTCATAAATGTTTTAGTTTCCATATCAAATGGGTTACAATCATAATAGAAAAGACATTTTGTAAAATCTTCTGCACACTGTAATATAAGCGTATCAATATCTGTTGTATTAGAATCAAACAATTCAATATCTGCTTCAAATACTTTACAAATATGTTCTTTTTTATTTTCATCTTTTGTTATAACTAATTCCCAGAATTTTCCTTCTGGATAAGTATTTAAAATAAATCCTTTTTCTTTCAATAAATTACTATAATTCATATTCTCACCTACCTTGAAAACAATTTTTCATTTATTTATTCTTGTTCAATATCAACTGGATTTTCCAATTTTAAAAACTCTTTTCTATTTTCTGCTAATGCTACACTAGCAATAGAGTTTATTTTATTCTGGCAGAACGATTCGATTTCTCCCTTTGCCTCCATAACCGTTTTATCCATCTGTACATTAAACTGTTCTGCAATAAAATCCAAATTACATCCAAGATCCATGCTTAATTTTCTAAGCTTAGATATTATAGATTCTTTATCTGCCTTTGTTAGTGCTTTTTTCTGAGAAAATAAATCGGTTACATCTTGGATTAACTGCTGTGACTCATTCATTACATCTTCTGTTTTACTCTTGAATTCATCAGTAAACTGTTTCCTTTTACTGATAAAATCACATTCAGGAATTTTACCATCTTTTTCTGTATATCTAATAGTGCAAGGTATTCCGCTTCCTTGACCAAAAGATGTAATTGCTTCTGCAAACTGTGAATAACTCATCTCTATTTCTACAATAGGACTTTTACCATAAACCCAATCTCTATTTAATCCACGTTCTATATCAGCATGTTTTACTTCCATTGTAATTACATTACTATGTTCAATACTGCTTCCAAATAAACTTCTTCTACAACCGTTAGCTCTATTAAACATGATTGTTCCATACGCCGGATAGCTTGTTTTTGTTCCAAATTCTGTTTCTTCTACTTTATATTCATTTTCCATGTTTTGCACCTCCACAAAATGCTATATATAGCATATAATTTAATTCGTTGCACTATATTCTGTCATTTATAATCTTTTCCTTCAATAATCCATGCATCCATATTTTTCACCTCGAAAGTCAAATTTCATTGCTATGCCGCGTAAATTCCTTCTCCGACATTAAAGTTGTTCTTCATTATATTACGCAGCAAAACCATATTCTCTTAAATCAATTTCATGTTCTCTTGGAAGATAAGCAGATCCAACTTCATCACAAATCTCTTTCACTTCTACATCACTCAAAATCCTCAATACTTTCATCTCGCCAGCAATAATCCATTCTCCGGTCATTGTAGGATTTGTTTTATACCGATAAAATCCATTCATAGGAATATAATCAAGATCAGCTCTTACCGGATAAAATATATCATTCCAATAACCATTTTGTTTTGCCTCATCACAATAATCATGATCAATACAATATTCAACTTCAGCCCATACCGTATCCGGCCTCATAAAGCAAATCTTTCCATTTACCTTCTTTCCAATATGAGAAACATATGGAGCTATATCATTAATATGAAACCCAGGTCTAAATCTTAATGGTCCAAGTTTACTTTTAACCTTTCCATTCTCTGTCTTTTGTCCTTTTTTAGCTTTAAGCCATTCTCCAATAGGGATTTCTTCTGTTGCATAAACATAAAGTGGAAATAATTTACCTGGCTGTGATTTCAATATTCTAAATAATTTATATCCTTTTGCTGTTTTCATTATACAATACATCCTTTCTGATTGCAATACAATGTATTTGATTAAATCATTATTTAAGACGCTCGTTTATATACTTTACTTTGTTTTTCTTATAACATTTTCCACAACTTAAGCAGCTCTTAGCCCCACAATTAATCTCTATATCATTTTTCTTAATAAAATTTTTCTCAAATACTGTAAAAATCTTATCAACAAAAGGATATAAAATAAAAATATTATCATTTCGATCATTTAAAAAAGGAATACTATAAATGATCTGCAAGTTTTTGGGTTTGGAATTTCCATCATTAATTGCAGCTTCAATCAACCATAAATTTTTACTCCATAATCCAAATTTGACATCCGGATTCTTTTTACATAAATTAAAATAATTAATTACTTGTGTTGTATTATTTAAATCTCCAAATGCTTCAAGTCTAAAATATAACGCATTAATAATTGGCAAATTTTCTTTTGAGATAACCTGTTCTGTAAGAATCTTCGTATTCTTGATCAAACACTTTTCAAGATTTTTATATATTTTCATTTGTCTCTGAGCATAACAATGAGAGCATACCGTTGATGTATTTTTTGATCTGCTTTTACAATGTTCATTACATGTGCAGCTAGTTGATAAGCTCTGCATACCTTTCATCTTTCCCTGGTGATTTAATGTAAAATGTAATCCTGTAATTTTCTCACAATCTTTAATTGAAACTACTACGTCTCTTTCCATCATGTTATCAAACTCCTTTTCTGTAATAAAAAAAAGACCAGTACTAAATAGTACTGATCTTCTAAAATCAACTTATTTCTTGTCTTTCCATCCAGACATTATCTTTTGAATATTGCCCTGATAGATCATAATCTTTACACTAAATATTCCAGCTGATACAACTGCAAGACTTCGATCATCTTTAATAAACGAGTTTTTATAATCATATCTTGGAACCGTTTTTATGTAATATAAATATTTCTCTTCAACATAACTTATTGCATCATCTTGACTTTCCAAAGACACGATTTCCTTTACTCTATTACTTTTGGTTATTACCACGAATGTTGTCTTTTTTCTCATGCTGCATTCCTCCCGATTTCGAACATGTGTTTGCTTAAATTAATATTGTTATACCATATTACAAAAACATTTTCAATATAAAAAATCGAACATATTTTCGTTTTTTGATATATTAATATTATACACCTTTCTACATATTGGAATAACAGGTAAATTTTGGTAATTATTTGTCAAATATTTCCATTTTGTATATTTCGTGTATATTTCTATAAATGTTTCATATAATGCAGGTTCTGGAGATGACATATTGGAGGTGATGCACCTCCTAGATGTCATCATACATAACCTGCATTATTGAATTTAATACACCTCATGGAAATTACAGTATACATCTGTTTTGTATAATTATACATGCTTATTCATTTGAATAAATTTCTCTCATTCTTCCATTAAAATCAAAATGATTTTCTTCAATCATTCTTTTCATTTCAGCAAACATTCTATATCCATATCCATCATGAAAAACATTTAACGCTTTAAGATATTTAACTGCTTTCATTCCTGTATAAACTTCTCCGGTAGTATTATCAGTAATAAAACAATTATGAAATTTAACCATATTCATCATGGTATAATAAGCTCCTGCCCCTTTATAAGCATCAATCCATTTTGCACATTTATTTGTATTGTAAGGAAGTGTATATCTATTTACAAAAATCCTTACAAAATTTCTTAACAAGTTACTAAGTGCTTCATAAGAAGTACAATATTGAATACCTATAATACTGTTTAGAATAGGGATATATAATTTATCATTTAAATCATCAATAAAAATATTATTTCCACTAATTCTTACATACGGTTTGCCTTCGCATTTCTTTTCTGGAAGACTATCTACTACTTTCTTTAACTTTTCATAATAATCATTACATAAAGCAATAACCACATCTTTATTAAAGAAGCTTAATCTGTCTTTAAACTCTTCTGGATCTTCCCTCTGTAAATGCCCAAGAACATTCAGTTCATCAATCAGCATATTAAACTGATACTTATAATCATATCTACGTTTCAAACATTCATTATATCCAAGTGAAGAATTAAGCATTCTAAACATCTGTGCCATTACCCATCTTCTATGTAATTTAGAATTTCTTACATAACCATTCTCAATCTGACTTATAATACTATTATACTGTTCAAGTTCAGAATCAATTTTCTTTTTAGTTGTTTTTTCTTCTGTTTCTGTAGCAATTGCAGGATTACCATTTTCATCAATAACTAATGAAATCACTGATCCTGGTTTAAGTCCTTCTGGAAGATTGATACTAAAATATTTCTTTGTGTCAATTCCTGCTGCCTGCATTGTTGCTACTCTGTTTTCTCTTGTGTTTTTCATCATTGTTTTATTCTCCTTTGCATTAAATGTTTTATTTGTATTAGTTTCTTCGTTAATATATCTCCATGCAACCACATTTACATAATCACGCCATTCACGGGTACCATACTTGCCTTTGACCATCATGTCCTGTCTAGTAGTTCCGTCATTTAAAAGAATTTCTACTTTTTTATATAATTCTGGGCTATCAAAATAATTCCAGTTATTCATATTATTTATCTCTCCTTTATATTAAAATTCCGTATCAACAACAGTAAATATCCTTACCCATAAATCAATATACTGTTTACTCCATTTATAATTTTTACATAGAATTTCAGTCTGACCTGTAATCACATATCCAACTTGTTTTGATCCATCTATAGTATCAACATACATTTTTTGTTTAGTTTTTAATGCATTATCAGATATATTAATAATACCTTCTTTATATACAAATTCTTTATATTTCAATAACGCTTCGTTAATAGAAGTTGTTTTGATTTGAAATTCCGGAATTACATCTGGATCAATATACCATTTCTTATTATTGTATTTCTTCATGGTAGTTATAGTTTTAAATATATAATTCTTCATTTCGTTTTGCATATTTAATTCATCACCTCAATCCATTCTCTTAAAATCACAAGATCCTTATCTTTTCCCTGATAAAACCATTTGCCCATTTTCTTTTCATCCCAAGTAAGATAACCGGCCAATGAAGCACAAAGAATAAATCCTTCAAGTTTTGCTTTTGCAACATTTCTGTCTTCACCGTTAACTAATTCTTCATCAGTCATTTCATCTGGAGATAAAGCTTTAAAATAATTTCTCTGTTTATATCGTTCACTCTTCTCTGTTGGAGTTGAATATTTGTAATTATGGTAAAGCTCTTCAATAATGTCCAAACAGAATTTCGTTTTGTCTTCTTCATCACAAATTCCATTAATATGAATCAGATCAGCATCAGGAAACCAATCTCCATTCTCAATACATTTTTCATTTGAAAGTAACTGCATTGATTTTGTCTTTAAATCAATCCTAAACGCATGTCCTCTTTCTACCCAATCCATAAGGTTATCATAATAAGTCATCATTTCTTCTCTTTCAATCATTTCATCTATCTCCTTTGTAAAATTATATATTAGCTCAGTAATCTTGGAATATTTCTTAAACTGTTTCATATCAGAGGCGTATGGAAAGCGGGCAGCCAGGAAGATAATCCGGGCAGCCTCGCTGATCTATCGCCTTCTATTGAATTTAATTACCTTGTTAATAAATGTTATTCTACATATTTTTTTTAGATAAACTCATATATCCGGTATATTTCTATAAAAGTCTCATATGGTGGAGATCCATTCCTGGATCTTTCTGAAGATATTATCTTCAGTTCAGATCCAGTGAACGGATCTAGCATTGAACAAAATATATCTCATTTATCTTCCGTTATACTCCGGTTCTAATACACTCAATCAATTCTACACATTTCTTTAACAGTTTCATATGAAGCTGCTGTACCAGCAGTAAGCCTGGTGATAAACCAGGCTCTCTGCTGGTATTAAAGCAGCTTAATTAAAGTTCATTGATATTGTATATTTCATGTGTGTTCATGCATATTATTTAATTGTGGTTTGATTAAAACATTAATTATAACTAATAAACAATTTCCATCACACTAGGATAATCTTCTCTATAGTTATCATCTTCTTCTGGTTTCCATACCACAAGATCTGACAAATTATAATCAGTTGCAAAGTCATTATACATATCCCAAACTTTATCAACCGCTTCTGTTGATGATTTTGCAATTACAAAACCCACTGTTTTGGTTCCTTCAAAACCATCAAATCCATATAACCAAATATTTTCAGGCATTACATCTCTTTCCTTTCTTTTATAATCATAATCAATGCAGTTCCATACATAAATACAAACCATCCAATTACTATCTTAAATGCCATTTTATCATTCCTTTGCTTAATTCATCATTATCCTACAATTACTCTTGAGATCTTATCGTCAATCCAATCTTTTTCTCTGTTAGCATCATATATACGACCGATCCACTCATGTTTAATTCTCTTTTCTCTTAATAAATCTTCAAATTCATCTTCAATTTTATCTGTACTTGTTGCATGAATTGTTTTGGCAAGATTTTCTACTTCTATTTGTTTTATCAATGGAATCATAAATACTGAAGCTGGCTCATCACAATCTATATTGTCCAAGATAATCAATGTGAGTAGTCCTTCGTTAAAATTTGCGTGTTCAATATCTTCAAGATCTTTAAGTAACAATCCAAGCTTTTCTTTTTTCCATTCAGCATCTTTAACTAATAGGCTGATGCTGCTTGGGACTCCATGCTCACCTCTTGATTTAATCCAAATTTCTGCTTCTTCATCAACATCAAAATCTTCGGCATACTTTCTGAATGAATTTATAAATTCATTGTCACTTCCATTAAACCAGATTGTTACATGCCAATCTTCTCCTGCAGGCGTGTCTTGATAAAGTTCAATATAAAATCCATTATCCTGTTCCACAACTGCACTACAACAAAATCCATTGTTTTCAATGGCTTCTATAATTTTTTCATTTAACTTCATAATTAAGCTCCCTTCTTAATAATTTCAAATTCATCTGGTATATGATTGAGTGGATAATATGTATTAGATTCTGCACAATACCACCAGGCTCTCCTGAATTGATACATTGGTGACATTTTTTGTAATATTACGTACTCACCATTATATTTTTTGACCTTAATAATACTTCCAACCGGCAACGTTCCTTTTGTTAATTTTTCTTTTTTCTTCTGAAGATTTTCTCTACACTTGTTTCTCCAATTTATTGCATATTCATTATCCGTTTCTGTTAGCAAATCAAGAATTCCTTTTGGACAATCATAACAATATGGTCCAACCGATTCATCCATCTCTTTATATGAAAAATTAAAATAATCTTTCATATTTATAGATGTTAATACAACTACAGCGAATACATTCTTAACGACACCTTTCTCTTTTTCTTCAATTGCTGCATAATATGTAGAACCAACCATTCTTGATTTCAATACATTTAACTCTGGATATTTTTTACATTCTGCCTGAGTCCAAAGCTTATCAATTTTTTTTTCCGATCAACAGTTCCGTTTTTGTAGAATTCTGCATGATAAGAAGTCCAGCCCATAATTACACCTCAATTCTCATTTAATACTTCCAGAAGCAAGAATCATTGCAAGCCGTTCTTTCGCTTCTTCTTTGGTTCCTCTCATAATTCCTAATGTCATATGACACTTTTCATTTTCCCTAGATGTTAAACATAATTTCCATTGACATGTACCATCTTGAAAATATTTAATTGCTAAAATATACGCATAAAACAACTTAGGATTTATTATCGCTGGATAAAACGAATAATATGCAGCTCCGGGATTCTCACCTCTTGGTATATCTTCTAACAACTTTTTCTTTTCTTCGAAATACTGATTCATATCCGAATCCATCGTCGTGGCAAAATCTACAATATCCTCCGCTTCTCTTACTTCTATTTTCGGTACAATATACATAATCACATCTCCCTTACTAATGTCTCATACAACGGCCTGCTATAATTCAATGCATTCTGCATACACCGGATACTCTTATATCCTTCAATATCTTTTTCTGTTTTTATTTTATTTGCTTTTACGTTTTTTCCAGTTCCTCGAAGAATTGTATAATTTCCTTTATCGATCACACATCCAAGACCACCAATTTTCTTTTTCCCTGTTTCTGCAGCTCTAATACAATCCATAACAAATTCATTCAACGTATCAACATCTTTCTGTACATTGATGATTGGAAGTACTGATGTCGCCCAAGAATATTTTCCATCACCTTTATATAGATATCTGTTTACACTATTTATTGCTTTTGTCTTGGTTGTATTTCTCTTTTTAATGGTCCGAGATTCAATTTCCTTCTGAAAATCTTTCACTCTGCTTTTGGATAATGTAATCTGATCACCCTTGATCATAAATCCAAGGAATTTAAACCATCGATCTTTATCAAGAAATTCCACTTTCTTTGGATTTAATTTCATCTGCATTTTTTCAAGTTCTTCTTTAAGGATTTCCATTCCTTTTTCATATTCCCGAGAAATTAATAATATATCATCAGAATATCTTATATATGTTCCTCTTGTTCCCCATGTAGAACATAATGTATCTAATCGTTCATCAATATGATATAGAACACGATCTGCAAGCCATGAACCAATTGCACAACCCTGTTTAAGACTCTGATAATGTTCAATAAGATTTCCATCCGGATCAAAACATAAATCACAATGATAATATTTTCGCAACACATTAATAATCTTTGATTTTCCAAATTTATTTTCAATCCGATCAAACTCTTTATCAATAAATTCAATTGGAACTGAATCAAAATATTTACTTAGATCTGCCTTGAATCCAATATCTTGTCTGTCAGTACTTTCGATCCATCTTACAACTTCCTGAACAACCTTACCACATCCTATTCCTTTCTGATAACTCTTGCAGGCCGGATGAATAGAGTCATGATCAAGTTCAAATAACATATCATTTACAATTGATAAGAAGATCCGGTCCATTCCTTCATTAACATAAACAGTTCTGAATTCTCCATTCCCTTTTGGAATCAATGCTTGATGAGGAGGAGCTATTTCGTAATTATCAGTAATGATCGCATTTAATAATGCTAATCTGTATTCCGGACTACATAATCTTCTTAACTCAGATTTGTTAATTCCTTTGATAACTCCTGTTTCAATTGCTGCTTCCCATCGTTTTGTTTCAAAGAACTTCTCTAACAAGTAATCTTTCATTTAATCACCTCAATGTGTTTGATACCATTTTCCATCTGCTACAACAAATTCGTCCCATCCATCATCACAATTAATATATAATTTTGATCTATCTTCCAGATATGGAGAAATCTCTTTAAACATTTCAATCATTAGGCTTTCCCATCCGTAAGAAGCTTCAAATCCAGAAGAATACTTTGTAAATCCATTTTCTACAGTCTCAACCTCAAAATCACCTTGATGTTCACAAAGAAATATTTTGATTAAATCATCAAAATTATTTAAATTATAATTTTTGTGTTTTACATATGATTCTAATCCATAATTTACATTTTCTTCCTTAGCTCTGGATATTTTATCTTGTAGAGCTTTAATTGCTTTCGCTTTGTTATTTAATTTAACTTTTAATTTAACCCAATAACATGATCCCATAATATCACCTCAATATCCCATTTCAATTAATTCTTTATATGTATTTGCAGTAGCTACGACTTCACAATATGTAACAGAATCTTTTGGCACTTTACATTCTTTTGCAAACCATTCAAATAATTCATTTAACTCTTCCTGTCCATACTTTGTTAGAATATTATGTGTAACATCAAGCTGCGTTTCATCTTCTTTTCCATTATTTATAAATCCAATATTAACTGCTGAAAATTGTTTTATTTCGCTTACACTAATATGAAGCTTTCCTTGTTTAAATAATTCTTTTAATGTCATTCTTTATCATCTCCATCTTCAATTATTTGAACACTATATTCAATATCTAATTCCGGAAATGCTTTATATGATCTATGTCTGATTATCTCTAGCATAGTGTCATAAGCATCCTTTACCGAATCAGCTATAACAGACATTTTTCCGACATATTTATCTGAAATAAATATTTTAAAAACGTATTCTTTTGCATTGTCTGAAAGTTCCTTTACATCTTTTGGATCAAACTTAAGATATGTTTTCGGATTAAGATATGTAATGTTATCAGCAAAATCTCGATATTTATAAACAATAAAAACATCACCCATTCTCAAGTTATTTCTCGAAAAATCTCTAAGTAATCGAATTTTACCTTTTTCATTAAGTTTCACTCTTCCACCTCTCCAAATATTCCTTCATATTCTTCCACAGTTAAATGATCTTCGGCCCATTTCTTAGCTTCATCTTCTGTAATTGATTTTAATTCCCAGCCACCTATCATCGTGTTTCCTTCTTTGTGACTATAATTACTAGCCGCCCCACCTTCACAATATAAGAAAAACTCTCCAGTTTTCTTTTTATATAAAGTTTCTTCAGCATAATAAAAATCATTACGAAAATGTCCATTGTTCCAGTAACCGATTTCCTTTGCTGTATCTGTATCATATTTTTTACCATTAATAATTTTCTTCATGATATATATCACCTTCCTTAATCAAAAACTTCTTGTATTGCTGCCCAATTTGAAATAGCATGATCAATATCCTCATACCATTGTTCATCATCTGAGTCGCAAGTGGTTTTATATTCATAAACAGGAACACCGATTACTTCTTCGGACACATCAATTACTTTGCCTATTGGAGTAATCTTGTCTCCTTCATAAAATTCCACAATACCTGTAAGAAATTCTATAACTTCATCTTTACGATCCGGATTACACCAAACATAAACTTCATTACTTGAATCATTCTTAATCTTCCAGATAATGCTCTTATACTCCCTTGCATTATTGCAAAGTTTTAACCAAGCCATTGCGTATCCTTCAATTTTAGGTGCAGAAAAGTCTACTGTAATTACTGCTGCTGTTTTTCTTTCAAATGTTAATTCTTCTTTTAACATGATATTATCTCCTCTAACTTCTTCTCTATCGGATTAATAATATTTTATCCTCGTTTGGTTTTATACTTTGCGTATTTTGATTCTCCAATACAACCTTTGTATAATTTTCGCAAAGCAGAGCCAAGACCATTCTCCATGTCTTCGTCTACTTGTTTTGCTGTATCAGAAGCATTGCCTAAAATATCAGTTGCTTCAAACACATAGTCTCTTACCATGCTTAATTCTCTATCCGTAAAATAAATGTTTCTTCCCATTTTGTGCCTCCTTAAAATTAAATTTCATTTTTCATCTCCTCCAACTTCTTCTCAGCTTCTTCACGGGTGAGAAACCATGTCGTTCCAAAAGCAATATCATTAAGAACTTTTTCATTGTAAACGCCATATTCTTCACGACTTGTCGCGTACCAATGTCCAGCAGTAATCACAATAGTCCCAACATGCTGATGGCATATTTTATTGAGCTTCTCATAACCATTAATAATATTTAATCTGTAAACAGTTGGACTTGGAATGATATACACATCATCTCCAACCTTACACGGTAATCTCATAAGCAAGCCACATTCTTCTAAATCCTCATAATCAGCAAGTTTTTCAAGAGCTTTCTCTAATCCACATTTGCTACAATCATATTCAATATCGTCACAAATATTTTTGCAAAGTTTATCCCCACATTCCTTGATTAAAACTGTGTTCGCAATAGGATCTTTGTATCTTTCTGTTAATCTCTCCATCTATTTCACCTCTTAAAAAGACATATCTTCTAAATGCTCATAAATTTTATGTGGAATAAAACAAATTGTCATAAGTACAAATCTTAATATTGTTATTGGAATCTCTGCCAGTATACACAATATGCACCAAATACATGCCAACTTATTTCTTCTCCACCATTCCGCTGGTTTTCTTGAAACATTTCCGTCCGTATCTCTTAATGCTTCAAAGGCAATTTTGCTAATTTTTATCATCTACTTCATCTCTTCCTTCTGTAATTTCATCAATATCCATTTGCTTTATCCCCCATTAACATTTCGTATTCTTTAACTTGTTTGTCTGTAGCAATTTTTAATTTACTAAGCAAATATTCACCACACCAAGAATCTTTATATCCAGATACCATAACAATAAAATCATCTTCTTTGTCATCAACACATTGATAACATGATATACTTCCTAAGTTTCCTTTTAAATTATTCGGATTATTTAAATCAACACTTGTATCTGTAATTACAAATGTTCCAATATCTACTGGGAATGTTATAGTAAAACTCATATTTCACCTCCTATACGAAATCATGTGTTCACAACTCAGCTTTTTCATGATTTTCCTGTAATCTTATTAATACAAGCATTCCAACCTGCTTTTATGCTGTCCCAGTGATCTGTTTGAGCTACTTCGGTCATTTTCTCCGGTAATGGCTTCAATGGACACCAATCTTGTTTTTTAACCCCATATAAATCATCTCTAATTTGCCTAGCAGCACCGTCTTTGTCTATTGTAATAATGCAAAAGAAATAATCGCCACTGATCAAGCCAAAAGGGCATCTCATACATGTTCTTGGTGTATCCATCACTAATACTGATTTATTCATTCAACTCCACCGCCTTTCACGATCTGCATAACTGTCTGGTATAGTGCGGAATTTCTTCCGACCAGTTTTGTTATGTATGTGTCCAACTGCTCCACAACTGCTTCCACATCATAGGCGATCGGCTGCGCATCAATCATTTTAAACGCACTTTCTGCCGTAATTAAACTGTCTTTTCCTCCAACTTGCTTGTAAAATAACTCTTCATTCATTGCATCCGCATCAATTAAGCGCATCTACTTCACCTCTTTTAATTTTTCAATCGCCAATTTTAATGAATCCTTAATTTCGTCTGTCATTTTAATGTAATCTTTCTCATGAATTAACTTCTCAATATTTTCAATTGCTTTCTCTTCTGATGATAAAACCGTAGTTCTGCCTGATGCCACAATTTCGAGTAATTCGTCGATGTTTTCTTTCCAGTTATTCATATCACACAAACTAAGCTCACACTTACTGTTCCTTTTGCTTAATACACATTCTGTACATCTGCGCCCTCCGCAACTACGTATATCTACAAAACTCTTAAGAAATTCTCTTGCTGTCATTTCTTTTTCAATTTCTTTTTCAGGCTTAAGATACTTTTCAATATCTTTAAAATCTGTATTACTATTACTAGAGTAATCCCAACGCACTTTTTTATTATTTTTGAAATAAATTGAGAATGGATATTTTTTTACATCTCTAAACAATGAAGCATCTAATTCCTTTCCATCATTTCCCCATTTCCATCCATGTTTATTTGCATATTCAAACAAACAATCAAGTTCTTCATAATTATTTACCCTTACATATTTACCTTCTAAATCAAACATCTTCTACCTCAAATCCTTTCTCTTTAATCATTCTCATAAGATTCTTCAGACTCATAAAAGCTGGTGTATATTCATTTGTCTGTTCACAGAACCCGAACCACTTCTGGTCCGGAGTCTGCTGAATTTCCATTGTGTTTCCTTTATTATCAAATACCTTCATATTGATCGCCCATCAAATACAACTGTGTTATTAATAGTTCCATAGCAATAATCTCTTCTTAGGATTTCTTTTAACAAATCCCATCCGACAATTTCTACTTGATAGTTGTCTTTATTTTTCATCCCATCAACATTACCCATTTCTATGTTTGCTTTCATCGCTGCGTCAATAGCATCTTTTTTGTTATTTACATTACAAAGAAACTGAGTAAATGTTGGTCTAAATGTTACTAAATATAAACTTATTTCCATTTAAATCAACTCCCTCTGAGCAATCTGATAAGCTTTATCAATCAATGTATCTCCATTGACTACACTATAAAATCTATTTTCCTGACCAGTTTTTGTATTTCTCTTAGCTGGTTTATGTGTTGAGAAATCAGATACAGCATTTACAAACTTGAATAAGCTATTTTCTGTCTGCTGCAAATCTGGCGCATCCCAACAATTCATGAGAAGTTCTCTTTCCTCAGTAATTCTTCTCACCTTAACAGCCGTGTCTTTTACAGCATCGATTGGAAGAAGTTCCTTTGTAAAATCAAACATTTTATCTTTGCTGATTTTATGCATCTTCAATGTTTCAAATTCATCTTTAAGAGCACCAAGATATTTTTCTGAATTCATAATAGTTAATCTTGCATCTTCAAGCTTGCCACCAATATCTCCAGTATGAGTACAACTCCACTGTCTCTGTGCTTTTCTTAATGCTAAGTTAAGTGTGTTGCTACACCATACTCTGATCGGAGTCATTGCTACTCTTACAGATCCTTTTCCATCATGGCTGTTTGTAAATACCAGATACGGATCAATCTTTTCACCGGCAAGATCTCTTCCTTCAAGTCTAGCTAACATCCAAACTCTTTTACCTCCGTTAAGAGAACCAGCCGTTTCATATGTAACTCCTTCACCAAGAAGAGAATCAGTAAAAGCAAATGCTTCTTCATTCTGAACAATCTGATATCTTCCTGAAACCATACCAAGTACACTATCATCAATATCTCTTACGTTTGCCTTCCAGTTTGGAATTTCAATTCCTGTTGTCTTGTCAACTACAACTCTTGATACTACATTCCAATCAAGGCCAGCCAATTTAATTGCATCCTTTGATGTGACTGCTCCTTTAATTTCTTTTCCAAGTCCATCCCACGGATTTTTTCTTGTATCTCTTGCATCAAACATGGATTCTACATGTGTTACTGTACTTGTGCGTCTTTCTCCAGTTAAATTTGTCATCATAATATCAATCTCCTTTATAATAAATCTTTGATTTAAAATTCAATTGTTGCATCTTCTGCGATATAGCAGCATGTATAACCTTCTGTTTTTAAATGTTCACATGCTGTACTGATAATGCTATCAGTATCCCATTCTCCTTTATTATCTTTTTTATATTTTTCAATAACATTTGATGTTCTTCGAATAACCCCATTTGTTATTTCATGTTTACCTTTAATTTGAATCATTATTTCTATGTTTGTGCCGCAACCATCAACATCTGTATCTATAAATTTTATAATCTGTTTCATAATATCAATCTCCTTTTGTTTAATTTATTATTTACTCTTCTTTTGTTACTTTGTATCCTCTGTTCTCAAGTTCTTTGATTAAATCATCATCATTAGAATCCATAATGGCTACTTCCGTTTTATCTAAATCAATTAAATCTCCGTCACTTACAATATATCTGCCTTCGTAATCACCATAATAATTAACGCTTACATTGATATAAATATCCAATGCAGTAAATGCATCTACTACTTTTCTTAATTTCTCTTCAATATCTCCATCTTCGTTAATTTCTACGGTAGCTTGTATTTCATCAACTAAAATATTATCATCTACAAACTCAAAACCTACTACATCTAAAATGGTTACAAGTAAACTCTTTGCATTTGGCGGCACTATAATACTCCCATGATTAATTATCTGCATATTAATCCCATCCTTCCCATTCTCTAACCTGCTCTCTTATTTCCTCATCTGTCATCCAGGATCCACAGCTGCCACAAATCCTTATAGTTTTTTGGACCCTCTTACCATTTCTTTTTCCATGATATGTTACTTTTACATTTGGATTGGTTATGTCTGATTTATCACATATATAGCAATGTGTCATATTATTTAACTTCTTTCTATCTTGACATTCTCTTCGCCTAACTGTTTTCTTGTTGTAAATTGTTTGCCTTCAACGTAACCGGTATTAAATATTGATTCATCAACATCTTTTTTACACTTTGTATTAACCGTTTCTGTGATATTATCAATGAAATCACTTACTTCTTTAGGGCATTTTAATATTAATCCCCAATCTCTTTCATTTTCTTGATTCTGTTTAATGAATGCTTCATTAAGCCCTTTCACAAAACCACAGCCATAACTATCTGATATAAGTGTTTTTTCTTTTGTTGATGATTTATAATACTTTCTTTTCTCTTTCTCAATTCCAGATCTAGCACACTCCAATGCATATCTGAATACATCAGTACAAATGTCTACATCTTCTGAAAGACCAGAGAAATTTACATATCTTGTTCGCTTTTTCATCTCAAAGAAAGTTTTACAACAATAGTTCTCAGAAACAACCTGAGCAAGATATTGAACCCAAGGATCTCTTCTCATGCTAAATGACAATCCTTGAATGCTCATGGTTTTAATCACTTGCTTCTCTTCTTTCTTTTGAAACTCTCTCTCATCAAGCTTGTTCTTAGCAATCAATTCCCTTGCTTTCATTAATGCTGCATAAGCTTCATGCTCATTTGATGATTTTGATAATGCTAAGAGCTTCTGGATCTTCTCTCTGATATCTACTGCCATATGATCACCTCAATATTTATATTTTAAAAAGTCAAATGATCTTTTATCAATTACATTATCATTTTCGTCTACTTTTAGAAAAAGAATATATAATGTTTCTTTTGGTTCAAACCTTGTACAAATCCACTCACTGTGTCTACACAGCTCCATAATCTGACTCAATTCATTAGGTGTAATATCATAAAGTTCGTTCCACATTCTTATCCCTCCACAAATTCATATATGCTAAGATCTTCTCCTTCAGGTAATCTTGCTTCATATTCTGTTTCACAATAATCATTAAATACATCACAATCCAATCCTTTATCTTCTGCATATCTTATAGCATCTTCCTGTGATTCAGCTTCTACCAAATATGTATGCGTATAAGTTTCTGTTACAGTTACAAGTACCTTCATCTCACTCACCTCACAAATATGCTTGTTCTTTAAAAGAACAGTATGTTTTTTCGCTTATTACAAGAAAGTCTGCTAGTTCAATACCTAACATTTTTCCGGCTTTATGTATTCTATAACAACAATCACGGTCCATTTGTGAAGGAGAACAATCTCCGCTTGGATGATTATGTGCTAATATAATCGAAGCTGCCCCAGATAACAAAGCTTTCATAAAAATTTCTCTTGGACTTAGAATTGACCGATTAATACATCCATGTGATACTTCGAATATTCCAATAACATTACACTTTGTATCCATTGAAACCATGTACACATATTCTTCCGATCTTAGTCCAAGACTAAAATATGTATTAAACATGCTAAATACTTTTTTTGGAGTATTTACAATAACCTTTTCATCACAAATTTCTGTTTTTGTTATATAAGGGATCCTATCTTCTTTTATATAACTCTCCAACTTCCACATTCTCACTCACTCCTTTACCTAGATTACTAGCTTAAATCTAACTCTTACGCTCTCAAATCCATCGCAAGTGCATATGCCTTGTCATAATCCACTATGTCAAAGTGACCATGATTTAAGCACTGCGTGCTTTCATTCCAGCTGCTCCATACGACCCATGGACCACCACCATATGCTTTTTTAATTTCTGAATATTCTCTATGTTTTGCAATCACAATGAAGAGATAGTCGTTAAATGGACTTTTGTCTGGAATAATTTCCTGTACATCATACGGCATATTATTCTTTTCAAAATATTTCTTTACGTTTTCATAAATTCTTAATGATACTGTTGTATTTTTCATAATTATTTTCCATCCGTTTGATTAAATCATTATTATTCAACACTATAAAACTGAATCGGAATTACTTCTATAAATTCATCATAAATAAACAAAAGTAAATCCGGAATCACTTTACTTATATCATTGTTATATACATCTGCATTCAAAATATCCATCTGGCCTCCATCAGTTTCTTCAAGAGTTAATTCTTCATCTCCAGCCTCAAATGGATCTTCCAAATCGAACTGAGTATAATAAATGTAATCCTCGCATCCTTCTTCAAGATCATATGCATTGGTTCCGTCACCAAAATGCATTGAAAGAAATTCTTTATACTTTGGAATCCATAAAAGTAAACCCCCATAACTATCTTTCGGAACATTAAAATGTTTAAAGTTTCTTTTCATCATCTGATCAAATTCTGCTCTTGTCATGTTAACCTACCTTTCTGGTAAATTTGCTATCTGCCTTGCAACCTTAGCAGCTTTATCGTAACAATGATTTTCTGTTAATCTCTGTGCATAAGACCATAATCCATATTTTTTATTAGATTCAAACAAAGATAAATCTTCAATTGGAATATCGTAATTGCCTTGCTCACAAAAGAAGTCATCTGTATCAGCCTCCGTACCCCAAACCAATGGACAATTAATACAATAATTAGTATAACCATCACCATCATTTTCTTGCACAGCATACTGGCAACAAAAACAATAGTGTCTAATATTATTATTTGGAAAGTTTTCTTCCATATATTCCCTTTTATACATATAGACATCATAACCAGGATGATGTTCCTCTAATCTATCTGCGATCCAGTTCCACATCTTACGATGTTCTGCAATCGCCTGCTTTTTTGTTAAATTATTGATATCCATAATCAACTTCCTTTCTTTCCCTCAGCCAGTTCAAAAATCTCATTCCAGTCAGAATAGTTTTTCAATTTTCTTGCGGAAATCAGTAATTTGTACTTATTTTCAATCTCTTCTTGCGATCCGTATCCATTATTACTAGGACAACTACCAATTTCGTACTCATTATGCCTTTCGATATTTCTGTAGATTATAATAGAATTTTCTCTCAAATTATTCATATGAGAAGCAAAACTATCAATCTGAATAATATCTGAGTTATTTAATTTGTTTACATAGATATCACCAATTGTCATTACAGCTCCTTCCTTTCTAAATATTGACCGGTTCTCCATTATCATCATAAATAATAGGTTCAATCTTAACAATGTAGCCAACTTTATTTTCTTTATCAAAGATTTTCATCTTAGCTTTATTGATTCCACAGGATCCCCATTCAAAAGAAAATCTCTCATCGTTATCTTCTACTATCTCGATAAGATGATCTGATAAAGCTTCAATATCTCTTACTCTCTGATACGGCTTTTCAATTGTCATTATTTAATACTCCTTTACATAAAGTTCTGAATATTTCTTTCAACAATACAAGTCGCAAACCACATAGTGAATACGATCAATAATCTATCTGCCTTAGAATAGTGCCTTCCGATCAGAAAGAATCCAACCGGAAAAGCAATAATTAATATAAGAAGTTTAATCTTCATTTATTTCGTTCCATTCTTTTTGCAAGTCAATACTTATTCGTTCTTCAAGATTAGATAAAGCAGATCTTAAAGCTTCTATATCTTCTTCCATAACACCATGATTCTTATCTATGGCCTTCAAATTGTCTATTTGAATATTAATATTATCTATTATTTTTCTTATAATTTTAATATCAACCTCATCAAAAGCCTCAAGGATATCAAACGGACATTCATATTGAAATTTATTACATTTACCTCCGTTATGTTTTGCATCATGACAATCGTCACAACAATAACAGGCCATAATAATTACTTCCTTTCTACAATCTCACCAGCAATAACTGCATCAATTAATGCAATAATATTATCTTTATTTTTTGCCTTATAATATCCACTGGTAAAATCCTTAATAAGTTTTTCTCTACGAGAATCAATAGAATCATAAATATCTGGATCAAGCTCTGCATAAGAGATAGCTACAATCCTAGGTAATTCTTCACTAGGTATAACTGCATCATAATCAAGAGACTTAAAGTAATTAAACCTTTCTCTCATATTAGATTGCGTAGCGTCAGCGGAGCCTGGAGCGTTAGCGACACCAGGAGCGAAGCGACTATCAGTGCAGCGAAGCGGAACGTTATTCTTATCTATTCTTTTCTCTCTGTTCTCTCTGTTATTTGGATGGCGATCTTGTCGTACTTCTCGACATAAATTGTCGTGTCTTTCGACATTATCTGTCATGGGATTCGACATCATTTGTCGTGGGGTGGTGTACATATTTTCGTTCCCTTGTGACATATCTGTCGTACCATCATGACATAATTTGCCATTCACAACTTTCCATTGCGGATATATAAACCTGGCGACCGTAAAAGCATACTGTGAGGAATCATTTTCTTCGTATGTTTTTATGAATCCTAAATCTTTTAATTCTTTTATATACCTTTGTATATTTCTTGGTTCGGTACATAATACATTGGCAAAATATTTATTACTTGCCATACATGCATTCTGGTCATTCTGAGATAATGATAATATTTTTCCATACAACATCATTATCTTTCCGTTTTTAATGCCAGCCTTGTCCATTTCTTTAATTAACTCTTCATCAATGTTGATAAATGTCCTTCCCATGTCTAAAACCTCGTCTATCATATTATTTTTTCTTCCACCTTTCCCTGTCTTCAACTAATTCTCTCAATCTGATCACAAGTTCCGGTGTAGCTTCAAAGATATATACATCTTGTTCCGGAAATCTGATATTCGGTTCCTTTCGAATGATTTTAAATCCTTCCATTCTTAATTTCCTTGCAATATTCTTAGATCTCACTGCTTTGATGCTTCTATCTCGCATTTCATCAACATCCTTTCGTCTTATACCTTGTCTTTTTATTATTATTTGATTAATTCACTATTTACAGCTCGTTTAAAATCTTTTCCAACTTCTCTGTAATTCTTGCAGCCGGATAAATACAATATCCACTCTGCTTTGCCAAACCAGTTCTTTCAAGTAATCCATCCTTTTCCATCTGATTACAAAGATTACATGCATTGTTCACATCCATGAAGATCTGATTTTTTGGAAGTTTTACTCCTAGATTTACAGAAATACTTCCGTATGGTTGTCCATCGCTGAGAAATGCATATAATGCAGTTCCTAAACCACACTGGTATTTACCTCTGTAAAATAAAAGTTTATAATCTGAAAAATTGTATTCTTTTGGATTTGTCATTTTATTTATTTGCCTCGCTTTCTAATATTCTGTTTATTGATTTCTTTATCCAGTCCTCTCCAAGAAGTAAGTGTCTGAGTGAATCCCATCCGGTACTTCCAATCCGATTCCATACTCGGTCCATTCTCCATCCTCGGAAAACATTTACATCATCAAATATTGTAGCTGCTACATTTAACACCTGGACAAAATCTTTATTGTCAGTAAGATGATAATGGTAAACATACCAGCGATTTCCGTTTTCATCTTCCGGAACCTCATCATAGTTGATATATTCATCTCCCATATTTGGTAATGCTCTAGAACTGGTTGCATCTGAAAAGTAAAAATCTATGTCATCAGTTATTTCTTTTAATGTTTTCTTATTTACATATTCAGGTAATGGACACATTAAACATTGGATAACAATTAATTTCTCTTGTGTTCCAAATGCTTTCATATCCATACAATTAAGCACGTACTTGTATTTAAATGCTGGCATATCCTCATCTGCTTCTGTTGAATAAGTTTCTTTTGTAATAAGTTTCATCTCACCGCCATCATCATACAGAACATCAAATTTCTCTGTATATGGAATGATTTGGCTTGCATCTGCCGGAGCACAACCAAGGAATGTAGGAATGTTAGTCATAATTCATCATACCTCCTCAGAGTCGAAATATTTTTCTGGTAAATCATCTTTTTCATATTTATTTCCTTCTTCATCATAAATCTCAATTTCATCAAGTTCTCTGCTATCAATATCTACTTCATCATTGATTTCTGAATCCCATCCATCGTAATCATCATAATCAAGTTCATCAATATCTCCGTTGAGATAAAGATCTGAGAGGATTGCATCGGCTTCTTCTTTTGTTTCTGCAATGACAGCAACTTTACGTGAATTGGTTTCTGTGATAGTTCCTGTAAATATTTTCATAATTCATTTTCCTTTTAATCAACCTTAATACCTGTACATTTTTGAAATTTTCCTGCATCAAAATTTGGAATTGATTTAATAATGTTTTTGTCTGTAGTATCTAATCCATCCCACCAGACCTGCGCTGCTTCTGATTTATCAAGAATCTTTAAATAACCACCAGTTGTTTTGTACGTTGGATTCTTTTCTTTTTCTATATCTGTCATATCTGATTCATAGATCCACTCAACAATATTATTTGGAATACTATCAAGAATATATCTTGCATCACTGCTAAACCAGTCTTTTATGGTCCAGTTAGACAATTTATCGAAAATAAGGATCTTTTGATGTTCTGTACAGAAGCATCCAGAAGATGCATCTATAATATTATAGTCACCAGTGTTCCAATTACCAGTATTACAGCTACCAGTGTTCCAATTACCAGTATTATAGTCACCAGTATTTCTGTAACCAGTATTCCAATTACCAGCATTAAAGCTACCAGTATTCCAATCACCAGTGTTATAGTTACCAGTATTTTTGCAACCAGTATTATAGTCACCAGTATTTCTGTCACCAGTATTATAGTTACCGCCGTTGCAAAAACCTGCATTTCCTTCTCCAAGGTTAACCATTCTCAAAACATCTTCCCAACTGATTTCTTCAACAATCTGAATCTTGTTGGTGCAACATTTGCTATCATCTAATTTTTCATCAATTTCACCTAATGCAATAACCTTTGCAACTTTGTTGTCAGGATCAAATGAATAATAACTGAAGCAGTCCTTCAATTCTTTGCAGAAATGAAATCCTTTGTTGCAACATTTTGGTGTTACATCTTCTTCATATGTCTTCCCTACTTCATACTGAAATCCCAGGCATGTCCAATCTGGGTTGAATACTTTATAGCCTTTTACTGGCTGATTTTTATTATTTTTTATCATAATTCATTTTCTTTTCTTACGCATACTCTTTCTGTTGTAGTTTCATCTTCCCCGTTCTCATTATATTTGTTTTCATACTCGCCACATTCGAGTTCATATAATTCATAATTATGATGATCATCTGAAAACTGTTCACAATCCATTGAAATTGGTGTGACAGCCAACACTCTTTTACCTTCGAATAAATCTCCGACTTCCGGGAGAGAATTAATTTCCTTGAAAAACTGAGTTACAAATGTATTAGTGCTTTCAAAATGTCTGGTAATAAACTGCTTATATGCACTCATGATTCATTTCCCTCACTTTCTATTTATGAAATAATTTCTATTGAATAACCAAGTTCTTTTTCAATTTCCTTGAGTGTCATCTTCTTTGCTGTAGGTACTGTAGGCTCTACCCAAATAGGTTTGATGTGATCTGGAATTTCTTTTTTGTTAAAGAAATAGCCTATCAATGATAACGCATTTTCAGGAGTTGCTCTCCATAATTTAACAACATCATTGAGGCAATTTCTTTCACATATATATCCTATATAATCGATGCAATGAGTTAAGCAGGTTATTCCCGAGCCAATAATATCTTCTGTACTGGGTTTTTTATTTGTATAGCATATACTTTTATTATCCTTTGACTTATTATTTGGAAGAACGATACATAATCTTCCACTTCTCAACTGTACTACATCATTAATTTCGAATCCTGGGAAATCATTTGCATTAGCTGGTTCTAATTTAGGTTCAGGCATTTCCTTATTCCAGCATCTATGACATGCTTCATCATCCGGACCACAAGTACAATTTCGATCGGGTTCATATCCAAAATCAGATGGACATTTTATGCATGTAATATCACCAATAATTCCGCCTTGGTGTTCTTCTTTATATTTATCAATAAATTTCATTTAAGCTGCCTTCTTTCTTCTGAATAATGAAAATATGCCTTTTCTTTTTCTTAAGTTGTTCCAATGCTCTTTTCTTTCTTTATCTCTTTGTTTTTTCCATGCCTCAATTATTTCGTCAAACTCTGTCTGCATTTCGTTTCTTTCTTTAAAGCATGAGACAACGATTACTCCGTTATAAGCAATAATATCCTTTTCTTTGTCATACTTTTTTATCTCTGTCATTGCTCTTTCCTTTCCCTTTTGAATTTTTCTTTAATCTCATCCCAAGAGATGACTTTCCTTTTCTTTTTTTCGTTCATAACTTTTCCCCTTTTCATTAAAACATTATTTATAGTTACATAATTCAAATCCATATTTGGAAGGAGTTGGCGGTTCTAGGTTTCACACCGCCAGAATGGTAAACGACTTCCATATATTGTCACGCTTATATATAGGTCTGAATTATATAACTATATGACACCCTGTATCAATTTCCATATTTAGAAAAACGTACCTTCGACTTGAGGTTATACCGTTCAAGTGGATCATGATACAGGATGTATTTGTAAGGGTTGAGGGTTTAGGTTTATCAGATTTTGGTAGCAAGTCAAAAACTGATTTGCCTTTGGTTAATAGTAAATGCTTGTTGCTATATAAATAACATCTTTATAGATGTATTTACCTTATTATTTCTGTTGATTAAAACATTAGTTTATAATCATAATATAACACTTGCTTATTTAAAAATCAAGTATTTTTATTATAATTTTGATTAAATCATTATTTTATTTTTCTGTTCCTGTTTCCGGGAATGGAGTTGTTTTGTTAGATGCTGAAGCATTTCTTTTAGCTCCATTGTATTTCGAAGCTACCTTTCTCATATCTCCACCAGTATAGATTGGTTCTACTCCAAGTTTCTTTGCTACTGCTTTTTCAAGCCACATTGTAAGTCTTTCTTTTTCCTTGCGTCCTGGATAAGCTGCATGTGCTTTGGACATGAACAGATCTGGTTCCATTGTGCTAAAGATATTAATAATTGCCTGTGTTACTGCTGGATCAAAATCATGCATATTAAGGATTGCTGATACTGGACGGATTATATTAGTTCCATATCCATTGGTTGCTGAATGCCATCCTGATTTTTCAATAATATCAAAAATTGTTGTTACCATTTCTTTACCTTTTGAATGAGCAGCAGCAGCAAGTAATGCTGTATATCCAGAAAGCACTCTCCATCCATCTGAAATTAATTCGTCTTGTTTTTCTTTGTCAAGATTCTTTAATTCATGAACATTAAGGAGGAGTTTTCTTCCCTTCATACATTCATCTAGAATTACATATTTCTTTATACCCATCTTTACATAAGCTCTATGTTTATGAGTTGGGGCCATACGGTCAACGTTAATTCCCTGTCCGCAGAATATCTCAGCTTCTTCTTTACTTCTTTCTTCTGGATTATCAGAAAGTCCCTCGGCAATTGTTGCACAAATGCTTCCCTTGTTCATAATTTCAAATGCTAATACTCTATGAGTTCCATCGATTACTGCAAATGTAGATGTTTCTGGATGTGGAGCGACAAGAATTGGATCACATTTATTCATGTTAAAATTCTTCACAAGATCATCTATCTTTGACATATTGATACAGAATAATCTCTGATAGCTTTCGTCAATTTCCAGAAGGTCCAATGGAATTGATACAAACTTTTTCCCTTCTATTTCTTTATAATTCGCCATTACTGTGTCGTATGCCATTTTATACCCGAATCTATCTGTATTGATTACTGTATTTCCAGATACAACTCCGTTTACAAGTTCCTCGTTTACATTTTTAATACTTAACATAATATCATACCTCTTTCTTTAATTATTTATTTTATTTTCCATATTCAGTTGTATAATTGTTTATATATCTATTGTAATGATTATAAACATTGTCTTGCCTTGTGAGTTGCTTTATATAATTTCAACTCATTGTTTGCTTTTGGATCTTCGTTTGCGTAATTAATAATAGAATTAATTTTTGTCTCGCTAAACAAAAATCCTTTCATAATTGATCTTGCTTTGCGTTCCCACAGTTTCATAGTCCATACTCCTTTCCCTATAATGCATATAGTTTCTCTCCATCTTCTGCCACTGCACAAGATTCAATGAGATTGTACTTAACCATTAATTCGATTCCTTTGGCAGATGTAGCTTCTTTTATACAGGACATGTATAAAGTTTCTGCCTTGGGATACATAAGTTCAAGCTTCCTGTGATAAGCTTTAGCAAGCTCTGTCTCACACTTTTCTCTTGTGAAGAATGATTTCTCTGTTTCTGGATTTGCCTTGAGTTCAGCAAGAAGATGTAACATTCCGTTGATGTCCTTATTAAGGTTTTTGATTTGTAGTTCATTTGATACCATTTGCTTTGCTCCTTCCTTAGATAATGAATAATCTGTGACCATTTGGACAACCACAGTAATCAATTTTGCCTGTGAGATATAGATAATGCATTCCATTGTGACCTACTGTGGTAATGATTTCATCTTCATACATTGCTACTGTATGAGGAAAGATTTCTTTTAACAAATTATAGTACAGGTTTGCAATTGCATGTTTCATATGAATAACTGCTACATCATCTTCCTTTTCAACAAGTGGAAAAAATGGTTCAACTTCTGCAACCTTTTTATCAATTGCTTTTCTTTCTTTGATTTCTTTTGGATCGATTGTCATAGTTATTTCCCTCTCTAATTCTGTGATGTGATTTCAATAACGCTTCCGTTATTATCTAAAGTTACTTTTACTTTACCTTCGAGATTCGAAGCAGAGTAAGTATTTCCATTGTCAGCAATGATTTTATTGTTCGCTGCATAACCGGTAACGGAATGAATTCCGTTGTAAGTGTTAATGTCAATCGTGCCGATGATTCCGGCAAGTAATGTGAATGCTGTGAGTCCAAGAATGATTTTGCCTTTCATATTTTATCTCCTTTCATTGATTAAAACATTATTATTTTGTGTAATCAAACTGTGCTTCTAACTGGTCTGTGGATCCGGAATACATAGATGTGATTACTTCATCATCATAAACAGTTTCAGTTCCCTTGTTATTCATGATGCATGATACAAGGTCAGCTTCTTCCCAACAGTCTGTTGTTGGTGCTGTGAAACTGAACATGTTTCCGTTGGAACAAGTAAATGTAATTACTTCGGAACATGTGTCGGAATCATCTGGAGTTACTGAGGTGACGATTCCGGTGAGCGGATAGAAGGTTTTATTTAATGAGTTGGATATTGTTGGTGGAATTGTTTCCGTAGCTGCGGATGCTATAGTTGTTGTACCGAATGTTACTACTGCTGTTAAGATAAAAACGATTGCTTTTTTCATGATTTATTTTCCTTTCTTTTGCCTTTTGGTTTAGGCATAACCATTTTTTGTAATAAAAAAGACAACCTGTTTTAGGTTGCCTTTCGTTAACTATAATCATAATCTTCTTTTTCTGGATTATACCAGTCGCACCAAATCCCTAGTTGATTAAGGAATTTCCGTACTGCCCAGTCTTGATTATTCTGTTCGGGAGTCTCATTTCTATAATTACGGTTATATCTTACTAATTTAACCTTATCGAAAATCAATTTCCGTTTCCCTGTCGTATCCGTAGTATATAAATCATTATCTACTGCAAATTTACTCAAGTTGAAGATATATTCTTCGCTTTGAGCAATACGTTCTACTGAGATTCTAGGAATGATTTCCCTATCTAGTAGAACAGTAATACTAGGTTCTGATCGATATGTTATCTTTCCATCTATTCTAGAACCTAACAGCTCGAACCAATAATGATTCTCAAAGAATGTATCCGCTTCTACATATTTTGCCTTGCAGAAGTTTGTAATTTCCATATCCAAAACATTCCAGGGAATATGTTTTTTCTTTTGCGAGCAATGTTCCCTAGAATGATTTGGATTTCCACAGATAGGACAACAAGTTTCCCTTTTGGATGTACTACCATAACGAATTATATACGATTGATCATCATCATATATATATTCTGTATACTGATATGAACAACCATAGTTTCCATATTCGTTTTTGGTATTTTCCTTTGAAAATTTTCCATGCATACGGAGACTACTCCAATTTCTGTTGAGGATAAATTCTCGAACTTGCCTTGCAGTTTTGATTTTGTCTGCCTTGGTAGGTTCGGTATAATTTTCCCAGAACTCATCATATTCATCATCGTAAATGTTTCTCATAGATTTCACTTCCTTTGCAGTTTCTATGATTATAACATTTAGTAACAGAGAAAGTGAAGATATTTTTCTTTTGTTCTGACCGTTACTATAACCGGTGTCTGATATGCTTCTTTGAGTGCCAGAATTTTAAAATACATCTCGTGCTTTATATCATCTTCAAGAAGATAATGACCAAATTTATTAGCAACAAACCATTCACTAGAAACTGCATCATATGTTACTGTAATAGTCTCATATCCAGCTGGTGTGAGTTCAAACTCATATGAACCAACTTGTTCTGTGAGTTTAGCAATTAAAGACTGTAAATCATAAGTAGATACAGCATTAGCGTGATTATCTTTATGCTGTCTCATGTAGTTTATAAGGTCTTTATCGAGATAATCTACGGATTCTTCAACGTTTTGAAGAGTAGACTCATCCCACTCATTCCAAGTAAAGATATTAGTAGTGGTTTTAAGAAGCTCATCATAGCTGATAAGTCCCATCTTGTAGTCTTTAAGCATTGTTCTTGACATAGTGCATTCACCTTTCTTAGTTTGTAAGTGCGACTTTAAGCATAAGATTATACTTATGCTGTCTGTCTAAAGGATTACTCATCTTAAAGTTGGTTACTGGTGCTGTGTAGAATTTTTTAGTCTGGCATCTGTCATATTCTCTGCTTCTTGCTTCGTCACCAGCCGCTTTTCTAGCTTTAGCATGTTTAATAGCCATTGTACGATTTTTCATGTCAATATCTCCTATCCATGCACATTTTATTCTGGACTTGTGACCAGTACTCGTTATGAGTAGTGCATTAATGGGCAGAATAACTCTGCCCACCACTCTGCAATTATTTGTTATTCTTTTTATTCTTCTTATTCTTCTTAGGAGCATAGATATCACGTACATCTTCCGGAATCTCAGTAGCTTTGAGTGTTCCTGCTGAAAGCATATATTCTGATAATTTACCATAGAATACAGTCAGAACATCGTTTCGTGTACGTTTCTGGGTGAACTGAGTAGCTCCAGACTGAATGACTGTTCTTGCAGAACCTTTACGCTCACCACGGATAGCATTGAGAATGTTGGATTCAAGGTCGGAACCAGACAGAATATCCTCTGTCAGTTTGTAGTGTGAGAACCAGTTGTACAGAGCTTTCTGCATATCTTCTTTAGAATCAGCATTACTATACTCTTTAAAGAACGTTTTATCAGCATCTGTAAATTCGAATGTAGCTTCTTTCTTACGCTGGTCTTCATACTTTTTCTGAAGCACAGGAATAGCATTTTCTGCATTCTTTACTTCTTCATCATACTTGCCATCCATAACAGAGCCTTTGGCTTTTTCGTTAGCTTCTTTCCAGAATGCAAGCTGGTCTTCTGCTTTCTTTAACTGCTGCTGATAGCGTGTTTTCAGTGTGATACCCCAGACCTTTTTGTTCATAAAATCAGATACTCTTGCACTCATTTCTTTGGATGCTTTGTACATATCAACTTTCTTCTGTGCCATAAATACTACCTCTTTCTGCCCTTTAGGACTTATTATTTTATGGCTTTTTGATTGACATAAGAAGCCTAACTTATGCATATTATTTAGTTATAGTTGTTGACACTAATAAGTCTTAATGATAGACTCATAGTATAGCTGATAAGCCTCAGCTATAGAGCTATTAAGCTCATTGGTATCACAGGAACACATGAATGTCTGGTTAACGTAAAGCTCATAGTGTTCCTGTACTTTTTTAATCTCAACTTTAGGCATAGTATCTACCCCTTTCTTGTTGAGTAAGAGTTGGTCTGGACTTGAACCAGACAGTCCACCTGTGAAAGCATGAACTAAGCCTATCAACCCTATATTTTGGTATACTCATTACCCTACCGCCCATCCAGATTATGTGACTATATTTCGAGAGTTATAGCCAGAATCTTTATAAGCATACCGTTTTAAGCGTGGGGAGTATCCCAACTCTGCCCTTTTGTATTCTTTCAGTCTCCCAGTACTACCACGCACTGCAAGAGCCTACGCCTAGCGTTTGAACGCTATCCGATGTATCCACCGTACCTGTTGATGACAGGAATTTTTTGTGCCCTCAGTCACTTATTTAGTTGTTTAGTTCAGACGTAGCCTTGCGAACTAATTTTACGTCTACTCCCACGCTAAACGTAGGGTCGATTTTTAGGCATGGTATGATTGCAGTGATACCAGACTGGGGGACTGGATACCGTGTTTTCAACCCTCACTTTTTTGGGTATAGTCCACCTGAAAAAAGTTTTCTAGTACATCTCTAGGTCAGAATGCCACTTTGAGCATAACTGCCAGCGTTACAGTGTAAGCACATCACTCACTAAAAATCTTGAGATATTTATATCTCTTTTTTTTATTCTGTATTGCTGTTCCCTGTTGACAGTGCTTAATATATCAGAGGATTTTTAATTGTCAACGATATTTAAAAAAGCCCGAAAAACCCAGTGTTTATGCGGACTTCCGGCATTTAGCAAACTGAAAAAAACTATAATTTTTTTCATAAAATCGGGGGTAGTTTTAACCAAGCGGAGGGATTGATTTTATTGCATTCCTGTAACGGGGTTAATCTCTACACTAACCTGAAAAATAAACATTTTATCACCATCAACATATCCTTCACCCCTCCATCGATTCCATCATCGCAAAAATCACCTTAACACTTTCATCCAAATAGCACTTTCTTCCTATTAAATGTATTAAATTCCTCATTCTAATGTTTTAATCAACCTCGCATATTATTTAAAAAGCCTATTGACATCCTCATTTTTCAGTGATATACTACAAACAATCAGCAACAATCATTTGATTAAATCACTACTTATATCTCCAGATTTAACATTTGACAATTATGTAGTCCAAGAAATACCAACTATATAAAAGCTGATTTAAAAAATCTTTATAAATAATGTTTTAATCAATTATCAGCATTACAAACAAATTCAAAAGGAGAAAACTAAAATGAAAACAAAAAACACAGACACAACGATGATCACAAGTACAGAAAAAGCAACTGACAAAGTAGCACGGGCATTTTACTCTTCTATGGACGAAATGCTTGCACATGATTTTGAAGATATGAAGAAAATTGCTACTGCCCCAACAAAAAAGGCTCCAGCTTATGCGGATCCTCGCCAGGCTCTTAGAGATATTGAAGAACATTCCAAAACACCACAGGATGTTATTGCTGAACTTGATGCTGAAGAAGCAGCTGAGAAAGCAGCAGCCGAGAAGAAAATTACCGTAGAAGCAACATCTACATCACTCTCACTTCTTCGTGAAGAATCATTCCTTGAAAAGACAGTCCGTGTATTCGGGACACCGGAAGAACCGTTATTTTTAGCAAAAGATGTGGCTGAGTGGATTGATTATAATATTTCTTCTGTAAACAAAATGCTCGCTAATGTAGACGAAGATGAAAAAACCACTCGGAAGATTATTCCGACCGGTTCAAATTACCAGACAGAAGCATGGTTCCTCACTGAAAATGGCCTCTACGAAGTACTGATGCTTTCACGTAAGCCTAAAGCAAAAGAATTCAAGAAGAAAGTAAAAGAAATCCTGAAAACTATTCGTAAGACCGGGGGTTATATTAACCAGGGTCAAGAAGACTTATTTATTGATACATACATGCCGTTCTTAGACGAAAATTATAAAAATCTATTTAAACTGAATCTGCAGGCACTTGATCAGCAAAATAAGACAATTCGCAAGCAGAAAGTCATCATTGAAACCCAGAAACAGGATATCAAAGATTTCCAGAAGGCTCTTGATGCTTATACAAAAGATGTTCCTCTCGCTACAAAACGTATGCTGATTAACAGATTGATTCGATTCCCTGGAACAAACTTTGGTCTGAGATGGATGGTTCTCTACAGAGAATTTGATAATGTATACCATATGAATGTAAAAGCCCGCATGAATAAGTACAACGTCACTCACACTCCAATGTGTAAGTCTCAGATGGAATTTATCGATCTTCATCTTGGAATGATAAATGAACTTTTTGACCTCGCTGTTAAGCTTTTTAAATCTGACTATGAAGCTCTTATTCAGCAGATGTATGATGCTCGTGAAATTGATTTCGACAGCATTAATTTAAACTAATGTTTTAATCAGTGAGGTATTAAGTAATGGGATTCAAAAGACTAGACAAGACAGATATGGAAGATATATCCTTCTGGGGATTCAACACAAAAACATTTAAAGAAGCATTAAATAATAATAAAGATATAACTAAAAACATGACTGACACTGAGAGAGCTGCATACTCTCTCGGTGTTGAAAACATCCTATCATTAATAGAACAGACTTTTAATGCCGGTACTAATGATAGTTCACTCTTCTTCTATCATCCAGATGTTGAGAATATTACAGAATTTGATGTATATGAGTTAAAAGATTGGATAGATACACTATGAGAAAAAGTATTAAAAGAAACCTAGAGAAACTTGATAAAGAACAGCTTATTTATATAATTGATCAGCTTTATCACCTTTATTTTGGAGTCGGTGAAATATGCCTCCATGTGAGTAAATGTGATATGGATTCTCAAGAAGCTATATCAGACATAAGAGAGTTATGTAACGATATACAGTATAATACAAAATTTAGAGATGAGCATTTTAGTGATTATATAAATATGAAGCTTGGGAAAATAACATCAGCAGAATACAGAAAAATCGTATTAGAGATTGATAAGGATAAAAACGATGATTAAGAATGAAGAATCTTATCCTACTATAGGAGATCTTATAAAAAACAAAGACTACGACTATGTTGAATATAGAGTTACTATTCCTTCTGCAGATGAACAAAAAGATGTATTTGCAGGAGCATTTAGAACTGAATCAGGGAAGATAATTACTCTTGACGGGGGTATTTATGACTCAGATAAAGAAGTTATTAAATCAGAAGAATGGTCTAATCCAGAAAAAGGAATAAAGAATGGACTTACTGTAATTGTAAGTGGGGGTTGCATATGATTGAAAACAAATTTGAAGAACGCCAAGTGATACAGCGTGTGCTTGTTGATCATACTTATGTTTGTGATGTATGTGGACGTAAAATGAAGATTCCGCAGCATTATTGGATGATATCCATAACAAAAGTAGATAAAAATGACAATTGGAATCAAGATAGACCTCTTGATTGCTGTAGTAAAGAATGTGTAAATGAAATTTATGATGAATTCTTTAGGAATTGTCAGAATGAATTAGACAATAATGATTTTATTGAAGTTACTCATCAATGTACACATTCTGTTGAAGAAATTTTAGGAAAATCAGATAAGGAGAGTTAAACAATGCCAGTATACACAGATTTAGATATCAGAATGAAAAGCTACGAAAAAGTCACGGACCAGAAGTTGATCCGGAGAATGCCGGTAATCATTAGACTTGATGGCCGCAGATTTCATAGTTTTACAAGAGGATTCAAGAGGCCATTTGATGATATTTTGATTGATTCTATGCAAAAAACTGCTTTGTATTTATGTAAGAATATACAGAATTGTGTCCTTGCATATACTCAGTCTGATGAAATCTCATTACTTCTTATTGATTATAAAGATTTTGATACTCAACCTTGGTTTGATAATCGTATTCAGAAAATAGTTAGTACCTCTGCTGCTCTAGCTACTATTAGGTTCAAAGAAGTATTTGAGAACAATATTGAGAAATTTGGTTATAAAAATATTCCTCATTGGGATATTGGAGGTACCAATGAATGGCTTACTGAACAGCAGCAGAAAGATCTCACTTATATTAATTATTTAAGTAATGCAATTGAAGTTAAGTATAAAGGTTTTGACTCCAGATGTTTTAATCTCTCTAAAGACGAAGTAGCTAATTATTTTTTCTGGAGACAGCAGGATTGTATTCGTAATTCAATTCAGATGGTTGGTCAGGCTAATTTTTCTCAGAAAGAACTGCAGAATAAAAGTACTGCTGATATTAAAGAAATGTTACATGAGCAGAAAAATATTGATTTTGATAATGATTTTTCAATAGTCAAACAACGTGGATCATGTGTATATGGCTATGGTTATCATTGGTTTATTGATAATAATATTCCTACTTTTAAAAGAGAAGGTAGAAAGTATATAGATAAATTATTATTTGTAGGAGGAGAATAATATGTTTTGGAATAAGAAAAGTGAATATGAAGAATTATATGACAAAATAGACAAATTACAAAAAGAATTAAAGAATACACAGGATAGTATTTTAAAAATTGTTAATATAATGAAAAATTACGATTTTAATAAAAGAATTACTTATGAATCGGGTATAGAAGATAACTCTTATGTATCTTATACTTCAATTTTTATTAATCTTAAGTGTTATAAATTTTGTAATTTAAGATTATATAATCCTGTATTTCGTGAGCATAAAGATAATAAAAATTTACTTACAATCTTTGATACATATGAAAAATTTGGCGTTCTTTATACATATGAGTATTTAGTTGATTTAAATCAAGGTACATTCATAACTGTAAGTGAAAAAAAGGATATTTAAGGAGAAAAAAAAGAATGAAACCATTAGTATTTTATGATTTTACACCGGCTATAAATGATCAAAATAACAGTGTAACAATTAAAAAGCATAGATTAGAAGAAATTTTACAAGAAGTATATAACGCTGGAGTTGAAGATGGGAAGTATAAAGTAACTTTGACATCTACTCCACCTGGAGCACCGGTGCCACTTAATGTGCCACCTATAGTCAAAGAAGTTCCTAGTACATTTAGCAATCCTTACACACAAACATGTACGGCTTTAGATGATGTAAACATGATTGAACAGAATAGATCTATAAAAAATAACATTACGAAAGGAAGTACAGAATGAAATTATTACCTGATATAGAAATAGATAGACATACTATTAGTCTCCAGGATCCATTTGTTGTAGATAATTATTTTGTTACAAATATAAGATGTATTTATACAAATAATAGTTTTGGAGATTGTATTATTTTTGAATGTAATGATTATGCAATTGAATTTAATATACGTGAATTAGCTGAAAAAGTAAGAATAGCACTATCGAATTATATAGATATAGATACCACAACTGTTTCATATTGCGATGATTCTGGCTGGCATAGATTTGATTGTCGAATTATTTATAATTTTAATTTATTTTATAATTGGTTCTGTAGCAGACTAAATACCGATACGTATGAAGTATCTAGAAAACTTGTATCACAACACAGATTAAATAGTCTATCTAATGATAATGTATATTTTAATGCAGAATGTAATAGATGTGAATTAATCGGATATAGAAAAGTAGATACTAATGGGAATGTTGTAAATGATAGGGGCTTAGATCGTCTAATAGAATCAGTTAGTGCTTCATCTTCTTATGCTAATGATTTTTTTATAGATTACAGTGCATCAATGTTACGAACTGCTATGATAAATAATTGTAATAAAAAATACTATATTCATGAATATAATTATACGCCAGAATATATTAAACATTTTATGGACCACGAAAATAAACGTACTACTCTTCTACTTGGAGCAGAAATAGAAGTTGGTGGAAATAAACCAGAAGTAGATTCTAATAATAAACAATCAGTTGTAAAGAGATGTATTCAAATAATGAATGGATCTGAGTCTGATAAAGAAGATCTTATATATAGTACTCATGATGGTACGGTTCAAATTGAACTTGATACTATGCCTTGTAGCTTAGAATATCATAAAAACAAGATGAACTACAAAGAAATGTTTAAATATCTTGATGAAATGGGTTATAAAGGACATGATTGTAATACTGCAGGCTTACATATTCATGCAAATAGAGATTATTTAGGTAAAACCAAAATGCAGCAGGATCTGGTAATTTCTAAAATATTGTATATTATTGAGAAATTTAACGACAATATTTGTGTTATTGGAAGAAGAAATACGGATTATAGTCAATTTGTGGGTGATCGTTGTAAAGAAGATACGGTTCTTAATCTGCTTGCAAAGTATGATAATACCGGTAAAAAAGCTGCGTTAAACTTACAGCACAAAGACACCATTGAATTTAGGATGTTCAAAAGTACTTTAAAATATGAGACATTTTTACTTACTCTTGAGTTCGTTAAAGATATTATTGATTTTGCTAAATCTATTAATATAGAAGAAATTGAGAAAATGACATGGAATGATCTGATGAAGACATTCTCCAAAGATCTTCAGCAATATTATGTTGACCGGTATAATAAAATGCTAAAAAAGCAGTTGGATGAAGATCTTGATAAAAAAATTGAGTATCTTAAAAAAGAAATTGAACGTAAGAAAAGGGATTTAAAATTTAATGTCGGTGGACAGTTAGGTGTTATTAATAATAATAGAGAAATTTCTAAATTGCAGATGGAATTGAAGAAATGTGAAATAAAGAAAAATAAAACTGCAGCAAAAAATAACAATAATAAATTGGTTACAGTGACAATTTCAGCATCATCATTGCCTCAATACGGAAGTTCAATGAGAAATATTGGTCTTATTTAATAAAGGTGGTAATTAGTTGTCAGAATTTGGATTAAAAATAAAAAATATAAAAGCCGGCACTCTCTTTGGAAATAATCAGGGTGTTCGTGAAAGATTTGATTTTACTGATGCTATGTTCAGTAACAGTTTATTCTCAGACTGGATAAAAGAACATGGTTTAAATATATGGAATGATACAAGTACAAGAGATATTATCTGTCTTGATTTTAATTTTGGTAGTCGCAGCTATGAAGAAGAAATTACTCATTTAAGGAAACAATTTAAAGGATATGAGGAAGATGCTTCTCTTACAAAGGAATCAAAAGAAAGAATTAAACAAATCTTTGAAAATGTACAGGCTAATAAGGATAATTATCTAAAAATGTCCAAAGATGAAATTAGAGAATTATTCTATGAAAATGGTATAGATGTTACATACCGGACCAAATACTCTAAGAAAAATGAAGAAAAGGTACAGAAAATTAATTATAAAATGCTTTACCGAAATTCTTCAAAAGCTAAAATTGGCCAGGTAATGTTTATTAATAGTAAATTATACAAAAAGGCATATGATTGGCTCACTATGGGACTTGGTGACAAAATGCCTATTGACGATGCGAAAATTGTTGAAATGTCAGCTTATGCTCCACTTACTACTTCTACTATTGTAGGGAAATTTCATTGTCCTGTTGAAGATATTTTAATTCTTAAGGATCATGACAGTTTTTTTAAAACGATGGCCAAGATTGTTTCAGCTGAAGAATATACAGATTATGAACGTGTTCTTGATGAAGAAGCTACTGAAGCTGCTAGACAAAAGGCTATTAAGGAAAAAAAATTTCTTAAAGATGGCGTTACTCCGAAATATACCAGAAGATATAAAACAATTCCGGTAATTAAGAAAAAATGTGTCGTTCATGATGAGGAAACTGAGGTAAAAAATACTTTATTTGATGGTGAGATGCTTGCAGAGTCTTCTATTCTTCCATCATGGGTGAATGGAATGGCACTTTTGAGAGAACATTTCTTTAAAGCATGTGCTATTCGATGTGAAATACAGTTATTTTTAAAAGATTGGTGTGCTGAACATGGGTATGATTACGAAACATATGAAGTAAAGGATATGTTTGGTATTTCACATAAATTGAAAGATATTAAGATGATTACAACAGATAATGCTATTAAATGGAAGAAATTCATGAATTTGATGGGTAAAACACCTGCAGATGCCTATAAATATTGGTGTGATAGAGTTAATGCTGATGGATCCTACTGGGGGATAGTTAAAACCGATCATCCAAGTAAATTAGGTAATGTGCAACAGATGAGCTATCAAATGGTTAATACTCTTCCTTCTTATAAAGATGATATTCTTCCATGCTGCTATGTAAATGAAATTCGTAAATTAGCTAAAAAAAGTGTTGATTATGTTGAATCTATGAAAGTTGACAATGGTATTTATGTTGATTATCTGAGAAAAAATGCAAATGTAGTGAATCACTATGAAATGCTGGCAGATTTGTATAATTGGAACAATGAATTTGCAGAAAGTACATGGTTTAGATTTGAAAAAAGAAAAATTATAAATCAATATGTAAATAAACTTCGTACCGGTAAAATTACTATAAATGGAGATAACTTAACTATTTTTGGAAATCCTTATGCTCTTTTAATGAAAGCTGTAGGAGAAAATCCGGATGACGATCCAACTTTTAAGCATGAAGATGGCGTAATTCAGGTATATACCAAAAGATTTGATGATGGTGAATATTTGTGTGGTATCAGAAACCCTCATAATAGTCCTAATAATATTTGCTACTTACATAATCACTATGATGATAGATTTAAGCGATATTTTAATATTAGTAACAATATCATGTTTGTAAATTGTATCCATACTGATATCCAGGATCGTGCTAATGGATGTGATTTTGATTCAGATTTCTTTTTTGTTACTAATAATGATGTAATGGTACAAAGTGCAAAAATTGCATATCAAAAATATCCTACTATTGTAAATAAGCTTAAAGAAAGCGGCCTTACATATAAGAATACACTCAAAGAGTACGCTCGTATGGATAATAAATTTGCAAAATCTAGAATTGGTATTGGTGAATCTAGTAATTTAGCACAGCTTGCTATGACATATTATTGGACTGAACCTACAAGGGAATTATACGATAACTTCGTTATTCTTTCTGTTCTTGCCCAAGTTATAATTGATGGTTGCAAAAGAGAATATGAAGTTGACGCTCTTGATGAAATAAAGAGAATCAAAAGAATGGAATGCATGAATCGGTATAGGGAATATGTTGATGAAGATGGCAATACCAAGAAACAGAAAATTGATTTTCCAGAGTTTATGAGATATACAAGGAAAATTTCATATACAAAGAACGGTAAAGAACTTGAAAAAGAAGAAGTTATGCAACAGGTTGACAAGCTCAATAACAGAATTTCTTCCTATTATATATGTCCTATGAATGCTCTGCAGATTGTAATAAATGAGATTAAACCTATCTCTTCTAAAAATTCTACTCCTACGAAAGATTTTATTATAAAAGTTTCTGGCGATGCTAATCGAAGACAAATGGATAAAATTATAGGATATGCTAAAGAATTAGAGTTATTGAGTAAAGATAATATGTCAGATGACAATATTATAGCATATACTCAAAGATTTGATGAAATTCTTAAAGATTTACGTAAAATGAAAATAAAAAATCCAAAAACAATGAGCAGACTTATTGAAATTGCTTTAAATACCAGTAATCGAGGTAAAGCTAAAGAATACATTCGGTATACACGTAACTTGCTTAATCTTCTTTACAATATGGATAAAGATGCATTCCTTCAAAATTTCCGCAAAAATTACACGAATTCAGAAAAAAAGTTGGTTTAAAACGTATATAAAACCAGTACTTTTCGCAATGTCAAATTCGTCCACTATATGAGGGGAATAACTTTTTGCTTCGTTGATCCTTCAGGTCCATATTATACGTAGAATTTGGATACATGTGGTCAGACAGCTGTTTGAAAAAAGGCAAAACCTTCTGCGCTATTACCGATGCGTATTTAAATATGGGATTCGAATTGATAGTTTTTTAATGCCTCCGGATGGGCTTAATACATCCGGACGTACAAATAATTATTTGAAAACAAGGAGATTTACAAAATGAAAAATTATAGATTATCCTCCGGGACAAAAGAACATTATACTTCTCTCGCTGATCTTAGAGAAGCCTGGGGAATGAAACCAATTGTTAAAAAAACAAGTGATGAAGAAAAACTTGCAAAACAACAGGAAAAATTTGTATCTAAACACATTTGTAGAGCATGTGGTCAGCCAATGACATTTATTCATGGAAATGTAATGGCATGCAAAAATCCAAAATGCAAAGGGATTGAAATCAAGCGTGAAGATAAAGAAGGTAATGTAATTACATCTTATATCAATTCATGTGAAATACTTAATGAAAAAGGCGCAGAAATCGCCAATAATATTTTTAACTAAACTAATGTTTTAATCAATCGTATTGAAAGTTAACAGTATTTTGCTGTTTTCTATAAATTAAAAAATATAAAAGGATAAAAAGGAGAAATTTATAATGAACAAAGTTGAAATGATTAAAGAAGTTGCAGGTAGAACAGGATTCACACAGAAAGATGTAAAGACAGTTATTGAAGCTGTTCAGGACGTAACATTTGCTACACTTGCTAGTGAGGAAGTTAAACTGATGGACGGAGTAACTCTGTATTCTGTACATAAAGATGCTCGTACAGCTCGTAACCCAAGAACTGGTGAAACTGTAATGGTTGATGCTAAGAATGCAGTAAAATGCAAATTTGGTAAAGCTATTAAAGAAGCAGTTAATGCGTAATTAAATAATGGAGTGAGGAAACTCACTCCTATATATTGGCCCATAGCTCAATAGGTAGAGCAGCTGGCTGTTAACCAGCGTGTCGTAGGTTCAATTCCTACTGGGTCAGTTTAGCTTTATCTAATAAGCTTTATGTTTTTTATAAAATATATAAATATTAGATCGGCTGGCTTCAAGTCGTTAAATAAGCGTGGTGACACGTATAAAGCACGAAAGTGCCTCCTTCTAAAGAGGGGTGATAGAAAGCCAATACTTACTAACGTTCCAACCTAAAGTCTTGGGGCATCCGCTGAGGACAATGGTTGGTCGGGCATCATGCAAAAGGTGCTATAAAATAAACTCAGAAATGGGTGGACAGTAAGGTTGTTTTATGGTGCAAGTTCCGCAAGAGCAAGTGCTGTATTTAATTGGACATTTCTGACTTAAATCGAAAGATAGTTGGAATAGCCTAAAGTGAGTCGATAGCAAGACAAGCAAGGCTGCGATGAATGGGCTGTATTCAAAAGATACAGATGTTCAAACGTATACCTCGTAGTCTATAAATAATAGCATACATATTTTTAATTGGTTAGAAAACATAAAATAATGTTAAATTCTTATATTAAGCAAAAGTGTATGCGACTACATAGAGAAAAGCGACTTATTGTTCTGTAATATGGACACATATTGAACTCGCAAGGTGAAATATGAAAAAGTACAATTAGGTGCAACTCTAAGAGACTGCAATCTCTGAATCTCGCAAGGAAGAATGTGCTGAAAGGAAATTTATAATACTATGTAGTAAGAGTTTGCCAGTAGCCACTGAAACTGGTGTCGCTATCAGCTACGAATTAATCGTTCGTGTGATTACTTACTTCCAACGGTAAGCAAAGCTGATTTAAATAGGTCAATAATCTCATCCTATTATTAATGGAATGTAGGACAATTTGGCAGTCCGCTTGGTTTGGGACCAAGACGTTGTGCGTTCAAATCGCATCATTCCAGTTTGGTGCCTGAAAGTTTGGTGTGGATAAACATACACAAAGTATATTAAATGAGATGTGAATTATTAACCGAGTACCGAGTCCATTTTATACTTTGATCGGGATAAAGTATGGAATCCTTAGTAGGCAATAAGTGAACATGCTATGTATTACTATACAGATATAGTTCTACCATAAAATACGATTAATGCGGAGTAGAGGAGTGGATCCTTGCTAGGTTCATACCCTAGAGACATTAGTTCGAATCTAATCTCCGCTATTTGGGAAGTATTAAGTACGATTTAATCGTAAAGAATATTATCTTAGTTATTTAAACTGAGATCCAAAATTTTATAAAACCATGGCTCTTTATAATTTAGTAGGTAATAAGATAAACAGTTCGGCAGAAGACCGCTTCCTAGATAAAATAAGTCCGGTTGGTCTAACAGGCTAGTGACATTGCCCTTTCAAGGCAATAATGCGAGTTCGAGTCTCGCACCGGGCATTTTGCACTATTGGTCTAATGGCAATGATATCTGACTTCCAATCAGATGATATGAGTTCAATTCTCATATAGTGCTTATCCCATAAATGCTACCTTGGCGTAATTGGCAGGCGCACAGGACTTAAAATCCTGTTTCTGAAATACGAAGTGTGGGTTCAAGTCCCACAGGTAGTATTGAGAGAATTTTTCTCTCAAATTTGATGTTGTTTATGTTACTATTGTTTTCATTTTTTTTTGAGGGAGACTTCTGTCTCCCACTCTCCTCTTGCAAAGTAAATCCGTGAGGCACGGAGCTGACCTGCTAAGTCATGCGATCCTTTATTGGATTGAATTTCGAGTATTCTGCTTTGCGTTATCCCATATAGGAATTATTAATAAAAACAAAAAAAAGAAACTGCAGGACGCAGCTTCTATTATTAATTAGCAAATGACTACTGGGTAGTCTGACAATCCGGAAAGACGGATATTTTTTATGCTGCATGTCTGGGTGGTGAAGAAGCAGTCTTGAAAACTGTTGGTCCGAAAGGATTTGCACGTTCGAATCGTGTGTGCAGCGTTGTGACTATGGCAGATTTGGTAATGCAGTGGATTGTGGATCCACCTTATACGGGTTCGAATCCCGTTAGTCACCCTTTATTTACGCCTTTCGTATAATTGGCAGTACAATCGGCTCCAACCCGATTAGTCAGAGTTCGAATCTTTGGGGGCGTGTTATCTGAAATGCGGAGGTAGCTCCTCTAGCTCCAGATTACGTTTTGACCATTTAGGAAGTGAAGTAAATGGCAGTCTAAAGTACACAGACTATATCTTAGAATGGCAGGCGCAAATCTGTATTCTTGATGAATTAAAAGATAAGTTCCAGATATCTAGTAGCGTGAAAATCTGGCGGGAGTTTGACTTAGGACGAAACGCAGTCAAGTTTTTGTGATTTAACCATAAATCATATGGGAAAGTTAAGTTTCCAATAAAATGTATGGCCTCCATTTATGGCTATATATTTAATAAGAATAGCTGTTCACTTAACACAAGGGAGAGTAGTCTAGCGGCGAAGGCAGCTGACTGTAAATCAGCCACAAAGAAACATCGTAGGTTCGAGTCCTACCTCTCCCATGAGGTTGACAAATTAAATCAAAATTCCAATAAAACATGTAGATAAGTTTTACTATGAGATGTGTATACGCATGGATTAGGTTTATTAGAAGGTTTTGTCTCTGATTGCAACAGATAATGAGCCTTTTGAGTCTACTATAATCTCTTATGGAGAAATAATTTTTAAGTGAGGAAAAATAATTGATAAATATTAGTCAAAAAGAAGCTGAGTATTTACGTGAAAAAGGAAGAGGTTTTGATGTTCACACCATTAGCAAGACTCATAAAGGCCGTGCCAAAAGATATTATATGACCACAAGGCCAAAAACTGTTGAAATTCTTAATGCGTATAGAAAGGCTGTGCACCAGACCGATTTATATATTGATAAAAATAAGAAAAATTTTAATTTCTAATACTAATATATACTGAAAGTTGGTGTTTGACATAGCTAAAAAGAAAAAAGACGAAGGCATTTATTTAATAGGTCAAAATGCCAATGATGTTACCGGCAGCTGTATTTATATTAAATACAACGGCAAAAAGATATTATTAGAATGCGGTTTATACCAAAATAATAATTATCTTGAGTCATATAATATAAATTCAGCAAAATTTCAATTTAAACCTTCTGAAATTGATTATGTTTTTATTGGGCATACTCATGTTGATCATATTGGATTACTTCCAAGACTGGTAAAAGAAGGATTTACAGGAAAAATTATTGCTTCACATGCTACTGCACAACTTATGAAGCCGCTGCTTTATAATTGTGCTTTTATTTTGCTCAGTGAAGCAAATGCTTTATCATTTAAATATAAAAGAAACTATTCTCCTATCTATGATGAAACAGATGTTACTGATACCTTGAAATATATTGTTGAATATGATGAAATTCATACGCAATATGTTTTGGATGATGTCGTCTCATTTAAATGGTATGAAAATAGTCATTGCGTTGGTGCCAGACAGCTCCAACTTACACTTCGGGATCAAAACGGAATCCCAAAATCTATTTTATACACTTCTGATATTGGTTCTTTGAATACAAAGAATCATTATGTTCCTGATACTGAAATTCCAACAGATTTTAATAAAATTACTATTATGGAGTCTACTTATGGTGAACCAGGAAGAATTAATAAGAAAACACGTAAATTTGACCTGGATCACTTGAAAGCTGCTATTGACACAGTAACTGAACGTGGTGGATCCGTTATTATGCCATGTTTTAGTTTTAGTAGAACGCAAGAAATATTGACAAATCTATATAGTATTTATCATGATCAGAATTTTCAATATGACATTATTGTTGATTCTATCTTATCATGTGATATTTGTGATCTATATTCTACTCTTCTATCAGATAATGATTTGGAGTTATGGGGAAAAATATCTAGTTGGGATAAAGTTCATTTTATTCGTGAAAAAGAAGACTCTTTAGCTATTGTTAAAGATCATAGACCTAAAATTGTTTTAAGCAGTTCAGGTTTTTGTACAAATGGACGTATTTTATCTTATTTGCATGAATATTTAAATGATGAAAACAGTATGGTCATTTTTAGCGGATATACCGGAGCTGATAATTCATATCTTTCATATAGAATTAAAAACTATAAGGAAAATAAGATAATAAAAATTAGTGGTGATGGAGTTGAAAATAAAGCAGATTGTATATCTCTTGGAACATTTTCAAGTCATGCTAATAGAAATGAACTTATCACATATGGATCTAAAGTAAATACTGAAAAATTAGTTTTAGTTCACGGTTCAGAAGTTGCTAAAAATAGTTTAAAACAAGATTTAAAAACAGCTATATCTAATGAAGATAAAACATTTAAAGTTGTTGCTTCTGTAAAGGATATGGTTATTACATTATAAAAGGAATAAAGGGATTATATATGATGGAATTATTAACATTAAAAGATGATGATGAAATTTATACTACAATTGTAAAAGAACATCTAAATCAAAGAAAAATTATTCTTAATGAAGATATCGATGACAATATTATTGAAAATATTTGTTTAATGATTATGCAGTGGAACAAAGAAGATAAGGGTCTTCCAAAAAATTGTAGAAAACCAATTTATATTTATATTAATTCAGATGGTGGAGATGTTATTTCTGGATCACAAGTATTAAGTTCAATTTCTACATCTACTACTCCTGTAATTACAATTGGATTTGCAAAATGTGCTTCTATGGGATCCTATATTCTTGCCGCAGGACATAAAAGATATTGTTTCCCAAATACTATTGTATTGTATCATGATGGACAGACTGGATATGTAAGTTCGTCAAATAAAGGAAAAGACATTCAGAAATTTTATGATAATCTTGAAAAAAGAATGACTGATTTTATGATTGAACATAGTAATATGTCTGCAGAATTTCTTGAAGAAATTAAAGACCGTGAATATTATATGTTTGCTGAAGAGGCAAAAGAACGTGGTATTGTAGACGGTATTATTGGACAAGATATTGAATTAGATTCTTTATTATAATTGAATTTTATTTAACCTTTCACAAATAACATTATATATCAAATATTGATATATGTCAATGGAATACAAGGAGAAAAATTATGGAATTAAAAAAAACTGTAAAATATGATGGAAAAATGAAAAGTTTACATATGGTAGATGGAAGACTTGTTGATATGAATGGCGAAATTATTGACATTCTTGAAGTTTTTGAAAAGGCATACGGAGATATTCCTTTTGACCTTTCTACTACTACTAAAACTGAAGAGAAAATTGATCTTGATGACATTTCTGGATCCGCAACAGATAATATGTAAGGTGAATTTATGGATAAAGATCAATTTTTAAAAGAACAGCTTGATCTGATTAAACGAAAACAAACTGATTCATCTATCGAATGGCAAGATGTAACAGATTTTAGAGCTGATGCTTTAGGAGAAATTGAACATCGTGATACAATTCGAAAAGGATCAAAATTATTATTAGAATATATAGATGCGGGATGGAATATTACTCCATCCTCTTCTATTTCTAATATACCGGAAGAACTTGCAATTAAAAAAGAACGAATTAAGCTTCAAACTGAAAAACTTGAGCTTAATAAATGGTTACGTGAGTATTCACGAGATGAATTAATTGCTGAAAAAATTGGCGAAGCTGTAAAATGTCTTGAACCATTAGAGAAGCCTGAACCGATTATTTTAAAACCAACTACAAAAGCTTATCTTCTTACTATTTCTGATGCTCATTATGGAGTTGAATTTAATATAAAAGATCTTCATGGATATACCATTAATGAATATAGTCCTGAAATTTTTGAACATAGAATGTGGGAATTATATTATAAAGTTGTTGATCAGATCAATAAAGACGGAATTACACATTTACATATTTGGGATTTAGGAGATGCTCTTGATGGTTTATTAAGAGCTAATTCTCAGCTTATGCAGTTAAAATATGGAGTTATTGATTCTTCTATTTTATATGCAAACTTTTTATCTGAATGGCTGAATGAATTAAGTAAACATGTTTTTATTACTTTTCAAATGGTTAAAAAATCAAATCATAATCAATTGCGATTATTAGGACAACCTAAAAATGCTTTTGATAATGAAGATATGAGTAAATCTATGTTAGCTTTGATGAAAGCCAGATTAAAAGATAATCCAAATGTAAAAATTGTTGAAAATCCTACTGGATTAGCATATTCACAGTTAACTATTTATACATGTTTAGGTGGACATTTTGAAACAAAAGATCTGAATAAGACAATGAAAGATATTATGAAGATCCATGAAGTGCCTATCGACTATTTATTTACAGGACACTGGCATTCTTCTTTTTCTGAAGAAGTTGCACGAAATTCTGAAGTAATTAGTGTTCGATCAATTATTGGAGTGAATCCATATAGTATGTCTATCAATAAAACTGCAAACGCAGGTGCTTCTATGTTTGTGTTTGACCAGTTAGATGGACTTGTAGATGAACATAAATATAAATTACATTAAATAATACGAGTGGCGTTGCTGCTTATATTATACACTTCTATACAGGGCAGTCTTTACTGCCCTTCTTTGGATGTATGGCGCAATTTGGCAGACGCATCTGACTTAGGATCAGAGTTTTGTAGGTTCGAGTCCTACTACATCTATTTAACGAACACAAGGAGGAGTTGTTATGGCAACAACAAGAAAAAGTACTACGTCTGAGCCTGTCAAAATGACTCCAACTCAGATGAGAAAAAAAATTGCTGAATTAGAAACTGAAATTGAAAACTATAAAGAAAATACCGCATGGTGTTTTATGTGCGGTAAACCAAAAAGGAAAGATAGATTCTATGATAATACCGATCCATTGGTAACATCTCATTGTTCTCCAATTTGTAAAGATTGCGCTAAGAAAATTGCTTTAAGAATTGATGCAAATGGAGAAGAACATGAACCCACTAAAGAATCTATTCAGTTAGCTTTACGCTATTTAAATAAACCTTTTTATAATAAATTATATGATTCAAGTATTCAGGAATCGGAAAATTCCGCTACTGGAAAAACTAAGAATAATGCATGGACATCTTATATTAAAAATGTTTCTATGCCGCAATATATTGGTGAAACATATGCTGATTCAGATATGTTTAAAGAAAAAATCATATATGAAGATGAGAAGACTACTGAAGACGTAATTAAAGGTCGTGAAGATCAAGACACTTATAGTAGTTTTGTAAAAAATAAAAATGATGTAGTCAGATTACTTGGATATGATCCATTCGAAAAAGAAGCTATATCTGACCAGCCTTTCTTATATTCTCAATTGCTAGGACTTCTTGATTCTAGTGAAGATGCTAATGATGATATGATGAGAACCGCTTCTGCTATTTCTATTGTAAGAGCATTTCTACAACAATCTAAAATAGATAATGCTATTTCTACATACATGTCTGATATTCGTAAGTTGCAAAATAATTCTGCAACAATTAAATCCCTTCAACAAAGTAAAAAAGATTTAACAAGTATTATTAAAGATCTCGCTGCTGAAAGTTGTATTTCTCTGAAAAATAATAAAAATGCTAAAAAAGGCGAAAATACTTGGACCGGAAAAATTAAAAAGATCAAAGATATGAATCTTCGTGAAGGAGAGGTTAATGGATTTGATTTAGCTACCTGTAGAGGTATGCAACAAGTTATGGATATGAGTAATGCTTCTATATTAAAGGCATTGCGATTAGATGAATCTGAATGGTCTGATATGGTTGCTGAACAAAGACAGATGATTACTAACTTACGAAGTGATTTAGATAATTATAAAGAAATTTCTCGTATTTTACTACGTGAAAATATAGATCTTAAGGATTATATGGAAGAAGAAGGATTAATCAAACCGGAGGATCTGGTTGATCTAAATGAATTATATTCATGTTTTAGTTCTATAGAAGAGGATGAAGAAGATGATCAATCCGAAGAAAATGAATCATCTGCCGAATCTTAATTATTGTGAACAAGGAGATAAAATTTTTGTTAAACCTGGTATTTATCCAATGTCCTCCAGAAAATTGGAAGGTTTTATAAAAATCGCAAATCTTCAGAAATATTATCAGTGTAATCCAGTAAGATTTATAAATGACTTTTTTAATATTGAATTATTGGATTCACAAGCATGGATAATTCAAAGATCTTGGAATTGTCCTAATGTTCTTCTTGTTTGTACGAGAGGATTTGGAAAGTCTACATTAATAGATATTATGGTTATGGCTAAAGATATGTTGTTTAATAACTATTGGACCTATATTGCTTCTGGTTCAGGCAGCCAGGCTGAACAAACCTTTACAACACTTGAAAGAATTGCGAATGATAACATTGATACAATGCTTGGTTCTACCGGATATATATTTAAAGCAGAGATAGAAATAAAAAATGCCGCTGGAGATGGTTTTAGTCACTCTTCTAACGGATTCTCATATAGCTTATATAATGGCGCATTTACTCAGACGCTCAATAGTAATATAGATAAAAAAAGGGGAATGCGTGGTAATGTAATTTTTGATGAATGTGGATGGCTTTCTGATGAAATGCTTCAAACTTATGGTGCATTTGCAATCGTCAATAAAAGCTTTAAATCTGGTAAAGACCGTGATGGCAATTCTATTGATATAAATCGTCTAAGATGTATTCCATCAAATATTCCGAACCAATTATTTTATATATCTTCTGCGTCTTCTACTGATACAGAATTTTATAAATTATATAGAGATTTTAGCAAAAGACAACTTATGGGTGATCCTGATTATTTTGTTGCTCATATAGATTGTGAAGTAGCTTTTAAACCTACTATTCGTGGTCAAGTTATGGCTCCACTTCTTACAAAATCAACTGTTGAAGCAGCTATGCGTTCTAATCCTGAAAAGGCTCGTAGAGAGTATTATTGTGAATTTACTTCTGATGCTGGAGCTAATGCTATTATCCGAAGAGGTGTTATTGCACGAAATTCTGAAGTACGAAAACCTATTTTGTGTAATGATACAAGTGAGCGTAAGATTGTTATTGCGTATGATCCTGCTCGTAGTAGAGATAACTCTGTAATTTTAGTTGCAGAAATATATGTTGATAAAGATCAAAATGGTGACACTGAATACAAAATGCGATTATTAAATTGTATTAATCTTATTGATATAGGAAACAAAAGAAAAAGCCCAATGCAAACTCCCGATCAGATTGATTATTTGAAAGAAATTATTCTTGATTATAATCAAGGCGGTGATGATACCTATAGTAATATTTTAGGTATATATATCGATGCTGGATCTGGTGGAGGCGGTGTTAATATTGCTGATTATCTTATGCCAGATTGGAAAGGTAAAGATGGCAAAATGCATCGTGGTTTAATTGATAAAGAATATTCTGAGGAATATGTTAAAAAATTTCCTAATGCTGTTAATAAAATACATCTTATGTCTCCTACTCAATATAAATCTGAGATGTACGAAGCTATGATTGAACTTATGAATCAGGATAAGATTAATTTTACTGCTGATTATGATGGCAAGGACTATCTTACTATTTTTGATATTGATAAAGAAAAATATGAAAAAGCCAAAAGGGAACTTGAAGCAAAATATAAAAAACAAAAAATGAGTCCTGAAGATATTGATTATAATGTTCAGAATGATTTAAATAATCTACAAAATGTAAAAAGTAGAACTGAGAAATTAAACTGGCAAGAACAAAAAGCACTTGCTAGTATAGACGCTTTAAAAGAAGAACTTGTCAATATGGTTCGTATTAAAAGAGAATCTGGTAAAGATTCTTTTGAATTATGTCCAGAAAAACGTAATAAATTACACGATGATCGTGCCTACACTTGTTGCATGGTATCTTATGCACTTCAATGTGAACGTAGAAAATTTATTACAAATAAAAAACGGCCTAAAGCTGATATTTCATTAGTCCAGTCTCTTACTATTCGTAGAGGACGTATTGGATCGATATTTGATGATTAAATAAAGGAGGTGTCGAATTTTTGGCACAAAGAATGAAAAGAAGAAATGTTAGTGCTAATAGCAAGGTTCCAACTGCTAAAAAAATGGACCCGGCACCTACTCAAAAAAGTTCGGTTGCTGAAATAAAAGATTGGTATACGAAAAATCATAGAGATATAGAAAATTATACTGCAGCAATGGATGGAGCAAGAGGTCTTAGAGATGTTACTAAGACAAGTACTACTACTATTACTGCTTTTAATAAAGATAGTTTAAGAACATATCTAAAAAATATTGGTTCAAATGAAAAGAACCTTCGAAATCTTTCTAGATATTTGTATTATAGATGTCATGCATATTATAGATTAATTGCGTATAATGCAAATATGTTCTGCTTGAACGCTCGTTCAGTTATCCCAGATTATGATTTAGTAAATGGTGGAGATACAAATTCAATGTTGTCTTCATATCAGGATACACTTAATGTTCTTGACAAAATGCATCTTCAATATGAAATGCTTAAAGCTTATATGGTTTGTTTTCGTGAAGATGTTTTTTATGGATGTGCTTATTATGATGAAGATCAAGGATTATTTATTCTTCCATTAGATCCAGACTATTGTAAAATTTCTGGTGCATATAACACCGGAGATTATGCATTTGTAATGGATATGAGCTATTTCAGATCAAGACAAACTGTTCTTGAATTATGGGGAGAACCGTTTCAATCTATGTATCGTGCATATGAAAATGATACAACAAATGGAAAGTGGCAGCCAATGCCAGATGAATATGCTATATGTTTGAAAGCAAGAGCTGAAGATTGGGAAACTGTTATTCCTCCATTTTCTGGATTACTATCTGGAATTATTAATCTTATTGATCTTGACGATTTACAAGCTATTGCTGATCAGCAAGATATTTATAAAATGATTTGGCTAGAACTTGAAACAATTACCGGCAGTGATAATGTTGATGATTGGAAAATTACACCAGATATTGTAATTGAATATTTTAATAGAATGATTAACGAAGCTCTTCCTGACTACACTTCTGCTGCTATTATACCAGGAAAACTTGACCAAATTTCGTTTAATAATGATAAAGCTACGGATACAAATAAAATAGCTAAATCTACAGAAACTTTATTTAATAGTTCTGGTGGTGCACAGATATTAAATAGTGCTAGTATCAGCGGCCAAAAGGCTTTTGAGGCTGCTGTTAAAGCTGATACAGAAATGGCTATTTCTATGCTTTTACCGGAAACCCAGGGATGGGTCAATCGCTTCTTAACTTATTGGGTATCTACACCAGCAAAAGTTAAATTTTTTGAAGTAAGTGCATATACAAAAGATGAATTTAAACAAGAACTTTTAACTGCTGCACAGAACGGACTCCCTACTGCTTTGGCCTATAATACATTAAATCAATTTTCTGAGAAAGATACTCTTGCACTTAATGTTTTAGAACAACAAGTGCTTGGCATTTCACAATTATTTGTTCCGCTTCAAACATCATATACACAGTCTGGATCTTCAGACACAGGTGGTGCACCAACAAAAGATGATACTGAGATTACTGATGATGGAGCGGCAAGTAGAGAAAAACAAGATAATAAGAAGTAGGTGAGAACATGATAAATAATGAAGCAAAATTTATTATAACAAATAATGACGAGTCTGCTGATTTATTACTAAAGACAGGATTTAAATTAGTAAATCAGTCTGGAACACAGTGGACTTTTTTAAATGATGGTAAGATGCTTTTTAATAATTTAAGTGATCTTGTCTATACAAATACATTATGTATTTAGCTGCTCCTCTTTTATTTGAGGAGTATTTTTATATTCAAAGAAAGGAGGAGCTATGGTTAAGAAATATTTAACTATTGATGATTTAATCGAATTTTGTATACAAAATAATTTTGCGAAATTTAGTAGTAAAGAATCAAATGCCGAAATTTGTGTACAGATGCCTGCAGTCGCTACGTTTGGAAAATCTGATGATAATAAACATACTGAAGGATTGAAACCATTTGTTGCTGCTGCTTATCATGATCATGTAAATTTAAATAAATCTAATATAGAAGAAGATGTTTTCGAAGAAAATACTCAATCAATTCCATACAGACCAATTTTAGCTAATATTGTTGAAAATGCTGATGGAAATAAAGATTTTGGTTCTCATGATTTTACAGTAGAAACAGATGATGACGGAAATGAGAAATTCATTTATCAGGAACGTCCGGTTGGTGTAATAAAAAAAGATTACTCTATTGAATATGATAAAGAAGCTGGAGTCAACAGAGCGATGATACAAGGTTATCTATGGGAAGGATATTGCCAGGATGCCGTTGATATCATGGAACGTAGAGAAAAAGTTGATTGTAGTGTTGAATTAAGCATACGAGAATTATCTTTTAATGCCAAAGACAAAGTATTGAACCTTGATGATTATTATGTTGGTGGACTAACTCTTTTAAATGAAAATGTTGGTCCAGGTATGGCAGGAAGTAATGTTCAGCTTGCTGATTTTAATTCTAAGACAAATTCTATGTATGCAGATTTTGATATTAACTCTAAATTGGTTGAAACATTGGAGAAAATTAATACTACTCTCTCTAATTTCAATATAAATAATGCTGAAGGAAAGGAGGAGAATCAGGTGAATAAATTTGAGGAACTTTTACAGAAATACGGTAAAACCGTAGAAGATATTACTTTTGAATATAAAGATCTTTCAGATGAAGAACTGGAATCTGCTTTTGCTGAAGCATTCGAAGAAAACGATCCAGAACCGGCCGCTGATCCAGCATCAGATCCGGAACCAGAAAACTTTGTAAAATCTTTTGAATTGTCTCATAGCGATATTCGTTATGCACTTTACAATCTTTTAAGTGCTTATGAAGAATCAGATAATGAATGGTATTTTATTAATTCAGTTTATGATTCACATTTTACATATGAAAACTGGGATGGAGATAAAATCTACGGACAGAATTATACAAAAGACGGTGATAACGTTGCTTTTGATGGTGAAAGATATAATCTTCATCGTGAGCTTTTAACAGATTCTGAATATACAGAACTTCAGAATATGCGTTCTAACTACGCTGCTATTTCTGAAAAATTGCAGAAATATGAAAAAGCTGAAGAAGACGCAAACAAAGATGCTTTATTTGCAATGGACGACTACAAAGGAATTAAAGAAACCGAAGAATTTACTACTCTTATGAACGATCATAAAGAATTCACAGTCGATGAGCTAAAAGAAAAATTAGATGGAATTCTTCTATCTTATGCAAAAGCCGGAAAACTTAATTTTGCTGTAGTTGAAGAACCAGTGGATACAAAGAAACCAGCTGCTAAAGTTGGTCTTGCAAATGTTAAATCTACACAGAAAAAGAACAAATTCGGTTCTTTATTTTCTGCTAAATAAATATTAATTATTTTTATATTGTCTAGTTAGTTATATTTAACTTTATTTATTTGAGATCAGAGATTCTGATCTTATTTTTATGTCTAAAAATATGAAAGGAGCTAAAAAGCATGGCAATTAAGTATTCTATAGATACTCACGCAATTTGTTTTCCTTCTAAACTTCTTGCACAGAATGGTGGAAAACATATTTTAAATATCACATTAAAAAATGATACAGATAACGGAACACTCGTAGCTGCAGGCAAATTTGAAGACCTTGACAGATATACAGAAGCTGCTCCAACTACATTCGAAGGTAAAATTCAGAAACAGGCTGCCAATGGACATTGGTATGTAGAGGTTGTTGATCCAGGCGATGCACTTCTTGTTTATATGCAGGCATTCATTGCTGAAGATTGGACAAACAGATTTAAGAAAGAATCCAACTTCTATAATGCAAAAGGTGATGTTGTTAGAGGATATGAACTTGCAAAACATGATGTTTTCGAATTATCCGCAGAAGGATTTACAGGTGAAGAACTTGCCGTAGGTAAGAAAGTAACTTACGACAGCGTTTCTAAAAAGCTGAAAGTTGAAACAGCGTAAGGAAGGGGTGAATAGATAATGAGAAAAATTTATTTTAATGACTTAAGTAATTATACAAAAGAAGTATTCGCAAATCTGTGCGAAGATGGTGTTACACCGGAAGAAAATTATGAAGGATTTAAAAGACTTACATATGAGTTAAATCATAATCCTAATGAAATTTTTGACGAGGAAGGGAATAGAATCTCTAAGAAAGATGCTGAAAGTGCAGTTCGTAAATTTGTATTTGCAATTATGGGACTGAATGAAAATTCTTCTAAACGTGATAGAAATCGTGCAATGAAGAAACATCATAATGAACTGTTTGAAGTTATGGAAGATGAAATCGATATTAAAGTTGAAACCGGTTTTAAAGAATCAGAGTTTTTTAATAACTATGTGGAAACAAGAAATCTTGCTCGTGGAGATCGTCAGGAATTCTGGACAGACGATAAAGTTATTCTGTCAGTTGCTAAAATAGCTGGTGACCATCATGATTTCACCCTTCAGAGACTTGGTTCTGGAGAAAGCTACACAGTAACAACATCTGTATATGGTATTGCTGTTGGTGCAGATATTGATATGTATCTTGCAGGAAGATATGATTGGGCTAAACTTACAGACCAGTGCGCTGCTGCTTTCGTAAGAAAAATTCAGAATGATATCTATGCTGAAATGATGAATGCCGGAAAGAAACTTCCAGCTCAGTTCCAGGGAACAGGTGCTCTTTCTGCCGAAACAAAAGAAAAACTTGATGATCTGCTTGAAGATGTATCTATGGCTAACGATGGTGCTCAGGTTGTAATTATGGGTACAAGAACTGGTCTTGCTCAGTTCCAGAAACTGATTGATGTTAATTGGATTTCTGACGATCAGAAGAGAGATGTTGCTACTACAGGTAGACTTGGATATTATGGTCCATATACTCTGTTTGAACTTCCACAGAGATTTGCCCTGAATGATACAACTAAGAAACTTCTTGATCCTAAGAAACTGTTCATTATGCCACAGGTTGAAGATAAATTCATTAAATTTGTAGATGTAGGTGAAACTGAAATCTATGAAGTGAATGAAATTGGTGCACGTATGGATGATACAATGAAATACGAAGTACAGAGAAGCATGGGTGTAGGTGTTCAGCTCGGAAGATACTTCGGTACCTGGGAGCTTGCTTAAATCTTATTTTTTAAGGCTTTAAGTTAGTCTAAATAAACTTATATAAAATAAGCAGTATGTCTTAATTGGCATACTGCTTTTGAATAAAAGGAGAAATACAATGGCTACTGCTATGAAAACTAAAAATACAAAGATAGAACCAGTTAAAACAGAATCTGCTGTTGAAGAAAAAGGAACTGTTGAAGTTAAAGAAGAAAAGAAAGTTACTAAAACTTATGGACCAAATGATGGAATCCCATGTAAATCAATTACACAGGGAGGACTTTATATGCCAGGCCTTAAATCAAATATTCTATACACATGGGTTGATTCCGGTGATGTTGTAGAAGTTGAATACCAGGATTTAATGGCAGCTATTCGTTCAAATAACGGATATGTAATGCGTCCTCTTTTTGTTATCGAAGATTCAGGTGTTATTGAACATTATCCTCAGATTAAGAAACTTTATGATTCTCTATACTCTGTAGGGGAACTTGAAGATGTTATTCTTGATCTTGATCCTACAAGTATGAAAGCTACTATTCTCTCACTTCCAGAAGGTGCACAAACTTCTATTAGTCATCTTGCATCAAAAATGGTTAGTGATGGACGACTTGACAGTGTAAAGAAAATTAAAATTCTTGACGAAATCTTTGATACAGATATGACTGTTATGACTGGATTATTCAACTAATTAGTTTGGAGGTGTTTTATGCCTTCACTAGATTATGAAGAGATTTATTCTAAGTTTCGTTTAAAAGCCTCTGCTTATGATTTATTAGATTTCAGAGATGATGATGTAAATGCATTTTTGTGTGATTGGATGCATTCTGCAATTCATAAGCCCTATATTTACAGATTATTTACCAATACAAAATTTCATGATGAAATTCAGCAATTTGATTTTACTATGAAATATTCAGTAAATGATGATTTTGACAAAGAATTAATTACTGATGTAGTTGGTATTGGTTTAGTTATTGAATGGATTACTCCTAAAATCAATAATTTAAATAATATTGTTCAGGTATATGGTTCTTCTGAGGAAAAATATTACTCACAGGCCGCTCACTTAAATACTCTTATGAGCTTAAAAGATAGTCTTATTAGAGAGCAAAGAAACATTATCAGAGACAGAGGTTATATATGGAATAGTTATTTGGACGGTGAATCATAATGGATACGATATACGGACATTTTGATGATCAACAGTTTGAATACTATAAAAAGAAATTGCACAAAGATATGTTCTGGTTACTTTTATATAAGGATCCGGAAACAAAAGATAAATTTAAAAATGTTGATTTTGACAAATATTTTATTAATTTGATGTTGCGGATTGATGGATTAAATGAAATACTCTCCTATCCTGTAGAGATTATTACTATTATGAGTTTGTTACAGGCAGCATGGGATGAATCCAGAAATGGAAATGATTTTGATTATCAATCTTACAGAAAATTGATATTAGATGCTCATCACGAAGTAGATAAAATTAATACTGATAGGGGTTGATTTTATGGTTACTGCTGAGATGTACAAAAATCACTTATTGGCACAAGGCAGTAATTTATCACAAATTAAAAGAACTCAATCTGATCGAGTGATTAATTCTACTTTTACTGCTGATGCTCAATATAAAAGAGTTTATATATTAACTCGTGATGGATGGAAATGGGAAGATGCTCATTATTCGAGACATGCCAAACTATCCATTCTTAAAGACGCAGTGGATTATTATCTACAATTTCGGCCTAAAGTTCATTATCCAATAGGAAGTTATGTATTTGTTCCTGATGATACTGACTTTGATATTAATATATCCGGGCACGAACTTGATGATCCATTCTCTCTTCCAGATGAACGTATAACACAGTTATGGTTTATTGTTGCTAGAGATGACGCTGCTGCTTATGTTAGATATAATATTTTAAAATGTAATTGGAAATTTCAATGGATTTATAAAAATGAACTGTACTCCTGTTGGGGTGCGAATAGATCAGCTAACTCATATACAAGTGGTAAATGGACTGACGAAATTTCATCCAGTCTTGATAACCTGACAGCTGCTTGGGTGCCAGATTTATATTATGCATACGGAAATGATATGTATACTCTTAATCTTGGTGATACCAGGACTATTATGCATGAACAGCGTTTTATGCTCACAAATAATATTTTGGACCCAAAGGTATATCAGGTAACAAAAGTTATTGATTTGAATCCATCTGGAATTATTAAATTATCCATCAAACAGGATGAATTAAATAATAAAACAGATAATGTACAACTTCGTATTTGTGATTATTACACTGATTCCGGAGATCAAAAAACAGAAACAACTCAACATCCACAAATGATGAAAACTGATTCTCATATTCAATGGATGACATTGAATGATGATGGTGAATTAGAACCTTTAATTGATAAATCACGACAAGCATTATATATAGGAAAGAACTCATATTTTGAATATACCCTTCCTTATTCTGATATGAAATCAGAATGGAATTTGCATATAATTGATAAAAATAATGAGTATACTGAAAGAGAAACTTCCTATTATAATGGGTTAATGAAAATTACTGTATTGGATAATGTTTCTATATCTATTAAACCTGGAAAAGCTAAGAGTTTAATTGGTAAACGATTTACTCTTACTGCCACTGACAATAACGGTGACAACATGTCATCTATTATACTGGAGGTGGTTGACGATGATTAGAGATATTTCTAATATTAAAAGAGATCTTGAAGATAAAAAAAATAATGATATTATTTATAAAAAAAATAAGCTTCAAGAGATATTTGAGGCGGATCCTGACCTGAATGAAATTTTAGGCAAAAAGGATAAGCGGCCTTTAAATAAATTTGCAGATAAAGAACATCCTACTACTCAGGAATTAGAGGAACGAAATCTAATTTTAGAATATAATAAAAGAATTGACAAGAAACAAATCATTCCAATGTTAAAATTGAATGGTATCAATAAAGAAGTCCTTAATTTTATTATGTACGACATTAATGATTATAATGTATCTGATACTAATGAATCTATTAAAAATCAGATTGTAGAAGTTATGTGCTTAGTCCATGAAGATGATGTTGAAACAGAATATGGAATTATGAGAGCTGATTTATTAAGTTATATTGTTAAGGATCTATTATGTTGGACCAATGCATTTGGTAAACAGCTTAAATGTATTGCTGATTATGGTGATATTGTTGATACACGATATTATTGTAGAACTCTAAAATTTAAGATCGAATGTCCAAATAATATTTATGCTGGAAGGAACAATAGGTATGACAACTTCAGAATTTGAGGTTGATGCTCTTCAATTATATTTTGGAGAACCTTTTAGTATTCCTTCTGAACCTGCAAACGATATAGTTATTTTTCAACCAACTATAGGTGATATTATTCATGAAGGTGAAAAGAAAGTATATTCTGCAGTAAATACCTTAGTTGCTAATCCTACTATGTATAGATTGCAGTTATGGAAAATGGGTATTGATTGGAATAAACTTTCTGATTTTGATTTATTCTGTATGTTATCTACGAGTCTTGATCAGGACTCAACCAAATTACTATTCGGTGATTTGGATTTTCAATTATTTAAATTATATCAAAATACTGATGAAGAAAATAAACCTTTCTTCTATTTATATAATGATGACCAGGACTATCTAATTGATGAATCTACTTATCAAATCCTGGCATTATATCTTAAAACTATGTTCAATATATTCCCCAAAACTGAGAAAGCCCGAGGTAAAGCTACTAAAGAAGCTTTGATTTGGGAAGATCAACAAAATTATGATCTTCATAAAAATGATACTTATAAGTCTACTCTTCTTCCACTCATTTCTTCATGTCTGAATCATCCCGGTTTTAAATACAAGAAAAATGAATTAAAAGAGGTTGGCATTGTTGAATTTATGGACAGTGTTCAAAGACTCCAAATTTATGAATCTTCTACTGCTTTACTAAAAGGTATCTACAGCGGATTTATTGACGCTTCAAAAATTAATAAAGATGACTTGAATTTCATGAGAGATCTCTCTCAGAAAAAATAGTCTTTTTATACATTTCTATAAGAACAAATCTAAAACACAATTCTAAAAATTCTAAAGGAGGAAAACATAATGGGATTTAATTTAGGTGACATTATTGTTGATAGAGTACAGATTGGTTATGCTGAAACTATTGAAACAGAAAAAACACCAAGTACACTTTTATATACTCTGACACAGCTTCAGGATGTTTCTGTAAATATTACCGCTGATTCCACAGATGCAGTCGATAATCAGGGTACTTTGATTAAACGATTCTGGAAATCAAAAACTGGTGAATTGACAGCAAATAATGCGATGATTAATTTAAATATTGTCGCAGCTGCAGCAGGTGAAGGATCAGTTACATCATCTGATGGCACTTTAACAATGCCAAAAATTATTACAGCTAGACAGACTAAAGAGGCTGGAGATGTAGAGGTTACTTTAGGTGAAACTACAAACATTGAAGAAACATCAATTAGAGTTAATGACTTTACAGCAAGCGGTACATCTGGTAAAGCTTACACTAAAGGAGAAAGTGCATCTCCTACACAGTTTGTTTATGCAGATGGAAAAATTAAACTTCCAAAAGTAGATAATGGAATGTTCATTATCAAATTTGAAAGAAAAGTAAAAGAAAATGAGGGTGCGATGATTGTTAATAAAGGAGATAAGTTCCCATCTACAATCAAACTAACTCTTAAAGCTCTTGTTGTAGATCCTTGTCATATTGATACTCTTCGTGCTGCTTATATTGAAATTCCATCTTTCCAGGTATCTCCTGAATTAGAGATTTCTCTGACAACCGATGGACAGCTGCAGTATAGCGGATCTATGCAGATGGATTATTGTTCTGCTGATAAAGCTCTGTATAGAGTATATTATGCAGAAGACGATGAAGAGGTTGATGAATAATCAATTCTATTTATTTTACGGTCGGTACGGGTCAAATCGTACCGACTGATTTATTACCATCAAAACAAAGGAGGCAAATATGGTAAAAGATAATAAAACATGTATTTTATGTGGTAAGAAATATTCTTATTGTAGTCGTTGCTCTGAATTTGATCATCTGCCTCGTTGGATGGAATGTTATTGCAGCGAAAACTGTAAAGATATTTTTAATACATTATGTAGTTATAATATGAATCATATAACAAAGGAAGACGCAAGAGCTAAATTTGAAAAATATGATTTATCTCATAAAAATAATTTTAATCATTTAGTCAAAGAATCTATTAATACTATTATGACTGATGAAATTTCAACTCTAGATACATCTTCTCCCGCTGAAACAATCAAACCGGTTGCTACAGCAGGTCAGGTTGCTACAGTTGGAGAACCAATTATGAATGCTCCAGAACCACTTCCGGAAACTACAATTACAATTGAAGATTCAACAATTAAAAAAACTGTTTCTGATCCGGTCATGGGTGATACTGCCATTAAGCAGCCTATGCGTATGAAGTATACAAAAAAGAAATAATTAATTTGAATTTTGAATGGTGATTTTTTATAAGGGGTATAGCTCACCGTTCGAGTTATACCCCTTTTTTCACCTTGGAGAACAGGGAATATGGACAAAAAAGATAATATTATACAGCCGAATTTAAGATATCGGCCTTATACAATTAATGAAATCGTTAGAATCGTGAATCCAAAACAAAGGGATTTATATATAAAACATAAAGCTTTTCCAATAGATATGTATCCTAGTGTTGATAAAGAAGGAAATGATGTTATTGTTTATATTTTTCTCAGAGAAGAAACATACGAATTATATCAAAAATGGCTTGATCATACATTGGAGTAAATTATGGAAAACATTGAAAAAGTACTAGAAAAACAAGAATTAAGATATGTATTAGGTACTGCTGTTTCTGGCAAACCTATGTATTTGAAAAAGAAATTACAGAAAATTGAATATTCATTTACTACTGACATAACTGATGCCACAAAAGCTCATTCAAGTAAAATAGCTAGAATGATGCTTGATAATTATATTCATGATACAGGAGATACTGGTTCTGAACTGGTGATTATTCCATTGGTAATTAGTTATGAGTTAGTGAAAGTACTATAGATTTTAAAGGTTATAAATTTATATTGTAAATATTTTCAAGGTATCCTAACTTAGCATTACTCAGATACCTCTTGTTGCTCCTTTTACTCCTACATCTCATCTACTATTTCTTATAGAACGAGAATTTGATTTTTATACCATTCTTTAAGCTGTAATTGAAGCTAAGATTCTTAATGTTGTTGATGTTACGAAATAGAACAACGCTAAAAACAAAAACAAGCACAAGAATGATAAAACATATAAATGCTAAAATTGCCACATCTATACACCACCTTTGTGTAGGAACAGCATAACTTTTACAAGTTAAATATGTAGTATATGAAATCTAAAGACCGTAATGCGCTGCTACAGCCACATACATATTCGCTTTATAGTATAGAAGATTTTATATAGGATTACAATACAATTTATAACCTTTATTTATAAAGGAAGAAAAAGGATTAATGCATAATAATCAAACATTGAAATTAACCGTCAAAGATTTTGTTTCAGTAAATCATTATCTGGCATATCGAACTGTTACTAAGAATGGTCATGCTATGGCAATGAGTTATAAAACAGCTGAAGCAAAGAAGTTTCAAAAAGATTTTATTGAATATGTAAAAAAACAAGCAACCGAACAAGGCTGGATAACTGATCCAGATCCGATGCAGCACTACTATGTAGATGCTGTTTTTTATTTTCCTAGAATTGATATGGATACAAACAATTATTGGAAAGTAGCATTTGATGCTATTACTGATTCCGGGGTTGTATGGGTTGATGATAATATGGCCTGCGAACGTGTTGTAAAAGTTTTATATGATTCTGAGAATCCTAGAATTGAATATACAATTTATAAAACAGACTTTACTGGTATTTTTGACAGCCAGGAAAATTTAGATGAATTTGAAAATAAATGCAAATCATGTAAGAGATATAAACGTAACTGCTCTCTTCTACGTAAGGCCAAAGAAGGCAGAGTTCAGGAAGAGATTAAAGATATGGTTTGTTGTAAATATAAAGAATAGAGGGATTTTGTTATGAGTGAAAATAAAAAAGCTACTGTAGAAGAATTTGTAAAAAAATATAATCAGTTTAATTCAACAGAATTGAAAGCTAATTATGTAAAATCAATGGTTGATGAAAATAAATATATTGACTATTTAGTAAAAGTAAAATATGCACAGGATATAATTTCTATTTCATGCTTAGATAAAAATGGAAATATTAAATTAAATTCTCCTAAGAGATATTCTTTATATATTCATACAATTATTAACTTATATACATATATAGAGATACCAGAAAATAAATGGAATGAATGTTTAGATCTGTTAGAAAAAAATAATCTTATTGAAGTAATAATGACTGCTATTTCAAAATCTGAAATTAAAAGATTCGATACTGTATTGAAGATGTGTCAGGATGATTTAATGGTCAATAATTATGAAATTCAAGGTTACATCAGCAGAAATATTGAGAAAATTAAAGAAACAGCTTTAATTACATGTGAACCAATTATTACTTCTCTTTCTAAGAAAGTAGATGAATTAACAAAAGAAGATTTAGCAGAAATTGTAAAAATATTGGTCAAATAAAGGAAGGGATTTTATGGCTGGAATAGTGGATAACACTGCTGCTTTACGTTCTGATATAAAATTATTTTTAAAAACAGTTGCTATTGCATATGGTAAAGCAGCAGCTGATGCAGGTCCAAAAGTTGCAAAACAAGCAATTGAAATGTTTTATTCTTCATATAGTCCATATATATATCGAAGAACGGACAACTTAAAAAATAATTCATATGAAAGATACTATAAAAATAACGGATCTGTAGTTTATGGTGGAGTTCGTATTTCCAGCGATAAAATGTCTGAATATCAATATGGAAAATGGAGTGCGGCTACTGTTGCCTCACGTACTTGGGCAGGAGGTGCTCATGGTAATATTCATACATTTCCACCATTAAGTATGGCTCAAATGCAATTGGCTAGTTTATCTGCCGCAATAGAAGCTCAAGCTATTGCAGTTGGGAAAAGCCAAGGCTATGCTACTTTAAAATTTTAGTATTATGAGTGAGGTGATTATTAATGGCAGAAGTCGCTAAAGTACTTCTTTCTCTAGCATATCAAGATAATTCTGGTGAAATTTCTAGTCAAGTTAAACAAAGTGCAGAAAAAATATCTAAGAATGCCGGAGATATTGATTTAAAATTAAAAGACCCTGATATGAAAGGATTTGCACAAAAAATCCAATCCGGAATGGGACAAATTAATAAATTAGTTGGTAAAAATGGCAAATTAAGCAATGTTAAAAACATATCTTCTCAAATGGAAGATTTATATAAAGCATTTTCTGATTCTGAAGATCCGAAGAAATGGGCTGATAGTGTAGACAAAACTTATAAAAAGTTAAACAAACTATCACATGTCAAAAATACTGGTTTATTAGAAAATTTTCAACCACACGATTTAAAAAAAGCAATTGAAAATTATGAGGATCTTGAGGAAAAACAGTCTGCATATAATTCTGCAAGACAAACTGCTGCTGATAAATTTGTATCTATACCAGATAAGAATTTATCTGAAATACTTCATGACTTGCAGCTTTCAAGTAAAAGTAAAGTAAAAAACAAAGCTTTTTTAACAGAAATTAGTAGTAAAGAAAATCTTGAAAAAATGGCACAATCATTTGGAATTGATAGTACAAATGGTAATGCTATGAAACAAATTAAAAGATATGCTTTACAAATGGCTTCTAAACAGTTACTTACCGAAGAAAAAGGAAAATTAAAGCTTGATACTCCTGATAGTATATTAAGATCTAGTGAAATAACTAAACAGTTAATGTCATTAAGAAGTGGTATTACTAGAAGTGAGTCCGTTTTAGTAGATAAATATGGTGCTCAAAATTTAACTCCTTATAAATCCAATGGATTTACTGAGAAAATTTTAGAGCAAGAACTTAATAGTTTAAAAAGCAATTATATTAAAACTTCTGTTGAAAAAAAATTAAAAGAATTTGAAGATGCCCAAGATATTGCTGAAAAACATATTATTGAGACGGCTAAAAAAAGAAATACCATTCAACAAGAAAAAAATGAAAAAGCTGTTGCTGAAGCAGAAGAAAGACAACAAAAACGAAGAGATAAAGTAAATAAAAGGCGTGGAACCGATAATTTATCTAATGGGTCTGGTAATGGAACAGGAAATGGTTCCGATAACTCTTCTACTTCTCCTACTTCAGATGATCAAATAGAAAAAGATGCTGAGGATATCTGGAAAGAATCCTATGAAAAGATTAAATCTAAATATTCCGATAAAGTAAATAAATATGCTATTAGTGAAGACGAGGCTATCGAAAGATTATCTAAACTTCAAAAAAAAGCAAAAAATCCAGATGCTTTAACAGATAGTGATCTTGAAGAATTTTTAGGTATAGATAGTAGACTAAATACATTTAAAGAACATGGTAAATTAAAAAATTTTGATGCAATTGATGATCTTAATAATTTACATGATATATTTGACAAAGAATGGTTTTTTCCTCTTTCGGATTCTCAAAATAAATTCAAAAAAGAATTAGATGCAATGAGTACAGACCAATTAGCTGCTATGGAAGAAATCCAAAAAGCTAGAGAATCTCAAAAAAAGAACTTAGAAAAAAAGGTTTCTGAACCATCTAAATCTGAAAATTCTTCTGACGAAAAAGAAAAAGCATCTACAGATATATCTACTTCTAATGATTCATTTTCTCATACTACTGAAGAAGTTGCACAATTAAAAGAACAAATTACACAGTTGCAAACAGCTATTACTGATTTAAATACTGCTCTTATGGAACTTGACGGTTCTGCTTTTTCTCAAATGAAAAAAGAAACTGCAGATATGCAAAAGTCATTAGAAGAAACTCTTGATAAATTAGCTAAAATAAAAGAGACTAAAAATAACAAAAGTAATCCGACTGATGAAACAGTAAAAAAAGACGTTGAACGTGCAGATAGATATGGTACTTTAAGTACAGTTGATACAATTTCCGAGTTTCATAAAAGATTTAAAAATACTGATGCTTATAAAAAAAATGGAAACAAAGTTGAAGAAAGAGCTATTGGTATAAAGTTAGGTAAACAAATCGGAGAAGAAGTTGCTATGTCCAGTGATACTGGAGCTGTTGGAATAAATAGTATAGTAAAAAACAATCCAGATTCCATTTTGCATACTCATCCATACGATAGTAAAACTGACAATCTTAGATTTAGTGATGCCGATATTCAAGAATTAGTTAATGGTTCATTTCAAAGAGCATTTTTAGTTTGTGGCGATGAATTAGCCACAATGGATATGTCCAGTGTAAAACCTGCACAATTTAAAAATTTAAGAGAAGATATTCTTAATATTTATCAAGCAGTATGCGCTCGTTATGGAGCGCAAATTAAAGATGAAGCTATTGGTGGATTAGATACTATCCCAGAAGAATATCAAGATGAAGCTACAAAAGCAATAAACACTTTAGTAAAAAGTCGATTACAAGAGCTTGGTGGAGATTTACTTTTTGATAAAATTGTAAATGATGGTGCACATGGAAATTTATTAGATGCTATTGATGACGACAAATTAACAGATTTTGCTGATCAAAGAAATCAGCATGAAAAAAAAGTATTAGATCAATTTGTTGATGCTGCTATTGCTGTTAATCCAGCTGAACGTTTTAAAAATCTTCAAGAAAAATATCCTATTGCTGAACAAAACAGATACAATAATGATACTAATATCGATTCTTCTAACGAACAATTTGCTGCTATCCAACAGCAATTAGAACAACGTCAAGCAGAATTTCAAAAATTAAGCGAACGATTCTCTCAATTGGAATCTCAACTTCGGCAATCTGAAACTGAAAAAGAAAGATTATCACAAGAACTTGCTCAAAAGCAAGAACAGGAAAAAATTAGACAGGCCGAAGAAGCTAAACAAAAAGTCGAACCTCAAAAACCTGTCGAAATAAAACCTAATGCAGAAATTGAAACAAATGAAATAATTGACAATGATAATGTAATATCTTCTGAAGTATCTGAAATGACTTCCTTACAGGAAGCTGTAGCTTCTGTTACTGCTGCTGTTAATGAAAAAACAAACGCATTTAATCAAGAAGCTTCTGCTGTCACTTCTGCTGTTGAATCCGAGGTCACTAATTTAGAAATTCTTAAAGATGCTGTTGATAATGTATCAAAAGCTAAAGAAGAAGCTGCTCAAAAGGAAGAAGAAAGAAATCAGAAAAAGAAAGAAGCTGAAGCTACTGCCGAGCAAGAAGCTAAAAAAAAAGAAGCTGAAGTAAAAGCAGATAGTAAAAAAAAAGAACAATCAGATTCAAAATCTCAACAAGAGAAAACATCTGGAAATTCTACTTCACATAAAAAAGAAGAATCTACAGAATCTCCTAAAGTTTCTGATATTCCAAGTACATATGTAAAAAATATTGATAAAGCATTTGATGAGGCTACGGCAATAAATGATTCTTTAAAAAAATCTGAATCTTTAAAATCTAATATCATATCTCAATTTGCAAGTATGCCGCCCGTATCCGAAGGTGCTACTTCTCAAATAGAAACTCTTAATAGTCAATTAAAATCCGGTCAGATTAGTGTAAAAAAATATAATTCTGAAATTTCAAAATTATCTTCTTCTTTAAAACATGTAGATGATTATGCTGATAATGCTGATAATGCCATTGAAAAAATGACTCAAAAAGCAATGGAGCTTAGTAATGGTAAAGCTTTAATTACATCATCTATTAAAAAAGATGCTCAAGGTAATGATATTGCTAAATTAGTTGCTTCTTGGGAAGGTAATAAACTCACCGGAACATTTAGTAATGTAACAAAAGGAGTTTCATATCTTACACAACAAACACAAACTTCCACTACTGCTGTCGGACAGTTTTTTGACGGATTAAAACAAAGATGGACGAGTTTAGGTCAGTATCTTCTTTCATTTGGTGGATTTTATCAAGTATTTGATGTATTAAAAGATGGTTTTAATATTATTCATGATCTCGATGATGCTCTTACTGAAATGAATAAAGTAAGTGACGAACCTCTTGATAAATTAAAATCTTATCAAAAAGAAAGTTTTGATATTGCAAATGATATCGGTACTACAGGTACTCAAATCCAAAATAGTACTGCTGATTTTTTAAGACTTGGTGAATCATTTGATGATGCAAAAGAGTCTGCGAAAGCTGCAAACATTCTTTTCAATGTATCAGAATTCTCAAGTATAGATGAAGCTACTGAAAGCCTTATTGCAATGAGTTCAGCTTATAAAGATATGGATAAAATGGATATTGATGATAAGCTAAACAATGTAGGTAATAATTTCTCAATTAGTACTGATGGACTTGCTACTGCACTTCAGAAATCTGCTTCTGCATTAACAACTGCAGGTAACGATATTGATAAATCAATTGCTTTAATTACTGCAGGTAATGCCGTTGTTCAGGATCCAGATTCTGTAGGAGCTGGTATTAGAACAATTGCATTAAGATTGACTGGTACTGAAGAAGCGAAAAAAGAACTTGAAGAAACTGGTGAAGATACATCAGATTTTATTGTTCAAACAGCTTCTAAAGTAAATGATTCTTTTAAAGCTTTTACAGGTGTTGCGTCAAATAACTTTAAAGGAATTAGCTTATTAGATGAAAACGGAAATCTTCGTGATACTTATGATGTATTACAAGATGTAGCTGATATTTATGATGAAATAGTCGAAACTGATAAAAAATACGGAACTAATCATCTGAATGGTTTACTAGAATTAATGGCTGGTAAGAATCGTGCGAATATTGCTGCTTCTATTATTCAGAATGGTGATATGTTAAAAGATGTTTATGAGACATCTCAAAATTCTGAAGGTTCTGCATTAGAAGAAAATCAAAAGCAGCTTGATTCTATTTCAGGTCATTTAGATCAGCTTAAAAATAAATGGCAACAAGTATGGGCAGGAACAGCTAGTAGAAATCAAGTAAATTTTGTACTTGATGGTCTTAAAGGTGTTCTTGATATTGTTAATAAAATCGGTTTAGTCCCTTCCGCTTTAATGGCTGGATTTGGACTTAAAGGTGCCGCAAATAAAATTCAAGGAAAACAAGGTATCTTTTCAGGACTCTTTGGTTGGCCCAAAATCCAGGGCTACGCTTAACCTATTAAGCAGGCCATCTATTATAAAGAAACTTATATAATGGCATAAGTTTTCAATATAGTGGACGTAAGAGTATAAAATGGGAATAATTCGTTGAAATCACTATTCTGTCTTTGACAGTGAATCGGATGAAATAAAAGTATGTAATTACATATTCCGTGATAACGCACGAGCCAACATAGTCAACGTATAGTAATATGCGAAACAAATAATTGAGAAAGTATATGAATGACTATGAGGAGTAGAGAGACTACCCTTCCCAGGAGTATATATATGCCATAATATATATGCTTTTAATGAATAGTCCATAGGTTAATATAGTAATATATTACTCGGCACTTCTCTTCTGCCGTTTTCTAGTGAAGAGAAAAACGGTGGTGAAATCCACTCAGTACTACTCTTCTACTGTAAATGAAGAGAAAAAAGACCGAGAATACTCCCGGCCTCTTTCGTAAACATTTCTAAAAATCTATTAAAACTTTAAATCTAAAGGAGAATTCATAATTGGGAAATGACATTAGAATTATTTGATACGATCTTTGTACTGTCTTTTCATCATTTTAGTGATCGATTCAACTTTCTCATCAGATAATTCTGGATGATTACAAATCTGATCAATGGTGTGTTTCTTTGAACTATAATACATATGAGCTAAGATTATAATTACTAGAAGACCTCCAAAAATACTAAACAATTCAATCATATTCATTTCACCTCCTCCCCTAATAAAAATTTCTTATTTGGGAAGTTTCGCCCAGAACGGGCAGAATTCTCTTTTCGCATTGCGTATACAAGATTGTATAGCTTTGCTTATGCATGATTTATTAAAGAATAAATCAGGTATTTGCCGTGCAATCGTGTTGTAATGCATCACCTACAACCACAAAATACCTATTGATATATTATCAATATTTGGTATTTTTGTAAATCAGAATATATTTTCTGTAACAGGCTCACTTGCTGAGGGAATCATATCGGCTGATCCGGGCACTCCCCTGTATAAAAAATAATCGTGAACGATTGCCGATAATAAAGCTCTTGGAATATCCAGGAGTTTTATTTTCAAATATATAATAAAATGGATAAAAGGAACTATTATGAATAATAAATTAGATTCGCTGTTTATAAGCAAAGAGAAATCTCAAATAATAAAATCTGATGTTGTAAAATGTCATGGTATTTCTATTGATAACAGTACCTCTTGTTGCGAACAAAAGATGCTGTTTACATCAAAGGAATTACCATCTGATTCTTAGGCTATAAACAATCATCGGTCAACTTAATTGCAGTCTAATGCACCGTTTGTAACTTGTTTTTTATATTTAACTTTTCTAATGCAAGTTTTCTTTCATTATTTTCGTTCAATATTTTTTCTAAATACTGATTTATTTGTTTTATTTCTCTGTATGTACTTATGAATTGATAACCATTTCCTTCTATCAGTATTTTACATTGTTTTTCTATCTTTGCATGTATCTCAATCCATTTTTTATGTATTGTATCATTTATAAGTTCATAATATTTAACGGGATATTCATAACATACACCATTTATCTTTTTGGTAAACGTTTTTTCTGTGCTTCGTAATTCACATTGTCCATCCTTATATAAACAACTTATATCATTAAAAACATTTAATAAATGTTCTAATTCCTGAATTTTAAGAATTAATTTATTATTTTCTTTCTTATATTCTACTTGCCTGTTAAGAAAAGCTTCTAGGATTTTATAAAATCCACTATATCTATCACCTCTGGCACCTTTAAACTCTGTTATTTTTATATCATCTTCATCTATTTCAAGATAGCATATACGATATTCTCCAGATATTTCTAAAGCTCCAGAAACAAAAACATTAAAGCAATTATTTTTCTTTGATATGTCCTTTTTAGGTAAAAAAATTTTGATATTTGCCATGCTTAACTGTGCTTTTATTTTATCTGAAAGATCAAGTTTTTCAATTTCTTTTTGTAAACTATATTTTTTCTTAAAATATTTTTTCTTTTCTTTAATTTGATTTTTCATTTAAACTCCTACATAAAAACCATACCACCGGGTATGTCTCTTTTTTTATATCACTATTATCTTTTAATTTTAACACTTCTGGAGTATTAATCTTATTCCATAACGATTTTTTTAGCTGATCATGGGATTTAAGAATTTCTACATATTTTTTAAATCTTTCATCTTCGTTATTAGTATTATAGGTATCAATATACATAATTATTTATCTCCCCGGCCACCATTTATAGCCACACTTTTATTAGAATTGAGGTGATTTCATTGAAAAACAAACAAGTAGAACAATGGTATCCAATTTATCTAGATAACGTACTCATAACTGAAACAGATACAGAAGAACTTTGTAAATATATATTTACTCAATGTTTTATACCGGTCACTTCATTAGATACAGATTGTCAAGACTGAAAATGTGAATAGTCATGATTGCTTAAATACTGCAACTTTAGCAGATTCAACTGCTACATCATGTGCTACGCCTTCAACAAATTCAAGAGTGTGATTTCCAACTTTTCCAATAATACCTTTTGTTTTCTTCCAGACTGGTTCTGGTTCTGTAGCATCAATAAATTTATGTCCAGGATATGTAATCTCATTGATCATGCAATTGTTAATATACGAAGAAGAATCTTTAGGTGATCTGTTAGATATTTTTATAAAATTGATTTCTTCAAGTTTCATTACTGCATACATTATTTCTTTACGTGCATATATTTCATTCAGTTCAGAATCAAAAAGTTGTTGAAGAGATACTGGAACAACATGAAATGTACCATCTTCAAGTTCTTTATAGTCAATATTCTTTTTACAAAAGATTAAAATATCTCTTACACATGATTCATTTAAATTCATCTCATTTCCTCCAATTCAGAAAGGCGACATCTTATGCAAACAAATTACAAGGTCTTATCTACTGCCATTGATATTACACAATTACTTCAACAAAATAATTGTACTTATAATGAAGCAACGAAAATATTAAATCTTGTCACTGCAGAGCTTAAGCAACAGCAAGAAAATCTAGAATATGCAACATTTGATGATTATTTTTTAGGCACGAAGACTGCAGATGCGAATGATAAGGTTGTTACTGCTTTAAATCATGTTGATGAATATTGTTGATTACTTATCTCCCAGGTTTCCATCTATACCCACATTTCTGACACAGATTATGTTTCCTACTTGTCCCCCAGAAACCTGTAAGAAGTGAATATCCCTCTTGAAAGTGAGCTGATCAACATGTTATACCTTATACCCACACCAAAACATCAAAATATACTAAAAGTAATCTACTGGTGGCAATTTGAAAAAGAGCAAGAAAAATTACAGCAAATTATTAATTCTCGTTTGAATGATTCTGGCATTCCAAAAATGCGTTATACATATGATTGACAAAGCAATTAAGTAACTGCTCCTTATTTTCCAGGTTTCCACTTATGTCCACACTTCTGACACACATTCATAGGAGTTCTAGATCCCAAGAATCCGGTCCAAAATGAATAACCCCTGGTTGTTGTAGCTATGGAAGTTGAACCGCAGCGAGGACAATGAGGTTTTGGTGGAGTTGAAGATATATAGACATTAGGTCCAATATATTTTCCATTTTCATCATGATCTCTCTTCCAATTAGGATCGTCATGAGAACAATATTTAAATACATCTCCAGAAGGAATAAAATTAAAATCAGGAACATGATGATATCTTTCTATATAATTAAGTAATTCATTTAAATCTGCTCCATGAAACAATGGCGTTAATTGTTTTAACAAATCACGCAAATGTCCGGTTGGATTACCACATAATTTATGACCATCAAAATCAAATTCTTTCATATATTCGATTACAGGTGTAATATTATACAATTCACCTTTAAGCATCAATATATTATTCTCTATATCAGGATGTTTAGGCAATGGAAATCCGCAGTGTATACATTTTTCCGATTTATCAGATACCTCTTTTCCGCATTCAGGACACTTAACAAGCATACGCTTCCTCCTCTTGTAGATTATATTTTGTTAGATAGAAACTAATTTAAATATAACATATGCTGCTTAAATCTACAAGTGCAAGTAGCGATGCAACAAATATCGCAAAAGGGCTATTGCAAAGTAAAGAAAATGGAATAAATTTAACAGATTTTATAGATTCTTTCGATGAAATTAACTCCAAAGATTTAGGAAAAGCTTTTGGTTTAGCTGGTTTTACTGAAGATGTATTGGATGCTGCATTAAGGACAAGTAAATTTGAAAAGAGTCTTGATGATGTTAAAACAGAATTTGATGATTTTAATAAATCAACCAGTGGTATTAAAGGAAAATTAAATACCATTAAAGATGGATTTAGTAAAATTGGTAGCGTAATAAAAACAAAAGTTGCCACTTCCACATCTACATTAATGGATTTTGTAGGTGCTTTAAATCCTATGACAAAAGTAGTAGGAATAGCTGGTACAGTTGGTGCTATTGGTTATGGCATATATAAGCATGTTAAAGAAGCTCAATTTCAAACTGCTTCCGGTGCAATATCCGAATGGACTGAACGAGATGCTTCATTAACAGATCAGATTGATCAGTATACAAAGCTACAACAGCAAATTGAAGCTGGAAATCTATCTTCTCAGCAAGAATACGATATTAAATCTCAGATTCTGGATATTCAAAATCAAATATCTGATGCATATGAAGACCAAGCAAGTGGAATTGATTTAGTTAATGGTTCCTTAGATGAGCAGTTAGATAAATTAAATGAAATTCGTGCGACCGATGCTAAAAATACTATTGAAGACCATAGTAATAGCAAAGGCTTCCAAACTGCTGAAAAGAAAATGACAAAGAAAAATCATACGTATTTAGGCGAATACTATGATAATGGTTCTGAAGAATCTGAAGCATTAAATTCTTTATTTGATAGAATGTCAAAGAAATATGGAAATGACGTATTTTCTATTGATAAGGACGGTATAACCACACAGGTTCATTTTGAAGCTGATGCTGAAACCGCAGAAAAAGCTTTAAATGAATTCATGACTGGTATCACAGATATCGAAGATAAATACGGTGAATCCGATGTTTTATCTATGTTTTCTGATAATGCACTTGGTAATAGCAAATCAGGTCTGACAGAAGCCAATAACATCTTAGATAAATACCAGGAAACATATGATCAGTATAAAAATGCAAAATTATATTCTGATGAAAAAAATTATGGTGGACATACAGCTGCTGAATGGATAAGTAATTATGCCAAAGCTGTAAACGATTATAATCAGGCGTTGTCAACTGGTGATCAGGCCGCAATAGATACTGCCAAAGAACATTATAATGCAATGCAAAAATCTATCAGTACATTGATTAATGGAAATGAAGATTTTGCAGAATATAAATTTGCAGTTGAAGACGTAGAAAAAGAATTGGATACAGCAAGTGCAAAAAAGAATGATTTTTCAAACGCTTTGAAAAATTCAAAAGATACTAATGGCTACGAAAAACGTCTGAATAGTTTAGCTGATACCATTAAAGGGCTTAACTTAAATGAATCTGAATTCTTTGATATTTTAAAATCAGGAAATGATTCTGATGCTAAAAACACTATCCAAAGCTTAATCTCTATGGCAAAGTCTGCCGGATACATTACCGGAACTACTTCAAGTGAAATACAACCATTAATCGATCTTCTTGGTGAATTAGGATATATGTCCGTAGATGCTGCATCTCACATTGATACCTCTGCCCTCTCAGCAGAACAGCTTGCTACAAAAGTTGAAACTGCTCAAACAGCATTATCCAATATTAACTCTGTTATTTCTGCATCAAATTCTGATTCCGGATTACTTACGGATAATATCACTGCTCTTGAAGAATCATTCGGTGGATTAGATTCTTATAATGCCGAATCTTTACTCTCAAATACTGCTGATGGTGTCAAGTTGAATACTACTGCTCTCAAAGATCTTATTGAGCAGCAACACAAAGTAGATTCAGATGACCTCGAAGCAAGAATTAAAGGTCAGAATGAAGAGCTTCAGAAACAGAGGGATATTCTTAATAATGTAACTCAGAGTGAAGATAATAAGCAAAATGCTAAAGAACAAATAGATTCTATTACTGATGCAATTGAGAGAATGAAGCAGGCTCAGTCTCAGTTATATGCTTCATATAAACAGCAGATGGAACTTACATCTGACTACCAGGCAGTGCTTGATGCAGAAAGTACTCCAAATGCTGGTGCAAGATATGACAATATGAAATCAAAGGTTAAAACAGCCAAAGAAGCTTATGATAAAGGCGAAATTGGTACTGATGATTTCAAAACTGTAGCTCGTTACTTATCTCCTAATGGATTTGAAGATCCAGATAACTTCATTGAGAATTATCAAAAAGCCAAACGTTATTTAACAGATGATTCATCTGGTGTAATTAATTTCTTACAAGATCTACAATCTAAAGGTCTTGCTACAATGACCACTCTTGCAGATGGCACTCATGAATGGACCACATCTTTTGATGATGCTGCTGAAGCTTCCAGACAGGCTGGCATGGGCTATGAATTCTTTATGGATATGTTTGGTAAAGCTGAAGATTATGGTGCTTTCAATACATTTATCTCTTCTGCTGAAGAAGGAGAATTAAAGGTACAGGATTTATCTAAACAGCTTGCAGAAGCCAAAACTCGTATGGCTGAATTACAATCTCAAGGTGCAGATGAATCTTCTCTTCAAGGACAGCAGAAAGTAATTGATGAGCTTGAAGCAAAATTAGGTAAACAACAAGGCGTTCTTGATGATTATTATGGTTCATATAAGCAAAAACAAGCTCAACAACTTGAAGATGCTAAAGAACAACTTGATTTAATGAGCGATCAGATAAAAAATGAATCTAATCAAAATGTAAAAGATTTTCTGGTTGCAAACTTTAAGCAGTTAGCCAAAGAATATGGACTTGATTATAATTACGATGAAAATTCTGGTAATATTTCTGTAGATAATGATTCTTATAAGGATCAAATGAGTCAATATGGAAATACCTGGGTTAATCCTGCTTCTGCTGAAGATATGGGATATAAAGAAGGAACCCAGGAAGCCAAAGATTACCAGGCAGCCGTTGATTCTCTTACTGCTGCTCATGAAAAAAATGATGCCGCTACTGAAGAGGCATTTAAGACATTATCTCAATATAATGCTGAAGAACTCAAAGGTATTGAACTTGATAATAATAAATATGATTCTGACGATGCAGGATTACGTAAAGCTGAAGATGCTTTACAGATGCTGGCAGATACATATGGTCTTACTAAAGATCAGCTTCTTGAAGGGCTTGAGGGATTAGGACAACTTAAATTAGATGTAGATACATCAAGTATGGAAAATCTTAAGCATGAAGCTACTGAAGCTCAAGAAAAGCTTAATGAAATAACCGGAAAGACATATAAGTTTAATTTTGACACATCTAATTTAAATACTATCAGACAACAGATAGAACAGGCTAAAGAGCAATTATCTCAATTTCAATTCACAGACAGTACCGGCAAGAAACGTGTGGACTACTCACAGAATGGAGCTAAAGAAGCTACAACTGTTTATGCTGCTTCTATTAAGCAGGAACAAGATGCTGAATATAGTAATTCTAATATTGGTAAAGTAGATACGTCCTCTGTTGAAGGAACAACTAAAGAATGTATCACCGCTGCTCAAGAGTTTATGCAGGCCAAAAATGAAATGGATGTACAGACTCAATTAGCTCAGGAAGGTGCTACCAATACTCTTGACCAGGCTTCTCAAAAATGTCAACAAGCTTACGAAACATTTAAGAATGAAGCAACAGAAAATGGTATTGAAATAGATACATCTGATATTCAGACTGCTGAAGATGAATTATTAAAATTATCAGGAGAAGACATATCTACAAAATTTGATGTAGATGTTTCTGATCTTGATAGTGCTCTTACAGACGTACAACAACTTCAAACAGAAGGTAAAATTGATGCTAAAATTGACCTTGATATAGATGCTGATTCTATGTCTATTGATGATTTAGATTCTAAAATTCAAGAACTGACAAATCAAAAAAGTCAATTTACAATAGATGGAGATGTTGAAGATGCAGAAAAAGTTCAGGCTTTAATAGATCTTCTGCAGCAAATCCATGATAAAAAGGTACAAGTTACAGCTGAAACCCAAGGTGCTGAATTAGTAGATCAATTACAGGCGAGAATTTCTGAACTTCAAGGAAAAGGTGTAACTATTGATGCTATTGTTCAAGATGATCAGGTATCAGAATTAGTAAATGAAATTGCTCAACTTCCTCCTGAAGTACAAATTGCCATTGGCGTTGATGAAAGTAATGTTGGAGATGTCGATGCAATTAAATCACAGATAGAATCAAATCCTGCAAGCATTACTGTAAATTATAAAAAAGGTGATGAACCTAAAGTAGCTGATGATATAAAAGGTCAAGCAAATTATACTATGGGTGATCATCCAACAACAGCTCCAGACATATCTGGTACTGCAAATTATACTTTAGGTAGTTATCCTAAAACTGCTCCTACAATATTTGGAACTGCTGTATACACTAAAAAGGTACAAGCTACTGGCACAATGACCTCAATCGCTCATGCTGATGGTACTGCTTATAATATGCTTAACCTGAAGCCACTTTCTTCTGCTCATGCAGGTGGTAATGTTGCTTTAAATCAGAATGAGACTGCCCTTACAAATGAAGTAGGTACGGAATCTATTGTTCGTGATGGTGTGTGGAGTTTATTACCAGGTGGTCCACATATGGAAAACCTGAAAAAAGGAGATATTATATTCTCTGCTTCTCAAACAGAAGATTTATTAAAACATGGAAAAACAAACAGCCATGCTCGTGCATATGCAAATGGTACATTAGCTGTATCTCCTGCACATGTTGGTGGTCCATCAACAACTGGTTATTCTGGATTAAATGATAAGTATCTTAAAAAGAGTTCTTCTAGCTCTTCAAATAAGAAATCTTCAGGTTCATCTTCATCCAAATCTTCATCTAAATCTTCATCTAAATCTTCCGGTAAATCTAAATCCTCTTCTTCATCCAAAGATTCTGAACAAGATGTTGATTATATCGAGATTAAATTCAAACGTCTTGAACGTGTAATTTCCAATTTCGGCAAGATTGCAAGTGATACATTCAGATCTTTGGGAAACAGATTAGATCATCTTACTAAAGTTGCAGGAAATAAGAAATACGACAGTGAGCTTGAACTCCTTAAATCTGAAAAAAATACTGCAACTAAAGCTGTCAGTTATTATCTGAAAAAGGCTAAAGGTGTAAACCTTGATGAAGCCACTAAGAAGAAAATACGTAGCGGTGATATTGATTACAGGACTTACAGTTCCAAGAATGATGAAAAGTATAAGAACATCAAGAAATATCAGACCTTCTATGAAAAATCTCTTGATGCTCGTGATAAACAGCTTGAAATAGAGGAGAACATTGCAAAATTATTCTCTGATCGTTTCGACATGATCTCTACAGATTTCGATAATGATAAAGCTATCATTGAGCATAGAACCAATACAGCAAATAACAATATCGATTATCTTGAAGAAAAAGGTTATCTTGGAAGTAAAGCTAATTATTCTGCTATTGCAAGTGCTACACAGGATGAAATCAATAAAAGCACTGCTAAGATTGAGGCTTTAAAGGCTGAACGTGCATATGCTTTAAGCAATCCCTATAGTGGTATTGTCAAAGATTCCGAACAGGATAAAGAATTCCAGAAAGCCATTCAAGAAGAAATCGAGAACCGTCAGGAACTGAATACGCAGCTTGCGGAAGCAAACAATAATATGCGTCAGGTTGACTGGGATCGTTTTGATTATATCCAGGAACGAATCAGTGATATTTCTAGTGAAGCTGATTTTATGATTGATCTTATGGCACAACGTAAGGATGAGTTATATCAGGACAGAGGACATACAGATAAAGTCGAAAATGCTAATGTAGCAGGTAAGTTCACTGATAAAGGTGTGGCTGTTATGGGACTGCACGGTCAGAACTATAACACCTATATGGCTCAGGCAAATCAGTACGCTGAAGAGATTAAGAAACTGAATGCAGAAATAGCAAAAGATCCGAATAATACCAAACTTATTGACCGTAGAAAAGAACTTCTTGAAGCTCAGAGAGATAACATCAAATCTGCGGAAGATGAGAAACAGGCGATGGCTGATCTTATTGAAGATGGTATCAACAGACAGATTGATGCTCTTGGTACTCTGATCGATGAGTATGAGGATTCTATAGATTCTGCAAAGGATTTATATGATTATCAGAAAAAGGTCAAAGACCAGACTGAAGAAATCTCAAAGATTCAGAAACAGCTAAATGCTTACTCCGGTGATGATTCTGAAGAGTCAAAGGCTAACATCCAGAAGCTCAAAGAAGATCTAAAGGATGCACAGGAAGATTTGCAGGATACTCAGTATGATAGATATATTTCTGAGCAGAAGAAACTTCTTAGTGATCTTTCTGATAACTACAAAGAAACTTTGAATGCCAGACTGGATAATATTGATGCTCTTGTAGCAGATATGATTACCAAGTCAAATGAGAATAAGGAAAGCATTAATCAGACTTTACAGACGGAAGCTGATAAAGTTGGATATACAATTTCTGATGAGATGAGTAAAATCTGGGGCTATGCCGGAGATATTCTTGGAACCACTGACGACAAAGGTATTATGGGCAAGATAACAGGTGTAAAAACTGTTCTTGATGCTATTAATGCCAAAGTCCAGTCAATGCAAACAAATAGTGATAAGCAGTCTACTCAGGTAAATGAAGGTGCTAAGACAGATACCGCTCTTCCTGCAAAGAAGGAAGCTCCTGCACAAAATAATAACAAACAGCCTGCTAAGAATCAGCCTGCTAAAAATAATAACGGTAAAAAACAGGGTAATGGTAAAGTCGAAGTTGGTGATCATGTTACTTTTGCAAACGGAAGTTACACAGCGGATTCTTCTGGTGGCGGTGCATCAGGTACAAGTAATCGTGGTAAAAAGGTATATGTTACCAAGATTCAGAAAGGTGCTAAGAAACCATATCATATCTCTACAGGTAAAAAGTTTGGTTCTGGTGACTTAGGCTGGGTAACAAAATCTCAGCTGAAAGGTTATAAGACTGGTGGTCTGGTTGATTATACCGGACTTGCTCAGTTGGATGGAACACCAAGTAAACCAGAACTTGTGCTAAATTCTGTGGATACTGAAAACTTCCTGAAGCTGAGAGATGCACTGAGGGATGGATTTGATTTCACACCGAATATGAATACTCCGATGTTTGCGAATACTGCTTTTGATGGTATTGCGAGTCAGATTGGAAGGATTGCATCTGCTTCTTCTAAAGAAACAACTATTGGAAACGTAACAAATCAAGTTACCATTCAAATTGATCATGTCGAGAATTATGAAGATTTCATGAATCAGATGACTAAAGATGATAAATTTGAGAAATTTATTCAATCTATGACCACTGACAGACTTGCTGGTGGAAGTAAATTAGCAAAGAATAAATATAAATGGTAATTATTCTGAGAGGCAGTTCTTATGGACTGTCTCTCATTATGGAGAAAAGGAATGGAAAATACAATTCAAAATGATGAATTTATAATCTTAGATTTACGAAAAGAAAATGAAATTCTTAAATTAGAAAATAAAACTCTTCAGGCTAAAAATGAAGCGTTATTAGATAAATATAATACACAAAAGAAAATTGTACAGGAAACACAAGATTTAATTTCAAGCTATCAAAAAGGATTAGAAGAAATTAAATCTTTAAAAACAGATCTTCAAACTGAAATTGAAAATGTAATTATGATGAAAAAGAAATATCATGATCAGTTTGAAGATCTTATAAACGAAGCAAAACAATCACTTTAAAAAGAAATGGAGGGAGATATGGTGAATGAATATGATTTTAGTTTTCGTGGAGAATTATTAAGCAGCCATGGTTATATGCTATGTCAATTTGATGGCACCGATTCTAATACAGCTGCTGATTCCCAAAAGAATTTTACATCAATTTCAATGTTTAATGGAAAATATCTTCCTATTATATATGCAACATATACAGATGCTCTTACATTAAAGATGTCAATCTGTAAAGGATGCGGATCAGAAAACTATATAATTACACCTGCAGAATGTGCATCATTGAAAAGATGGCTTAATTCTCCTACTGCTGAGGAATTTAGAATTGGAGGAAGCAATTATACCGGATATTACTGGATAGGAAGTTTTAATATTGAAGAGATTCATTATGGTGGACAATGTATTGGATTTGATTTAACCTTTACTGCCACTGCTCCTTTTGGATATAAAAATCAAGTTTCTATGAGTGGATCTGTAAATGCAGGTTCCTCTATTGTTATTGATGATACCAGTGATGAGGAAGGCTATATTTATCCAGATATATCAATAACTCTTAAATCTGCCGGAAATCTTGAAGTCACAAATTCTTTTGATGGCAGAAAAACTATTGTTAAAAATTGCAAATCCGGTGAAACAATTCAATTCAATAAATACCTCCAAATTATTTCTAGTGATGATGGTCACATCGTAAGCAATGATTTCAATTATAAATTCATTCGAATATATAATATCTATAATGAAACATCTAATACTCTCACTTTTAATCTCCCATGTACTTACACTATTTCTTATACACCAATTGCGAAGGTGGTGATCCCATGAATACTTCTTTATATGGTGACATTATTGAGATTGGACCAGATGGTCAGCCAATAACTCCTACTCTTATACTTGCTAACCGTAATGGTGAAAAGAAAGGTGCTATTACAAATGTAAAAGCATTTACTGATACAGACAATTTTAATGAAGCAGCAGAAATCACATTTGATGTTTATAAAACTGTAGATAATAAAAAATGTGAATTTTGGGATGATATCAAAGATTTTAGACTTATCTACATTCCCCATCGTGACAGCAATATTTTTAATCCATGGTATGAGCTAAAAGTTGATATGGATGAAAATGATGCTACTGTAAAGCATTGTACAGGGACTCATCTTCATGAATCAGAATTAAGTCAGCTTACACTGAATAATATTGAAATCAACTCTGAAGATGATATTATGCGTGATGATTATGTTCCTACAGTATTATATAATCCAGATAAACCAGAAGGTTCATTATTACACAGGATTTTAAAGGATAAAGCAGGTCATTATACAATTTGGCATGTTGATCCATCAATCGCTAAATTACAAAGAACATTTTCATGGGATGGAGTATATATTACTGATGCATTCAATGATATTGCAGAAGAAATTGAATGTCTTTTTAAATTTGGTGAATCACTTGATGATGATGGAAAAATACATCGTACTATTTCAGTTTATGATCTAGATGATCAATGTAGGGATTGTGGAGAGCGTGGAACATTTAAAAAAGGATATTGCACAAAATGTGGTTCCACAAATATTAATCCTGGATATGGTAGTGATAGCGGAATATTTATAAATCATGAAAATTTTGCTGATGAGATATCCTATTCATCAAATAAAGATGAAGTCAAAAACTGCTTTTATTTAAAAGCCGGTGATGACTTAATGACTGCAACTGTTCGTAACTTAAGTCCTACTGGAAGTTCTTATATCTGGTATCTTAATGATTCGACCAGAAATGATATGTCAACGACATTAAGAAATAAGCTTGATGCATATGATAAAAAGTGTGATGAATATTCTGATACTAAACAGATGAATATTTCTGAACAGATGATAAAAGATTATAATGCTCTTATCACTAAATATCAGGCATATGACAAAGAATTAAAGACTGTATCTTATCCAATCAAAGGATATTCTTCTATGATTGAATTATATTATGAAGTTCTTGATTTATATTATCTTCTACAAACTTCTCTCGCACCTGCGTCTGATGAAGGAGCAAAGACAACAGCTGAAGAAGAAATTAAAAAATTAACTGTTGAAAACTTATCTCCTATTGGTATTCAGAATGCAAGTAAATCCTCATTGGCCACAATAAATACAGCTATTGAGAACTATGTAAAAGTTTATATTAATACAGGATTATACCGGATTACTGTAAAGAATAATTCATATTCTAATATGGTTTGGAAGGGTACAATCAGTCTTGATAATTATTCAAACGAAGGAAATTCTGATGATGATAAAGCTACTACTCCAGAATTGACATTACAGATTTCTGATGCAAAGCCAGATTATCTTAAGAGCCAGATTGAAAAAGCAATGAAAAAAGGTGATCCGGATGCTATTGGAACGCTTGGTTTATTTAAGATTACCGATGAAACGGAATTCAAAAAGAAATTAGCATTTTACAGTGTCGATAATTTAAATGAATTAGCAAAGATAAATAGATCATGTCTGGATATTCTTATCGAAAAAGGTACTGCCGATCCATCTGATGAATGTTATGAGTCGATTTATCTTCCTTATTATAATAAAAGCTTATGGCTTGAAGATGAATTAAAAGAACGTGAAGCAGAAGTTGCCAAATTACAAGGTGATAAAGAGAATCCTACTGGATTACTTGATATCATTGATAAACTGAGAACTTCTATTATTAATGAATTAAATCTTCAAAAATATCTTGCTGATGAATGTTGGATTGAATTCTGCTCTTTCCGAAGAGATGATATATATCAGAATGATAATTTCATTTCTGATGGATTATCTGACCAGGAATTAATTGATCAGGCAAAAGAATTTAGAAAAAATGCAGAAAAGGAAATTGAGAAATCTGCTACCCTTCAAAATACAATCACATGTAATCTTAATAATCTTCTACTTGTTTGTGAAAAAGAAAATGCAAATATTATTACACTAGATGGCGTATATATTGTTACTGACGATCAAAAATACCTTATTGCTGACAGAAGAACCTTCTCTCCTATCATTCATAATTTTGAAGTTGGTAACTGGATCCATGTAGAGATTGATGAAACAATATATAAATTAAGACTCACTTCTTATAAAATAGATTACGATAATCTTCAAACTCTTAATGTGGAGTTTTCTGATGTAATCTGTAGTTCTAATTATTTTTCTGATACACAGAGTATCTTATCTAAAGCTCAATCAATTGCCACATCTTATAATTCCACTAAACGACAGGCCAATAAAGGTGAAACTGCTAACAAGCAATTATCTCTTATGGTTGATGAAGGTCTTAGTCTTACTAATAAAAAAATCGTGAGTGCTGCTAATAATCAGAGTATGTTGTTGGATGAAACAGGTATGCTCATGCGTGAAAAGAATGAGTTTGGTGATGGTTACAGCATGGAACAGACAAAGGTTATTAATCATGGTATTTATTATACAACTGATAACTGGAAAACTGTTCAGACAGGACTAGGTAAATTCATGCATTACGATCCTGATGTTGGAGAGTATGTTGAAGATTATGGTTTAATTGCTCATAAAATTGTTGGTGACATTATTCTTGGAAATGAAGTAAAAATTTACAACGATTCTGGATCATTAAAAATGACAGATGAAGGGTTCGTATTTAGTAATTCTAGCACCGGAAATAAATTTGTTGTAAATCCTAAGAATGATAAAAAAATGGTTTGTATTTCTAACAAAAAAGAAGATGTACTCTGGATAAATGATACTGGTGAGCTATATATCAATGGTGACGGTGCAGGATTAAATCTTTCTTCTAATAAATCAATTACTGGAATTAATGGTAGGCTTAATGAAGATGGCGATATTGGAATGAAGATTAAAGCAAATTCCGAAGGGTTAGAAATTGTTACGAACGATCTTAAAGATGATGGAAAAATTGGCTCCAAAATTATAGCAAATGCAAAACAAATAGAAACTATTGTAAAGCAATCAAAAACAGACAAAGAAGAAATATGGACTTCTATTAAGCAAAAGCAAGATAAAATTGATTTATCTGTTTATGTAAAAAATGGAGATTATACAAGTATAATGTCCACAATAAATATGGATGAGAATAAAATACATATTCAAGCTAAGAATATTGCTCTCGAAGGTCTTGTTACAGCGAATAAAAATTTTCAAATTGATACTGATGGTAATATGTATTGTGAAAATGCTACTGTTAGTGGAAAAATTACAGCTAAAACAGGGACTATTGGTGGCTGGATAATTGGAGAAGATGGACTTACATGCGAATGGGGAAATGCAACCGAAGGTGGAAATAAAGTTTATGTTTTGAATGGCTCAAATACTAATCATGATTTTTTAGTTGTATATGATAAAAAAAATAATAATTGGCCATTTTATGTACGTGCAAATGGATATATGGTTGCTTCAAATTGTGATATTACTGGATCTATTACAGCGACAACATTAAATTTAAATACTGACTCAAACTATTATGTTGGTGAAGTTTTATCTGCTTATAAAAATCCTAATGGAAATGATACATATTTATGTATTGGTAAAGGTGTTAATGGAATCACATTTAAAGGCCAACTAGGGAGCGGGGTGTCCTGCGCTTCTCTTATATACGATAGTGCAGGGCACAGTGTATTTAATTGCGACATGGTTATTGCAAATGATTTATATACAGACAGATTATCTATCAAAGATAATGATTTTATTACTATGGGAAGTCGTAGAATTTTAGGATATGCCTCTACAAGCGGAAACATATGGTTTGGTGGTGGACAATATGAAATTGATAATAAAAACTTTTGTAATGAACTTAGAATTATTGCAAAAAATATTTATCGATTTAGTAGTGGAAGTGGAGTTTCTATTTCAGACGAGCGTTTTAAAACTAATGTTTCTTCTATTCCAAATGCCGAAGAATTTATCATGAATCTTTCCCCAAAAATTTATAAATTCACAGATGGCACATCTAACAGATATCACACAGGTTTCCTGGCACAAGATGTAAAAACTACTATGGATAATACAATTGGTGATTTTGGAGTATTTGTTCGTTATACATTTAATGAAGAAACACCTATTGATGAAAATAATCCAGATACATATATTTGTGGACTTAGATACGAAGAACTTATAGCTCCTCATATCCAGGTAACACAAAATCACCAAAGAAAAATACTTGAACTCGAAAAAGAAATAGAAAGATTATCAAATGAAATACAGGAATTAAGGAGTAACGGGATATGAAAATGACTAATTTAGTTATGGTAAATTTAATGAATACTCTTCAGGCGTATAGCGCAAAAAAACTGCCTCAAAAAATCAGTTTTGCTATTACACGAAATTTAATAAAGATTTCAAAAGAATATGAAATTTATGATACTCAGTTGAAAAAACTATTCGAAACATATTCAGATCATATTATTAAAGATGAGGATGGTAATGACAAAACAAATACGAATGGAATCCCAATCGTTGATGATTCAGTAAAAACTGAATTTAATGAACAGATTAAGGATCTATTAAATATTGAAATTGATCTTAATATGTATTTAGTAGATCCTGAAATATTCAATTATGATGATAAAGGCATCTATGATGCAATGTCTGCTCAGGATATTATTGTTTTACAGTCGGTTTTATGTGATATGAATAAAGAGTAATATATAAAGGAGGTGGATTGAAAAAATGAGTAATACTACAAGAATCAAAGATCTACTTCAAACTTCTACTATTGCAGATGATACTGTTCTGGCTGTTGATGGAAGTTCTGGGACTAAGAATATTAAATTCAGTGACTTTTATTCTCTCATCATGAATAAGTCATCAAAATACAATATGGGAAATAGAACAATTCTTACTGCTATTAATGAACTTTATTCTGATTATCAGAATTTAGCTGCAAGATATACGATTGCAGATAATGCTGGTGCACATAATTCTATATTTAGGGGAAAAAGTTTAGGCAGTTCATTTACAACAGAAATGGCAACATCTATTAAGAATGGTACGTTTAAAGATATATTTGTTGGCGATTATTTTACAATAAATAGTGTAATTTATAGAGTCGCTGGATGTAATATATTAGACAAATCTATTTATGGAAATAATCTATGTCTCGTTCCTGATGCTATTATGGGATCGGCCAAAATGAACAATTCCAATATTACAACAGGTGGATATTCTGGTTCAGTAATGAAATCTACAAACCTCTCTTCTGCTACATCTAAAATCACTTCTGCATTTAATAGTTCTCACTTAATTTCCTATACTGATAAGTTAACAAGTACTGTGACAAATGGTGTTGTTACTGCAGCTATATCAAAAACGTGTACAGTTGAATTAATGTCTGAGTCTATGATTTTTGGTAGAAACATATGGGGAACTTCTGGACACGAATCAGGACGAATTAATTCTCAACTGCCTTTATTTAGACTTACTCCTGAATATATATATATCAAAAATAATTATTGGCTTAGAAATATCGTTGATGCAGAAAAATTTGCAAAAGTAAGTTCTGATGGTTTTGCTGCAAATGATAATGCATCTACAGCATTAGGTATTCGTCCATTCTTTTTTATAAAATAATAATTTGAAAATAAAATATTTTGAATATAAGGAGAAAATAATATGAAAATTACAAATGGAATTATGAAATATTTACTGAATATATTAAATCAGCCAGGATTTACAGATGGTGCTTCTGGACCAACAGGATATGCAATTTATAGAAACATCCGTATTCTTGAAAATGAAGTTAAAGATTATGAAAAAGTAATCAACGATGCTTTAAATGAATTTGGTAAAAAGTCTGAAGACGGACGAGTTTATATTGATGAAAAGGATACAGAAGCAATTAAAAAGTTTACAGAAAAAGTAGACCCTATTGCTGCTCTTGAAGTAAATATAGATCTTTATCAGATTCCAAAAGAAGAATTTGTTATGCCATATTGCCCTTCTGCTACTCCTGCACAGTATGCTCTGATTGAAGAAACTTTTGTTCTTCCTGAAAAAGAAGAGGTAACAGAGGCAGAAAAAGAGAAAGAAGAATAATATATGAAATCTTTCATGAAATATTTATTATTATTCACATTTTCTGGTTATATCTATGTTTGTATGGAACTACTCTTTCGTGGCAGATCTGATATTTCTATGATGTTCTGTGCATCTATCTGTGTTGTCCCAATGGTGTTATTAAACAATAAATTTTCATATGAAGTAGATTTTCTATTACAGTTAGTCCTGTGTACTATATTTGCAACATTTGTGGAATATATATTTGGAATTATCTTTAATGCTGATTATCATATTTGGGATTATAGAAATATGCCATTTAACATTGACGGTATGGTATGTTTGCCATTTTCATTGTTGTGGATGTTAATTGCAGCATGGGTAATTCCGCTTATGGATTGGATTGACTGTTATGTATTTGGTTATAAACCAGACACAAAACCATATTATAAAATTTTTGGTAAAAAAATATATCAAATGAAATAATTTTTGAAAAGGTCATTTTAATGGCCTTTTCTTTATGGAAGGAAAAGGTATAAAAATGACAAGACAAATAAATAAAGGAGGCCACAATGTATACCTTAAAAATTACTGATGAAAATACTGTTGTGACTACAGTAAAGGAAAAGATTATTGAGAGAAGCGATTATGTAGATCAAATACAGATTGTGGTCGCAAAATTATATAGAGAACAAATTGATATGTCAGATTGTACAGTATATATGAGATATGTTCTTCCCGTTACAGGAAAAATCAAAATGACTCAACTTACTCCAAATGATCTGGCATATGAAAATGATTATATACAATATTTAATTCCTGCGGAAGCTTATTTAACAGCAGAAGCTGGTGATATTGAAGTATCTTTTACATTTCTTAAATTAATCTCTAACGAAGATGAAACTACTACATCTTACGTTCGTAAAACTCAGACAGGAGTTATTCACATCTCTCCTATTGCTCCATTTGCTAAATATGAACCAGACGAAATGCTTGATGAAATTGATCAGAGACTTCTTGTTATGGAGGCGTTACAGAAAGATATGATGTCTATGGCAGAAAATGCTTATAACGGAATGGTTCAAGATATCCATATTAATACTGATGATAGAAAAGTTATTCTGACAGATAGAGATGGAAATGATACTGGAGAAGGTATTGAAGTTACTGATTTATCTACTCTTATAGCTGAAGATCTTACAGGAAAAGATCCAGATGGTACTCAAGATGGTGTTGTAAATTTAGACCAAGTTCCGAGTATGCAGATGGTTAATTTAGATAAACTTTTGAAATAAAGGAGGAAGCAAATGTCATTTAAAGACGTAAAAAGAAAAGCTATGGCTGCATCATCCGAAGTAATGACGCTTGCTTCAGTTGATGATGATATGGCTGTATATGCTGGAGATGATTATGAATCCGTTAATGGATATAGTAGAGTAAATCATTCTGATGAAAAATATTCTACTATTGATGAATTAAAGAATATTACAATGGATTCTAGTCAGATCAATATTACCCAAGAAGATAATAGTCAGTATATTCCATTTAGAATGCCTAGATATTATGATGGTATTGATTTAAGTATGATGAATATTTTTATTCGTTATTCTAGATCAACTTCTTCAAATGAAGGGTATACGTCAGAAGTTGTAAATGTTCAAAGAAATAGTCAATATATTCGTTTTGGATGGCTTATAAATAATACTATTACATCTAAAGTTGGAGATATTAGATTTCAAATTGAAGCTACTGGAAATATCAATAAAACATCTTCTGATGGACAAGTCACATCTGTTCAATATAAATGGATGACAAAACCTGTTGGAAAAATCAGTATTATACAAGGACTTATTGGAAGTGATTCTGAAATTGAAGTTGTTCCTGGTGGTGGAGAATGGCAGACATATGAAAATAGAATCATTGGCTATGTAAATGAAGCAAAAAAAGCTGCTGATTCTGTAAATGGTCTTACTTCCCGTGTTGGTAATCTTGAAACAAAAACTGATCAGTTAACTACTGATTTAAATAATGATAAAAAGAATTTGACCAATAATTATTACACTAAAACTCAGTCAGATACAAAAATTTCAGATAGTCTTAAACCTATTACAGCTGCAATAAATGCAATTGATAGTTTGGCAAATCTTGATGCTACATATGATAGTAAATCCGGAAAACTTACATTAAAAGACAAAAAGAAGAATACAAACCTTGCATCTGTTATTATTAATGGTCTTGCAAATTTAACTGTTACTTATACAGCTGTTGATGGAGCTGGACAACTTACATTTATGAATGGATCCACCAAAATGTTTGATGTTAATATTGGTTCTATTGATCCTTCTGCCGAATGGGTAACTACCAACATTACTCCTATTGCAACAGATGTTAAAACTCTTAAAGAATCATCTAGTACACATGACACAAAAATCAAAGCTCTTGAGGATTCTAGTAAAACGCTGACTGGAAAAGTGTCTACAAATGAAACCGCAATTTCTAATTTAAAAGAAATTACTGCTGATATTCCGCAGCTTAAAAATAATGTGACTCAGGTTACAAATGATATTAGTGTCGTAAAGAAAAATGTCTCTGATAATAAAACTGATATTGATAATCTTGGAAAATCTATAGACACCATAGAAGGTGAGATTGAAAAACTTAAAAATAATCCAGCTGCTTCTGAATATGATGTTGAATATTCAGATGAAGGTGTATTTTCCTGGATTAAAGATGGAGAAACCCTTAAAACATTTGCAATTAAGGGTGGAGGTGGTGGAGGTTCTGAAACCACTACTATTACTATTGAACGTGTGAAACCTAATGATGCAACTGGAATTTTCTTACTTGGAGATAAGGCCATTATTGAATATTCTTGGTCTTCTGTTGATAATCAAGGAGATGCAACAGGTGTTGGTACTGCAACATGGAAAGTTGATAATACTACTGTAGCATCTAGTTCTGTAGGCCAAGGAACAAATAAAATTGATCTTACAGAATATCTTAAAGTAGGCACCAATAATGTAAGGCTTACAATTGTTGATAGCTTTGGCACACTTTCAAGTAAAACATGGACAGTCTCTATTGTTGAATTTAAGCTTGAAAGTACATTTGATGATACGCTCTTCTATTCTGATGAAGTCTCATTCAGATATACTCCATACGGTAATATTAATAAAACAGTACACTTTATTCTTGATGGCAATGAGTTAGACTCTGTAAATACATCTGCTTCTGGTAGACAGTTATCCTATGTTCTTACAAAACAATCTCACGGAGCGCACCTGCTTAAAGTATATATGACCGCTACTGTAAATAACCAGGACATTAAGTCAGAAACAATTATTAAAGATATTATATGGGTTAATCCGGATGACAGAACTCCTATTATTGGTTGTTCAATGCAAGAATTTACAACCCAGCAGTATCATGCGACAAATATTCCTTATGTTGTATATGATCCAGATCATAATCCAGCAACTGTAAAATTAGCTGTAGATGGAAATACTGTATCTACATTATCTGTTAATCGTACAGCACAGACCTGGAGTTATAAATCATCTGATATTGGAAACCATAATTTAACTATTTCCTGTCGAAAGGTTACAAAAATTCTAAAAGCAAACATTGAAAAACTGGATATTGATGTTGAGCCAGTTACTGCAAATCTTGAATTTGATTTTAATCCAACAGGATATTCAAACAGTGATGAAAATAGACTTTGGGCAGATAAGACACACGCAAATGTAAATATGACTGTATCTGATAACTTTGACTGGTCCAATGGTGGATATCAGCTTGATTCAGATGGAAGTCAGTATTTCTGTGTAAAAGCCGGAACAACTGCTACTATCAATTATAATCTTTTTGGAACTGATCCGAAACAGACAGGTTCTGAATTTAAGATTGTATTTAAAACTACAAATGTTCGTGATGCTTCTGCTACTTTCTTGTCTTGTATCCCAACTACTGATGATAAAGTTGGTCTTGAAATGAATGTTCATGAAGCAAATATTTATTCTTCTACAGATAGTCTGTATTTTCCATACAGTGAAGAAGACATTATTGAATATGAATTTAATATCAATGCCTTGGATACAAAAACTGACGGGGCTACTTCTATTGTTATGACTTATGAAGATGGCGTTGGTAGCAGACCTATGATATATAATGATGTTCATAGATTATATCAATATTCTCCTGTACCAATTACTATTGGTTCTGATGACTGTGATGTATATGTTTATCGAATGAAAGCCTATTCTGCAGCTTTAACTGATACAGATATTCTTTCTAACTTTATTGCGGATGCCAGAGATTCTGATGATATGATTGCAAGATATGAACGTAATCAGATTTATGATGAAAATAATTCACTTACTCCAGAGTCAGTTGCAAAAGCATGTCCAGATTTGAGAATTATTAAAATTGAAGCTCCTCATTTTACAAATGATAAGAAGGACTTCGTAAAGAATACTTCCATGCAGTGTATTTATACAAATGGTGATCCAGTTCTTGATAACTGGAAATTTACCAATTGCTATCATGCTGGCCAGGGTACAACATCTAATGAATATGGTTTTGCTGCAAGAAATATCGATGTCATCTGTTGTTTTGATGGTGAGCATCAGGTTAATAGTAAAATCAAATTAGATCCTAATTATAAAACGATTCTTGAACTTGGGGACGGAAGTAAAACTACTGATGGAACAGGTAAAATATCTCTTACGAGAAATTCAGTGCCTAATAACTGGTGGAATTTCAAGGTGAATGTAGCAAGTTCTAATATGGCTACAAACGCATTAGGACAAAAGAGGTTTAATGATTTTCTTCCATATATAAGTCCAGGAACTAAAAGAGATCCGAAAGTAAAGAACTCTATGGAGTTCGTAAACTGTGTAATCTTCCTTAAAGAGAACGATCCAGACGTATCTACTCATAGAGAATTCCAAGATACTGATTGGCATTTCTATAGTTTAGGCAATATGGGTGATTCCAAAAAGACAGATGTTACAAGAGCTTATGATCCAGATGATATGAAGGAATTTTGTATTGAGATTTCAGATAATACTCTTCCAAACTCTGCATTCCAGACAGGAGTAACAAATCCAGACGGAACACCAAAATATCCAATTACAAAAGCAGAATGGAAAGCAGGAAATACTGCTTATGACAATCTTTACAATAATTGGGACGGATCATTTGAATTTAGATACGATTGTTGTGGTGACTCTAAAGATGGTTCTGCTATTTCTACAGATGAAGAGAAGGAAAAGATTCGTACAAACAACCGTCAGATATGGCGTGATTTCTATGAATTTATAGTTACTTCTTCTGACGAAGATTTCGTTGCTCATTTAGGAGATTGGGTCATTAAAGAAACAACATTATACTTCTATTTAGTTACTCTTAGGTATAGCATGATTGACAACCGAGCAAAGAATGTTTTTCCTCATTGGGCTAAACATTACATGAGTACATCTGAAGCTGCTGAAACTGGAGATAAAGCTCAGTATTATACAATAGATGATAATGCTGCTGCAATTCATAATGGATATAGATTTGATTTCTGGGCATATGATATGGATACTCAGCTTGGAATTAATAACAGTGGGGAATTAGTTTTTCCATATGGAAAAGAAGATACTGACTATAAAGAAGATGGTAAGCCTTCTTCTGGTTATGTATTTAATGCTGCTGAATCAACATTGTGGTGTAGAATTCGTGATCTCATGCAACCACAATTAAGAAATATGTATCAGTCCGTAGATGCTAACTGTTGGTCTGATACCCATCTGATTAATGAATATAAGGCTTGGCAGAATCAATTTCCAGAAGAACTCTGGAGACTTCATTATGATAGATTATATTTCAGAACTTATAGAGCAGGCACTGTAAGATTCTTACAGGAAATGATGAATGGTCGTGGAATATATCATCTTGCACAGTGGGAACGTGATCAACATGCTTATATGGGAACCAAATTCGTTCACACAGATGTAAAATCTGACCAGATTATGTTCAGATGTAATACTCCTAAACAGGCTGTTGTTAAACCAGATTATACATTAAGAATTATTCCATATTCTGATATGTATATCTCCGTATTATATGGTAACTCAGCAAATCCTACTCAGGTACGTGCTAAAGCTGGACAGGAATATGAAATCACTACTACTCTCACAAACATGGATGATACCGCAGTATTGATCTACTGTGCGTCCAGAATCCAAGCTTTAAACGATTTATCAGCTTGTTATATCCATGATAATGATTTCTCAAAAGCATCTAAATTGAAAACTCTTATTATTGGCAGTGACAAAGAAGGATATCAAAACTCCTTCTTAACAAATCTGAACATGGGTAACAATACTCTTCTTGAAGAACTTGACGTTCAGAATTGTCCAAACCTTACAGGTTCTATTAATCTTTCTGCATGTGAAAATCTTCTGAAATTAAATGCATCAGGAACAATCATTTCTTCTGTATCATTTGCTACACACGGAAAGATTACACATGCTTATCTCCCATCAACAATCAATGCTCTTACATTTAGAGATTTACAGAATCTTACTGATTTAGTAATTCCTTCTTATGAAAATCTTGAAACTTTCATTTGTAGAAATTCTAAAGTTGATGCTTTAGGCATTATTCAGAAAGCTATTAAATCTCTTAAGACTGTAACCGTAACAGGAATCAACTGGAATCTGGAAAATACAGATATTCTTAAAGTATTATCAAAACTTACCGGAAAAGATGAAAACGAATTCAATACTGAACATTCAGTTCTTACCGGAACTATTCATGTACCTGTTATTCGTAACCAGGAACTTCTGGAATATGTTGGAAATGATACTCAGAAAGGTATTTGGACTGGACTTGAAATTACTTATGATTCTCTTATTGTTCAGTACAAAATCACCTGTGTCAATGCTGATGAGGCACACACAGTTCTTGATATTCAGTATGTAGATATTGGTGCCGATGGCGAAGATCCTTTGACAAGAGCTACAAATCCAATTAAGACTCCTACCATTCCAAGTACGGTTGAAAATAATTTCGTATATAAACGTTGGGATGGCGCATTTACAAAAGTTTTTGCTGATAGAGTAATTACTGCTGTATATGAACCTGTTATTCGGAATTATACTGTTCAGTATATTATGAAACCAACAGCAAGCTCATCAGAAACTGTATTACAAACTTCTACTGGCCCGTACAATTCATATGTTGAATATGATGGAGATATTCCTAAATATACAGCCGAAGAATCTGCATTTAAATATTATCTTTTTAAAGAATGGGATAAATCTGGTCTTGTTACAGGAGATAAGAAGATCTATACAGTATTTGATTCTTGTACATATACTGATGGATATTTTGACGGAAAAGATTTAGAAAATTTATCAGAAGTTGAATTATATACAATGATGAAAATGAATCTTGAAAAAGAAAAGACACATGAAGCGGATGTAATGAATTTCAAACTTGGTGTTGATTATAATTATGACGATGTAGAGAGTAAAGAATTTATTTCCGAAACAACTGAATTCGATGGTACTAATTACATTGACACTAATACTACCATTATGGATATTGATCGTGATTTTACATTTGCAATCGACTTTGAATTTGACGCAGGAAATACTTCTGGTGCAACTCTCGCACAATGCTTCCAGTCTAATGGCTCAAATGGATTCAGATTATGGTATAGCTCAAATGTAAACCTTAACTGGGGAACTAAGAGTACAAATCCAGCAGGTATTGCAGATAGAGAACTTGTTGTTATCCGACATAAAGCCGGAAGTGAACAAGCTTATGTATACTGTTCGAATTTAACTGGAAATGAAGTATCTACTACTACTCTTGCTGCTATCAGAATTCCTGTAATTCCATCTACTCTTGTATTTGGATGCTCTAAGGCTGATGATGGCGAGTATGAGAAATATGCAAAAGGAAAAATTCATTGGGCTAAATTATGGTATTCGGATCTTGGTGATGGTGAATGCAAGGATATTGCTGCTTGGGTACATGAGACTATTCCAATGATGGTTGCTAAGTACAAGGAATATTATCTATCAGATAATACAACCAAGAGAGCAAACATTACATTTATCGGCAAAAATCTATTGAGTACAAGTTATGCTTATGGAAATATTTCCGGTGGATGGGCTAAGTCACAGCTTAATTCATGGCTTAATACAAGATTACCAAAAGCAATTTCTCCTCTTTGGAAAACTCTGATTAAGAAAGTAAATGTTATTGCAAATAATGCTGATAAAGCAAAAACAACATCTACATCAGAATGTTATTTCTATATTCCTTCTGTTTATGAACTTGATCCGTCAGTTTCAGGAGATCCATATTCTATTGAGACTGACTCTACTATACCATTCATGACAAGCGATATTGCCCGTAGACGTACAAAAATTTCAACACCTGAAACATATGAAGCATATCCTACCAGATCTGCCAATGTTGATCAAAATGTTGGAACTTGGCAATATGGCGTTGATGGTGGAGAAGATGGTCCTGGTAAAATCAATGGATATTTCTATCCTCAAACTGCCGGAGTTCTTATTATGTTCTCAATTTCATGTGAAGGATAAAATAATTGGTAAGGGCAGAAATGTCCTTACCATTTTTAAGGTGGTGCCAAATGTATTACAAAGTATTAAAAGAAAATAAAGTAGTTGATATTCTTAAAAATATCAATTACATAAAATATCAAGAAAAACATAATCTTCTGCTCTTATGCAATATTCAAGATGCGGAAGCTATTCTCAGTTCAGACGGGATGCACGGCTGGCACATCGAAGGTCTTTATAACTTCCCGCCTGATAATTATGAATACAAAATAGTTGAAATTACAAAACCAGAATATGAAGAATTAAGCAAAGAGAGGTGATTACGAAATGGCATTAATCCCATCTTGGTTTTCTGCCTCAACAAAAGCTATAGTTGAAAAAGCCCTCGAAAGAGGTGTTTTAAAATATCCAGGTATGTGTTTTATACAGGATACAAAATCTTTAGCCTGGGTTACTCAAGATAACAAATTACAATATATTAATGGAACTAATCAGATAACAGATATTAAATTTATCGGAACAAATCTTATGTTCTATTCAAATGGGAATCTTATTTATTCATTTGATATGTCAATGACTGAAGAAGATGCACAACATATTATTGAACAGGTAAAAACATCTATTGGACTTGATCAATATATCAAATCCGCAGATGTTAGTAAATTGCTTGATGATATTGTTGGTAATCTTGAAGATAAATCTACTGTCGTGGATTATATTAATAGTCTTTCTTATAATAAATTATCTGATAAACCAATTGAAAATCTTATTGGTTCTCTTAATGCTCCTGTTTATATTTCATCTCTTGAAGATGGTATATATAAAATCAAAGGCCAATATATTATTAGCCAATCTAATCCTACTGTCCAGTCTTCTGCTGAAGATGTTTTATTCTTTATTTCCCATGATCCAGAACTTGAAAAGAAAATGACTATCACAAAAATGCAAGGCACTTCAATAGTGCTTTATTTTTTGCAAACAGACGGAACATATCGTACTGATAAGTATATTACAGAAAACTGGATTGCTGACCAGAATTATATGTCTGCTGATACTGCAAAGGAATTCATTACGGAAACAATCCAGGAATCTGTTGCAGACATCATCGATCAACAGTTAGATAAAAAACTCGACAGTGCATTAGATAAAAAAATCGGTGGAATTTCCACTGAAGAACTAACAAACATTTTTAATAATTAAGGAGGAAGCTTAATATGGCTAAATTACAGTTCGCAACATTATCAAATCTTACCGAATTTCTCTCACTTCACAACGTACAGATTGATGCAAAAATCTCTGAAGCAGTAAAGAGTTCAATTAAAACAGTATCTCAGTCTGCTGATGGATTCACTCTGTATTTCTATGCAAAGACCGCTCCTGTAACAGTTGAAGATGCAGTATTCACTATTACTCTGCCAAAAGACAATGCAAAAGCTGATAAAGTAACAGGTGCTGTTGCAGGTCATCTTGCAGGACTTGATTCCAACGGAAATATTGTTGATTCCGGAAAAACTGCTGCTGACTTTGACGAAGCTGGTGCTGCTACTAAAGCTAAAGGCGAGGTTATGACCTATGTTGGTACTATTCCAGCCGATGCAAAGGCAAAAGATGTAGTTGCTTATATTAAAGAAGCTATTCAGACAGGTTCTTATGATGATTCTGAATTAAAAGGAAAAGTAAATGCAAATACAGCTGCCATCACAACTCTGAATGGTACAGGTGATGGATCTGTTAAGAAAGCAGTATCTGACGCTGTAGCCGCTATCGTTAATGGTGCTCCGGAAGCATACGATACACTGAAAGAAATCTCTGATTGGATTTCAAGCCATGCATCTGATGCTTCTGGTATGAACAGTCAGATTAAGACTAATAAAGAAGATATTGCCAAACTTAAAACTTTAATTGGTACTCTTCCAGAATCTGCTACATCTAAAGATATTGTAGGTTACATTGCTGAATATGTATCTAAAGCACTTGCTGATTCTGATCTGTCTCAGTATGCAAAAGCTGCAGACCTGACAGCTGCTGTTGGTAGAATTAAGACTCTTGAAGATAAAGTTCCAACTCTTGAAGCTGCTGATAAGAAAAATGCTGATAATATCACAGCCGTATCAGGTAGAGTAACTACTGTTGAAGGTAAAGTAAAAACTCTTGAAACCGATATGGCTACAGAAAAACCTAAGATTGCAGCTAATGCAAATGCAATTTCTGCACTCCAGGGTCTTGTAGGTGATGGATACGAAGCTATTCCATCTGAAAAGATTAAAGCTCTTTTTGCAACCGAATAAGTTAGTCTAATTCAACACTAGGGGAGTTCGAATCTCCTCTGGTGTATTTTATATTTAGAAAGGATACGATGGGTAAATGAAACAACAATTTTTGAATGACTCTGGTTTGACAGAACTCATCGGATACATTAAAGAATATGTAAAAGATGATCAAGACGTAAAACCTTACGCATCACTTTCGGTCTTCCCAAAAACGGGAGAACAAAATATTATTTACATAGATACTACAGTAAACGCTTCTTATTATTGGGATGATACGTCTAAAACATATAAAGCCCTTGATGTACAGACTTGGGCAAATCTTACTGGAAAGCCTACTACTTTCCCACCAGAAGATCATAATCATGACGATCGTTATTTCACTGAAACAGAAATGAATTCTAAGTTGGCAGGAAAAGCTGACTCTTCACATACACATAAAAAAGCTGATATTACTGATTTTCCTACAAGTATGCCCGCTTCAGACGTTCCGGCATGGGCAAAAGCTTCAACAAAACCTACATATACAAAAGCTGAAGTTGGACTTGGAAATGTAGATAATACAGCAGACAAAGATAAATCAGTAAAATATGCCACTTCTGCCGGAAGTGCAGGTACAGCATCTTCTGTAGATTGGTCTGGAGTTAAAAATCCACCAACCACTTATGCACCATCAGCCCACACTCATGGTAGTGGAGATATTACATCTCTTAGTGCTGATAAAATTACTGGGGTAATTGGAATTGATCATCTTCCAGCTGGAGCATTAGAAAGATGCAAAATTGTTACTGACGATGCGGCAAGATTCAAACTTACAACTTCTGATGTTCAGAATGGTGATACTGTTAAAGTTGGAACAGACGCTAATGCAAAGATGTATCTGGTTATTGATGATACTAAACTTTCATCAGAAGCTGGTTATACAATTTATACAGCCGGATCTGCTACTTCAGTACCTTGGAGCGGTGTAACAGGAAAACCGAGTACGTTTGTTCCTTCTGCTCACACTCACGATGATAGATACTATACTGAATCTGAAATTAATTCAAAACTGGATGGTAAATCCAACACAGGACATACTCATGATGACCGTTATTATACGGAAAGTGAAATGAATACAAAACTTGCCGGTAAATCAGATACGAGTCATAGTCATAATTTAAACACAATGATTAACACTCTGGATGAAGGAACTTCTACTCCAACAGATGATGATTATTATATTGCTCAATATGCAGGTGGTGGCACATCAACTACAACTTATACTAGAAGATTACACTCTGCTCTTTGGTCTTATATTAAGGGTAAAGCTGATTCTGTATATCAAGTAAAGGGAAATTATGCTGCTTCATCTCACACTCATACAATAGCACAAATATCAAATCTTCAAACGATTCTCGATTCTAAAGCTTCCGCAAGTCACACACATACTATTGCACAAGTAAGCGGATTACAGAGTGCTTTAGATGGAAAAGCTGCATCATCACATACACATTCATATGTGTTAGATGTAAATGGTAGTTCGCATACAACGTTTGCATATTCAAAAGCAGGTATGAATTACGCTGACTATACATGGCTTGCGGCTTGGAATGGAAATGAATTAAGAGCTGTAAACAAAACGCAGTTCGCACAAGCTAGTCATAGCCATACAATTTCAAATATCTCTGATATTGGAAATGCAAGTGTTAAGTACGCAACTTCCGCAGGATCAGCTAACTCTGTAGCTTGGAGCAATGTATCAGGAAAACCAGGTTCTTTGCCTGCAAGTGACGTATATAGTTGGGCTAAAGCAAGTTCAAAACCAAGTTATTCTTGGGGGGAGATTACTGGAAAGCCAAGTACTTTTACTCCAAGTTCTCATACACATAATTATGCGGGATCTAGTTCAGCAGGCGGTTCTGCAAATTGGGCTAATGGCGCAAGCTACGCAAATTATGCAATCAAAACTGCTTGCAACCCTACAGAAGATAAATCAACCAATGGATTATTTATGTTCCAATATAGTGAAAATACAACTATTTGCCCTGACTCAGCATGGTGGTCTGTAGTAAGAACTCAACATTCTGGTTATAATAATGGTTATTGGCAAGAAATGGCTTATAGATTTGATTCTGACATTATTAAATTCAGAAGAAATGTTAATGGCTCAAAAACTGCATGGAAAACCATTGCATTTACAGATAGCAAAGTTTCTAGTGCAGGATATGCAGATTCTGCTGGTAGTGCAAATTCAGTTGCCTGGGGAAATGTTTCTGGTAGGCCTTCTTCAATGCCAGCGAGTGATGTTTATTCTTGGGCAAAAGCTAGTAGTAAGCCAAGTTATAGTTGGTCAGAAATTAGCGGTAGACCTTCTTCTTTGCCTGCAAATGGAGGTAATGCGTCAACTGTTAATGGACATACAGTTAATGCCAATGTACCTGCTGGAGCAGTATTTACGGATACTAATACTTGGAGGCCATGTGTAAATAATTTGACATCTGATTCTACTGATCAGAGTTTGAGTGCTGCTCAAGGTAAAATACTAAAAGATAAATTAGACAAACTTGTTCCTATTGGTTATATCTTTATTTGGAACAATAGAAAACTTACAAACTTCAATGAAACTTTATCTGGTGCACCAGCTTTAACAAGTGCTCAAGCTGTTCATGATTATTTCGGATTTGGTACTTGGCAGTATGTAGGTGACACATTCCTTTATGGTAATCCAAATTCTCAAGGTGGAGCGTCCACTGTTTCTTTGGGCGTTGGAAATATGCCGTCACATACTCATAGTATTCCTGCATTAAGTGGTTGGGCTGCTAATAATGGAGCGCATGCTCATAACGTTAGAGCTAAATATACTAATAACTGTGCAACAAAATCCGGTGGCTCTGCAAGAGCAAATGGTGGTGGTAATAATACGTCTGATTGGAGATTTGGTGATACTGATTCTCAAGGCACACATGGACATAATGTTTCTACTAATGCTTCTACTACTGGTTCAAATGGATCAGGTTCCGCATTTAGTATTATGCCGCCATATAAAGGTGTATACATCTGGCAGAGAATTGCTTAATTCTTAATTCCTAATTCATATCTTAAACATCTAAAACATATCTCAATTCGAATCTCAAATTAAAATAAATTCCACATAAAGGAGGAATTTTATGTCTAACGAAGATACAGGAATAATCGATAAAAATAAAATTGATCAGACTGAATCAGTGATCCCTGAAGAAAAAGTAGAACCTATAGAACCACTCGATCCAGCTGGACCAATTGATAAGAACGAAACAAATAAAGATCCATTCTCTGCTACTCAAGAGATTGAATCTCAAAATCCAAAAGAAAAAATTCAGCTCACAAATGATGAAAAATATGAATTTGATGACATTTCAATATATGGAAATGTTATGACAATAAGACTTGATGAAAAAGTAGACATGACTTCTCTCCTTGAAGATATGTCTATTTTTAATGTTATCCTTATTCTTACAAGATCAGAAACTGTATGTGCTGAATATCATAGTTTTAATACAGTATATAAAAAAGATGAGGAAACTAATACTCTCTGGCTTAGTAATGATGAAAGTATTTATATAGCTCCGGAAGAACCAGACATTTCTACTCCATCTGAACCTGAAAAACCAGCGGAGCCTACATTAGATGAAATCAAAAATGCAAAAATAGAAGAAATATCTGAAGCTTGTAACTTCAATATTGTTCATGGTGCTTATATGGAAGTGGATGGAAAAATGCAATTATTCTCATATAAGCCAGAAGACCAGTCAAATCTTATTAGTGCTCTTCAGCTCTCAATAGCTACTCAGATGAGTATGCCATATCACGCAGATGGTGAAAATTGCAGATTGTTTACTCCTGAAGAGATCACTACATTGTATGTAAATGAAATGACAAATCTTACGCATCATCAGACTTATACAAATCAGATGAAGATGTATATTAATTCTTTAGAGAATAAAGAAGACATTGAATCTATTTTTTATGGTGTTGAATTAACGGGCGAATATCTTGATACATATAATATGATTATGGAACAGTCTAAGCTTGTAGTTCAGAAATATCTTGAAACCTTAACAGGAGTAACAGCTCCTGATGAAAATGGTGAATGTACTAAAACTGACGAAGATACAGATTTAGGATTTACTGAATCAGATACTCCAGATCCAATTGAAGGTGAAGGGGAATCTACTAATTCAAATACCGAAGGTTCTGAATCAACAGAAAACACAAATTCTGAAAATACAGAAATCTCTGATAATCTATAATCCAATCAATTCTTACTAATTCCCCAAATGTAATTTAGTTTCGCAAATAGCAATGTAATCTTTTTACCGATGGAATATTCGGCTTTATCAGGGTCTGAACATTTCATAATTTCACATTCGAAATATTTAAAACCAAAGTCCTCTTTCTGTTTGTCTACTGCGACATCGTAAACGCAGTCTTCATATCTAAACCAGATCGGTATAAAATCTCCTGCCGTATTAAATGAAGCTATTACTGATATCGGAATGTAATTACATTTGTTTTCCATATTTATTCTCTCTCTTCTTATCGTTCGTGAATCAAATTAATTCAAACAACACAATCAATTCGAATCCATATTTAATATATATCATTATACAAGGCAAACATATGTTTGTCAATGTAAACAAAATTTTATAAAGGAGGTCTTATTATGGAAATTAAAGGAATCGACGTTTCTGCATGGCAAGGTAAGATCGACTGGAAGAAAGTCTCAGATTATGGAATGGGATTTGTTCTTATTCGTATTACTGAAGCCGGAAATGCAATAGACTCACAATTTGAAAATAATTATGCTGGTTGCACAAAATATAATATTCCAATCGGAGTTTACAAATACTCTTATGCCAGAACTATCTCTGAGGCTCAGAATGAAGCCAAAAAGATTATACAAGTTCTTAACGGACGAAAGCTCCAGTATCCAATCTGGTACGATTTAGAGTGGAATAATCAAAGAGCATTAGGCAGTGAAAATGTACATAAACTTGCTGAAGCTTTTGAAAAAGTTGTTACTGCTGCTGGGTACAAATTTGGTATATATTGCAATGTAGATTGGTACAGTAACTTTATATGTTCACACCTGAAAAAATATGATTTC